TTTGTTTTAGATTTATCTAAAGTACCTACGTTTTTTGGATTTGAGTAGTGATCCAACACTTTATCTGAATATGCCATATATATAAATATTACATTTCTTCAGCAATTCCTAATACTTCAGCTAATATGAATAACACACCAGCAAATAATAATTCACCTCTAATTAAGGTAATACCTGCTACTATCCTAAGACATGATTTAGCTAAACTAATTTGAAAATGCCAATTTGAGTTTGATTCTTTAGGTTGCATAATTAAAATTTTGTTCCATTTACTTCAATCGCGTGTAAGAATTCTTCACGAATTAAATTATCTTTTTCCATAAACACACCACTGAATTTATTTGTGGTCATTACAGAGCCATGTTTAATACCTCTATGTGAGCAACATGTATGTTTACAAGCAATACTAACTGCTACTGAATCACATATCATTTTATCAGCAATGTAATCATGAATTTGTGTTGTTAATGATTCTTGCATTTGTGGTCTGCGACTAAACCATTCAACAATACGATTTAATTTACTTAAACCGATAACGTTTTCAGCAGGAACATATGCTACAGTAGCATAACCTGTAAATGCTAAGTTATGGTGAGCACACATACTAACAATAGGAATGCCTGATTGAATTACTAACCCATCATATCCTTCATCGTTAGGGAATACAGTCATATTTGGTTCATTACTGATTGATCCTACAATAAGATCTTTAAGCCATGCCTTCGCTACTCTTTTAGGAGTGTCGACTGTTTGTCTATCTGCTTTGTAATCAAACCCAACTGCTGTAAGGAACTGAGCATATGCCTCAGATGCATTATTAATCATTTGCTCAATCTCTTCTGGTGTGCGAGCTAAATTACCATTTGATTTTTTTAATAATTCCATTTATTTATTTTTTATTTTCCCAATATAATTCTCTTACTTTGCTTCCCAACTCTTGATTATTAGGATAATTTTCAACCAACCATTCTGGTACTAGAAAGATATTATGATTTGCTCCTGTATTAAAGCATTTAGGGCATAATTGTCCAGCACCATCAATATAACCTAATCTCATATCAATATGAGTTGATTTATCGTAGATGGTTTCTACACCACATAATACACAATGATCTTTTTCCATATTATTTTAGTTTATTAATTTGTCTAATCATGTTTACAGCACCGAATGCTGATAGTATAGCTATAATGACATAGCCACAAATAATTAATTCTTCCATATTATACGTTTAATTTTTATCAATTAATGTTTCTACTAATACCCATAAAAAGAATAAGATACCAATTGGTAAGCTAACTGAATATCCTAATCCAAATGCTAATCCTAATCCTATAATCATTTTACAGGCTTTTAATCCATCTTTAATGAATCGTTTATACCAGTATTCGTAGTAGTTTTTCATATTATACGTTTAATGTTTTATTCCAAGCGGCAATATGCAATCTAGTTAAACCACGGAAACGATACTTCTTAGCCATTTCAAGACAGAATCTAGTACGCTCTTCAAAATCAGCAGCATCATCTAAACCCGGCATACAAACAACGTTTTTAAGCGGTATATTAAATGGTACTACGAAGTCACGGAATAATTCCAATACATCATCTTCGGTGCTGATAACAAACTTAAACTGATAGTTTTTATGTTGTTTAATACGTTCAATAGCAGCAGGAACAATACGTTGTTTCTCAGTCATACCCGAATTAGATAGCTTAGGTGAGCAGTTAATTTGATCCAACATTACGAATAATGGTTCTTCAATTACAATTGTACCATTAGTTTCTATTTCATAGAATGGAGTAACATCGTTTTTATCAAGGTATCTAGCTAACCAATAATTAGTAAAGTTAACGATTGATTCTTGGTGTCCTTTAATTGTTGGTTCACCACCAGTCCAAATAATATGAACAGAACCGTCTTTAATGTAGTCGTATACGCCTTCTTCTTTCCAACGATTAATTAGATAATCGAATTCTTTATCTTCACCTCTCCATAACCACTGAGATGTACTATCACAAGTCCAGGTAGCTTTACCTTCCTTGTGTAAATCACCTTCGAATATTTCTCCGTCTTCTAATTTAGCTTCTTTAGCTAACATATTTGTAAATGCACGAGACATACCGCAAGTTAGGTTGCAAATACCTAAACGAACGAAGTACGATGGAATACCAGATGATATACCTTCGCCTTGTACTGTGTAAAAGTCACTACTAATAAGTAGTTTATTTGGATCTATTTTACTCATTTGAATATTGTTTTTATATAATTAAATATAGGACTAAAATTGTGCCACTCAGAGATTATGGCAACAATACTAATATGTCTTTCACCACATAATCCTAAAGTATGTTCTAATATATGTAATATTTCATGCATAATAATAAATTAAAAAAACATCCACCTTTTTAGGGGTGGATGTTGGGAATGAATTACGCTTGAGCGAATTCAGTGTTTTTTACACGACGACGTGTTAACATGTACATTGCGTTAGCAATTGTATCATTTACTCTACGTCTACCGTTTGTAATGTTTGACAAGTGGCTAACAGAGTAATCAGTTTCTTCTGATAATCTTGTTAAATCACCTTGCTTTTGACGGTGAGTAAAGAATGACAATTTTGCTGTGCGGTTTAAGTAGTTCGCACGTACTTTAGTTTGATAACTCATAACTATATTTGATTTTTGTTTACAATAATTTAAGATACTACCTTTACTTTGCCAAATAAACTTCTATTGTAGTATCTAAGTAATGGAACTCACGATGACAATTAGAACATAGCGGAATGCATTTTTCTAGTTCTGTTTGTGTTATGTTTATTCCTCTCATTGATGTTCCTATACTAAACTCTTTTTTAGTAGGATCTAAATGGTGAGCATCAATAACATAATGTCTTTTATCCCCACATTTAGCACATCCCTGAGATTTCCATTCATCAACAACGTTTTTACGTTTTTCTGAGTGGTTTTTTGTGTTTTGTCTCCATTTGTCTTTATTGTTCTGCCTATAGGTTTCTGTTCTAACAGCAGTACATTTTTTACAAACGCTTAAATATCTATTTCGGCTTTTATCAAACGGAAAATCATTTAAGTTTTTATTCGATTTACAATCGATACAATGTTTTAGGGTATTCATACCAATAAATATGTGAATACCCCAAAGACATTAATTATTTACCATGAGCTGCTAAAACGCCTTTAACGTGTTCTGCTGCTACTTCCCAAGTTGTAGGACCATCTTCATTTGCATAAGCTACTGGATCAGGTCTGCCTAGTTTCAAAAAGGCTTCTATACGTTCAACTGAAGCGGCTGATTTATAATCACTAAACCAACCTTCATAACTAGTTTCATCATCTATTCGTACTGTATGTAACATTGGTTTGTAAGATGTATTTGTACGTTTATATACTTCATCGAAGTCTAAACCTAATATTTCACATGATTTTAAACCATCTTGTAAAATTTCAAATTTAGTTACTTCCATATATGGAGTGTAAAAACTAACTAATTCAGAATCCCAATTACCAATCTTAAATGCTTCAAAATCAGCTACACGAAATTCTTCTCTACAATCAGGATAAACTGCAAAATCCCCAGCATGTACTCCCATTGCAATCGCTACATCTCTTTTTTCCAATTGACCATCACCTAAATCTTTAGTTGCAAGTGAAAGTGCTACTGCTTGAATCAATGAACTGAATATTTTGTTTCTGTTAGGTACAACTGTTTCTTTCATGTTGTCCTGTTCATAATGCCCTTCTGGTACATCAGAACCACCTGTTACTAATGATGAATTTAGTAATTGAGATAAACCATCTAATTTAATAATTTGGAAAGTTACATTCCCGTAGATAGGTTTACCACCACATCCACAATTTTGTTCGTTAACGTACTGTACTAATGATGTAGCACGCTCTAATTCTACTTTGTGTTTTTGACCATAGTCAAAACCCAATGCTGTTACTTCATAGCCATTAGCTAATAGGTGTAACAATAATGAACTACTGTCCATACCACCTGATAATGATAAAACTGCTTGTTTCATTTAAAATGATTTATTTTAGGATTGTATTTACTTATTAAACGCTTACTCCCGTTTAAGCGGTGTGTACTGCAAAATATAACTCTAAAAATGTTTTTGGATACAACATAATAGGACCAGCATATTTTGGGTTTGATACTTGTCTTGTTTTGCATGGTACTCTAGATAATAATGCAACTTCTGCTACCTGCTTACCTAATTCCTTACCTGCTGCTCTACCTAAATAATCGTAAAGTGAAATAAATTCTGTCATAACTTTTTATTTAATAAATGATTTAAATTTGTGTACATTAAATATAATATCTTCTTTCTGCCCGCTTAAATCTTTCTCAAAATAATGTTCAAGTTTTTCTTTTGGTTTCCATGTTAAGCCACTATCATTATATCTTTGTCCTTCAGCTCCAACTAAAATTGGATTAGACGTATCTACCGATTTAATGAACTTCCAATCACTATACGACATGAATTCTTGTGGTAATGAACAACCTAATAAATGATGATATAATGTTTTTCTAATAGTACCTGATTGTACTAGGCGTCTAATTAGTTCCATTCTACCATACATTGATGCTTTCAAATGATCCATTCCTTCATATTCGTTCTGGTATGCAATACTAGAGTGATTAAATGCGATATGGGTATAACCTAAATCAACTAATGTTTGGTATGTTGTAATTAATTCACCCATATCTTTACCTTGACATACCGCCATTAATTTAACATCTTTAGGAATGTGTTGTTTATAGTTGATCATCCAACTCTTAGCATTACGAAGTGTTGTTACAGCATCATTCCAGGCATCCGGTACAATGAATATGTTAGGGCGAACTAGATTGATTTTTTCTAATAAGTCTTCAGTTGTATGGACTACATTTTCAAAAAGACCATTATCCATGATAATGAAACGTTTATCTAAACGTGATTTTTGGAAGAATATTCTATATTGATCATACTGATCGATTAAGTGTGGCAAGCAATAATCATAATCATTCCATTGGTAGGCGTTGTGCATTAAGCCTAAAGGCAGCTCATGACTAATTTTCATAGTGGTGTAATTTTTCTTTTAATTTACCGATTCTAATTTGACAATACCATTTTCCTAACCAACTTGAGGCTTCAGATTTTCTTTTTTCCCAATATTTAATACCTTTATTGGTTTTAGCGTTTACTTTTTCAAGATAATCTACATCCCAGTAGCTGTTATTTTCTAACATAGCTGCTTCCCATATACCTTCAGTATAATGAGGATGTTGTTGTTCATATTCTTCACGAAGTATTTTGCGACGTGCTTTTTCTAGATTTTTTTCAAGTTTTTTACTCATATATAGCGGTGTTTTTGCTGTGTTCCATGAATTCCACTCTCACAACACTAACTCTACCGCTAGTTTCTTCTCGAACAAATGTGTTCAATTTTTCAAATATATATTTAGCAAATTGTTCAGCACCAACAGCCTCTAGTTCTCTCAACTGAATAATACCTAACTCATTCATTGTTCTGAATCCGCTAATACCAGGATCATCTGTAGCTATAATTGTAGTATGATCAAACATATAATCCATCCATGCTTTAGGGTTCATACCGTCAATATTACCTTCAGCACGCTTCATACCACCAAAATCCCAAACCCAATTACGTTCATCTAGTTCACCTTCGAACCATACTCTAAATGAAACACCATAACCATGAAGGAATCTACAATGGGTACCTTCTGCTTTCCATTGACGGAATACTGTACTGAAACCGTCAAACAACTTTGTTGATTGAAACTTTGTCATATTAATCTTTATTTTTTATTGTAACGTTTGATCTAAACAAGATACCTGCTATTAGATTTAATCCACAAGCCTGCCAGAAACTAATGTATGGTAAGCTGAATAGCTCAGGCATAAGTAAATTCCATAGTATTTGTAATGGTAAACCAAATAGTAGAGCTACTATTATAATTAAACCAATAACAATTAGTATTGCTTCTATTATATTAGTCTTCATCGATATCAATTTTAATATCAGATAATGATTGTTCTACTTTAGATGCTATTTCAAGCAATTCGCCTAGCATCGCTGTTTGTTGTTCTGGGGTTGCTACAGATATGTTTTTCTGTATTTCGAGCACTCGCTCGTGCATTTTATCTGGGTCCATTTTCTTTATTTGGGTTAAATTTAAGTAATTTTTCTGCCAATACCACATTTCCTCTATCATGTCTTGGAGAATAGGGGCAGTGCCTACATCCATTACCACAACAAGATCCACGATTAATGTGAGCGAGCGCTGTGAAAATCACGCGCTCGCCCTCCATATAGTAATCAATACCTTCTTTATATTGTTTCATATTATACTATTTCACAAGCACCTCCAGCACAGGCTGCTTGATCCATCAATGCTGTTTCATCGCTAAATTCAACAACCTTACTTAAGTCAATTGAATGTAGGTGTTGTGACATCTCATTGAATTTTTCTTCAGTAATATCTTCGAATGGAGCTTGTGTATAGCTACCTCCAAAATAAGGTAATACTGATAAACCATTGAATGTATTTCTATTTTCCCACATCCACTGTCCTACTTGTTCCCATTCATTTTCTTGAATTGATACTGTAGCAGATACGTTGTTTGTGTTAGCACCTTTTCTATGACCTTTCTTAACCCATTGTACGTTGAAACGTTTAACACGCTCTAACATATCAATAACGTTTTCAGTTCTTAAAATTGATCCTTGTGGAGCACGTTGTGGTACTGAAATTACAGCTTGAATTGTTGGTTTGAAGAAATCATCTTCAACTAATTCTGGGTGGTTTGCTGCTAAGTAAGAATAAATAGCTTCATTTTTACCTACACGAATACGTCTAATGTAGAAGTCATTGTGCCAAGCATGAATACCAGATGCCGTACCTAATACTAATGATGATGTACCTGATGGTTTAACTGTAGTTACACGAGCTGCTTTATTAACACCAATGATTTCAGCTACTCTTGCATTTTCTTCTTTAGCTAAATCAGCTGCTTTCTTTAAATCGTAAGCTAATATAGCTCCAGAACCAATACCTGTCATACCAACACCTAATAAAGCATCTTTTTCAGTTGTTTTTCTCCAAATATCTCTTAAGTAATGGAAGTCAGTATATGCTGCTTGTAATGTACCTATAAAGGCACCTACACGTACTCTTTCGTTTAAATCTTCTTGTGATTCAACGTTTGATACGTTTACTTCACATAAGTTACAGAATTGATAAGAACGTAAAGCAATTTCACAACATGGGTTAGTACCCCAATCTTTATCGTTGCTGAAGTAAATACCTGGTTCACCAGATCCACTTAATTCAATCTTCTTCCATAATTTGAAGAATTCTTCTTCGTCAATTTTGTGACGCATTACAACTGCAGAGTTGTTAGCACGTCCTCTTTGTGGATTTTCTTCCCACCAGTTACCAAATTTGCAAGTTAACATTGCTTCATCATCTAAGTTGAATAATGAGATTAATGCTGCACGTCTGATACCACCAGATAATACTGCATCTGCAATATGACAAGCCATATCATGAGCATCAATTGATGTTAATCTATCACCGTTTTGTTTGCGATCAAATACTTTTTGTAAGTTGAATAAACATTCTTTCAATGGTTCAGGACCAGGTGCTTTACCACCTACAGTGATCAACTGAGCACCTTTAGCTCTAATGTCTCTAAAGTCGAATAAAGGCAAAGGAGCACCCGTAAAATACGCTTTACAAAGCATTCTCACAGCGTCTGCCCATCCTTCAATACTGTCGCCTATTAGGTATCTTTTTTGTTTCGTTGGTACTTTAATTTCTGGTAGTTGATCTACGTGATGTGTTTGTACTGAGTAGCCAACTCCGCAGCCGCTCAATAATAAGAACATTATTTCGCTGAAGGCTCTCCAATCATCAATAGGAAGAAAAGAGCAATTAAATATGCGAGAATTATTAAGTTCAATGGGCTTACCCGCGAACTGTAAACTACGCATTGATGGTAAAACCTTTTTAGCGTAGACCAATCTATAAGCTTCTTCGATTTCATTTTTTAGTTGTGGAAATTTAGTTTGATGCATTTCTTTGTTTCTCGTAACTAATTCTTCCCATGTTTCTCTTCTTTTCAATTCAGGCACATACTTAGCGTACTTCATATACGTGGTAATTTCGCTAAGAATCTCTTGTGTTACATCCATTTTCTTTTAATTTTTTATTTTAGTGAGTTAATAGTATCTACATATATAGACTTTGGTTGAGCACCAGTAAAACGTTGTTTTGCTACTCCGTCTTTCTCAAATATAACGGTGGGAATTGAGGTTACAAAATTTTCTTGTGCCGCTTCTACATTTTCATCAACATCTATTGTTTCGAATGTAACATCCGGAAAACTTGCTTGTATTTGTTCAAATACAGGAGCAAGAGTTTTACATGGGCCACACCATGTAGCCGTAAATCGTTTAACCTTTATCATAATTTTTATTGTTGTATTTATAAATATAGTATATACCTTAATTAGTTTTCAAGCTTAAAAAACTTCTTATTAAGCATTTGTCTTTCTTCAACACCTACACTAGAAAAATCGTTTACAGCTTTATTTTGCGAACCTATTTCAATATCATCATCATCAACTGGGTTTTGGTCTATATCAATATATCCATTTGATGTATTTATTCTGGATCTAAATGTCATACCATCAGCACCATATCTATTTTTCATGATATGCCAATTACCAGTTCCTTCAATTTTATCTTTACGCTTACGTGCTAATGATAATATAATATCACCAATCATAATTTTTTCATATGAACCTGCTGCGTTATCACCTTCAATGATATCTGATTTTGCAGCACCTCTATTTGCTTGCGATGGTGATACTACAGGTATGCCTTTTTCTTTAGCAAACGCTTTAGCAGCAACATAAACGTCATCAATTTCTTCTTTACGTTCTTTTCTAGAGCGTGTACGCATGTAATCTAGATAATCAATGATAATTAAATCTGGTTTAAAGTCATTTTGGTGTTCTAGTTGTTGTAAGTGTGCTTCAATCGTATCGAATGATGCTCTCTTAGGTGGGTATTCTTTAATAATAACCTTACCTTTTACTTTACCTACAATTTCATCAACCTCTTTACGGTGTAAATGTAATTTATCAACTTCAATACCCGAAAATACAGCATCGTATCTTTTACCAACATAACCTTCGCCTAATTCAAGTGAATAATGTACTACATTATATCCTAATGCTGCGGCATAAGCTCCCATTGCCGTAATAGCCCATGACTTACCACCTCCAGGATTACCAAATACTAATACTAAATCACCTTTACCATAACCACCTTGTGTCATTTCGTTAAATACAGGCCATGGAAATGGAATGCAGTTTCTATCATCTTCACGGTATCTAGCTTCGATATCTAAGTTATAATCTAATCCTATTGTTTTATCTTCACCTGCATTAACTGCTTTACTAATTAGTTGTAAGATGCTTTCAAAATCATTCATTTCAAGTAATGAAACTGAATTTAAGATTGCTTTTTTAACTTGCTGATTGCGACAGAAAGTACTAAATTCATTTTCAACCCATTCTAGATCACTTTGATCAGACATTTTATATGCTTCTCTTAGTGCCTCAGCGATTGATATTCTTAATACTTCGTTTTCAATCTTCTTTACTTCAATAGATAATGTCTCTACAGTTGGTGTTGTGTGATACTCACTAAAGTATTTTTGAACATATTCTACAACCCATTTATGGGCAGACGATTCAAAATATTCTCCATCTAATGAATCTATAATATTGATAAGGAATTGTCTCTGTGTAAGTAGAGCTCCTAATACTTTTACTTGGAATACTGGTCCGTATGTTGATAATTTTTGTAATGTTGTCAATGTATAACCTATTTATTTGTTTTTTTAATATAATGTTCCTCTTCTATTGCTCTACCTCCACAACTTGTTATTAATTTATCTGACCAAAAAGGTAATGTAATCCAATTATAAATAAAATAATAAGAACCTCCTTTCCATCTACGATACCATCTATACTGCATTAATTTAAATTTCATAACCTAAATTTATTTGAAAGAATTTGGATAACCAAACAATTGTGTGAGCCAAGATTGTACATTAGGAATTGATTCACCTAATTTATCATTATGATATAATTGAAGGAATATCGGCATATTTAATTCATAAGAATTGGTAAATGCGTCTTTAACTAATTGTTTATTCTCTGGTGATAAGAAACTACCATTCAAAGACATCAACTGATGATTAATAAATAATTGGTGGCGTCTTTCTACAACAGATAAATATAGTTTATTTTCGTTGATGTTTTCTGCTGCTTTAGTAATAATACCCTCCACTGTTAATTGAGCGTCCATTGCTAATTCTGGAAATAGTTTAAATAGTTTTTTAGGTCCTAATCCACTAACGCCAGGGATATTATCACTTGAATCTCCCATTAACACCTTATAGTTAAGGAAGTTTTGACTTGTAACTCCAAATTCTTCTAGTACGTCTTTTGGTGTATATACTTTCTTCTTGGTAGGAGAATAGCAATGTACTTTATCCGTTACTAATTGTAGGAAGTCTTTATCAGCAGACATGATAGTTACTTTTTGAGTATCTTCATGCGCCTCAAATTTAGTAGCTAGATAACCAATAATGTCATCTGCCTCTAATCCATCAATACTAACTACAGTAACAGGTAAACACTTAAGATATTGGATTAAGCGCTCCATTTGATTGTTAATACTTTCCTGTTCTTCAGCTTTAGACTGAAAGATGGAATAATTCGTCATGCGATTAACATTACGATTTGCTTTATATGCTGGGAACAGATTTCTCCTAGCGTTTGAACCACCTACACCATCAAATACAATAACTACTTTAGTTGGATCAGCCATTCTGATAGCATAACCTATTGACTTTAAAAAGCCAGTGAGTCCGCCGATGTGATGTCCATCTGGATTTATATGATTAATCATAGTAAACGACCTCAAGAATGTATTGAGGCCGTCTATGATTAAAATTGAGCTTAGTTCTTTTCTGATATCTGGTTGTACGTTAGTGAGTAATTGTTCATATTTACTCTTCGACATCTACTAGATTTATTTCTTTAAAATTTTCTTGCATTTCATCTTCTTCAATTACATCGAAGTCTTCTGAACCTAGAATTTGTAACCAATCTTTAGAATGTTCTTTCTTATATAGGTCAATTGCTTTCTTATCGTCAGCAATGAAACCGTGAACTGTCATTGTAACAGTACCTTTTGTTTGAACACCCGTAACGTGGTTTTTATCAACTGATATTTTAGTGCGTTTAGCAAATTCAACGTCTTTACCGTCTTTAGTTGCTTTAATCTTACTAGTACCACTGTTTGAAATATTACCAAATGTTACTACAAGTGATGCATCAAAGAACATTGTATCACCACCTTTATTTTTCATTTTAGGTTGTTCCATAGGTGAATTTGGTTTTGCAACCCACACCTTATTTACAGCTACAAATGTATTTGTATATGGTTGATTTTCTTTGCGAGATAAGATAACCTTCTGATTGATAAAGTTACCAAATTGTTGAGACATAGCTCCAGCGTTCCACTCATTATTATTCTTATTAGATTCAACTGATAATCTACAAGGGATTGACCCTACAGAATCCCAGAAGAAACATAAGTCAAATGGTAATTTACCTGCTGCTTGTTCGCTTAATAAATCGGCAATAAATGCTGCTACATCTTCAATTGTATTTAATGATCCTCTATCAATGTATAAGAAGAAACCTTTATAATCTACAATTTCACCTGTTTCAGTGTCAACTACAGGTTCCATTTCAAAACCCATTTGTTGAGCGTGTTCCCAATTCCATTTCATTTCAGTAATGATAAAGACAGGTAGTACACCCATTTTTTGGGCTGCTACTGCTGCCTCTAACATTGCTGTTGTTTTACCAGTGTCCGAGTGACCACGTAATAAACTTATGTGGCCCATCGGAATACCAGGTAATGAAATGATATCTTGGAAAGCTTCAGACAGTTTAATCCATCTTTGAGGTTTAAATTTAACAGATTGATCTAAGAATTTAGATTTCTTAAACGCATCAATGTTAAATGATTTTTTTAACGATTCTGATACTACAGTCGTTAAGCTGTCTTTACTTTTTGCCATAATTAGTCGTTGAATAGATCGTTAAATTTATCTGCATTGCTAGTTTTAGCTGCAGGAGTTTCTAAAGAGTAAGTTGGTGTTACTGGTTTGTTCATTTCTGTTAAGAAATCATCTTCCTCATCTGCATCTTTAGATGCGATTGGAGCTTCAGTAGCAGCTTCATCTTCAGGATTTAACCATTTAGTCAAGATGTCTTTTAAAGCATCGTAAGTATATCTACGATTAATTGATAAAATATCAGGTTGCTCGTTAAGTACTTTTTCTACTAACGCTGCATCTTCAGAGATTGGAGTTGTTTTTGGCTTGATACGAAGGTTACATTTAATACCCTTTCTACCAGCAATAACATCTTCAACAGCATCAATAGTAAAGTCTCTACCGTCTGTGATGTCGGTATAATCACCATAATCTTCATCAGCAGCAATACCTAATAATTGATCGTTTGTTAATTTACCAAATTCCCATAAGCGAGCACCTAAGTGTTCTTCACCACGTACTACTACAGCTGCAAAATAACGAGATTTTGGCTCGATTTTTTTAGCTAATTGCCAATCTTCTCTATCAGATGATTTACGAAGGGTTTTTGCAAAATCCGCAATTGGATCTGCTTCACCCCAATTTGATAAAGCCAAGATTGGTCCTTTTGAGAAACCATAGTGGAATTGTACTTCGCGGATAGGCCATGCCTTATCATACGCTGAAGGTAAAATTCGTACTTGGTACTTACCTGGTTTTGGTTTAAAGAAAATTTTAGTGTAGTCAATTCTTTCTCTTTGTTGACCACCTTTGTTTTGTGCAGCGGCTAACTTCTGCTTTGCCAGATTTAAATCCATAACTGTTTTATTTAGACTTGAATGTATGAAAATTTATTTAGACAGCCAAACTATTTGTTAAGATCTATAATCTTATAAATAGATGTGTCTAATCTACGTAGCTCAGGGCTATTACCATTAGTAAGTAGTATACTGTTTTTGTAGTCGTGCCAGTTTACTATAAATTTAGTATCTAAAACACCACCATTCAATTCTTTAATTAAAGCGTTTAATGCGTTGATTGTGTATAGTGTGTTTGATTCTTTCTTGCGGTGTAATAATATGGTACTTGGTAATGGTTCGTTAGCTGAATTACCCATATCTATATTGTATGTGCACATTAATTCATCACTCTGAGGTGACTCAAGAATGAAGATCTTATTATATAAGATTGCATGACGACGATTAATTGTAGAAACAGTAGCTTCTAAATTTTCGGACTTAGTAAATGTGCAGAATAATTTGTTCAAATCGAAAAATATATTGTCTGTCATAAATATTTATATTTTGGTTAAACCATGATATGTATTTCCTTGCTTAATAGTTACTGGATATCCCAGCATGTTTACTATATCTTGCAATATGTCGCCATCTTCTTTGCTATAATCAAATAGAAACGCGTCATACGTGTATAATACTATTTTAGTTTTTTTACCTTTTAAATAATCAAGTACCTTTTCTAATAATTCAACGTTGGTTGACGTTTCTTTACTCTGCACTATATAGTTGAATAATTTAGCTTGAGTCATATCATCGTCAGGTATAAATATTCTGTTTTCCGTCTCATAGCACTTTCCATATTGGTACGTACTCCACATATCATCAATAAACATATTTACATCCTTAAAGAATGGTTTGTTTTGATATTCACTCCACACACCACCATACAACTGTTTGAATGTTAATTCTTTAGCGTCTTGCTGTGATACATTTAATAACTGACCTAATAATTCATATGTGTTTTTGTCTTTAGGGAAATGCCAATTAACCATTTCACCAATTAGACGTGGATGATAACCTTGGAAATCCATTTCAACAAACATATCATTTTCAGGCATATAACACATGCGCTCACCATCATCTTTATTTAATGCTGCGAAATTAACGCTGTTAAATGTGTTAGATGGACGCGATGTTGTTGTATACAGATTGTAATGTGTGTATATTTTTCCGCGAGATAAATTGAATTCTGGGTGGGGTAATTTACCTTGGTAATAGTCGATGAAGCAATTTTTATTGAGCTTTATACCATTTGATTCGAGCTGATAAAATACATTAGTTGTACGCTCATTGTTAAAGGTAAATTGATCATTTGGTGTGAATGATTGGATCAGTGGTAATACCTCGCTGAATGTATTTTCCCACTCTTCATAATGTTTGCTGATTGGTATTAGACAATTAACATTAGGTAAAGAATAATGCTTAGTGTAGTAAAATTCACTACAGTTAGTTGGGATTTTGTGGATGTGTTTGATGAAATTTACATCAAATAATTTGTGTGGTTTGTTAAAATAATACAGTGCTTCTTTCTTATCTAACACCCACATCTTTTGTGTGTTATTAACTAACCACCACTCAACATCTTCTTTACTTAAACCAAACGATTCACTGTGATTAATACACAGTATAAATCCTTTAGTTCTTATAAGATCCCTAACGTAAACTAAGCTTAAATCAGTTAATGATGGATGGTATTTGTTGTTTTTGGGGATGAAGCTGACGAAACAGTCCCCAAAACTACCCAGCTTTTCTAGCTGGTCTGAGCGTTCAATAATGTAAAACATAACCTTTTTATTTGACGAAATATAAGACCAAATTTTAGCCTCCCAAAAAAGTCTTTAGACCTGGGATTTGAGTATCTGCTTGATCTAGGTTTTGATTAACACCATTATAGTTTCCTATAAAGGTTGTTTTGTATAGAGGATTTCCTTGAAGAGAAATATAAGTTTTCTCATCGAGACTCTTAATAATGATAGGATTAATATTTAATTGCCTACTATAAAAAGAAAGATCTTCTCCATGGGGTGAATCATCGCTAAATGGAATTCCTTTTACTACTGCTGGGATTAATTGTTGTGATGTAATACCGGATACAAGTGAAAATAAAGCTGTATTGCTGCTATTATATAGTTGATTTTGGTCTTGTTTTTTTATTATTTTAATAGCATCTATACTATATTCTTTACCTGTATATAAGGAGCCATTTAATTCATAATAATACCCTTGGTATGGTTTATTTGTCTTTTCTTCTACAAACTCATTCCCTGAGGTATATTTGTCTGTTTGTATTATGTTTGATGGTACTTTCATTATCGTCCTGTTTCAAGTTTAATTTCTTTAAGCATTTGTATCATTAGAGGGTCTATATGTGCATCATTTCTTGAAGTTGAAATTACAGCATGAGCATATATTCCTTTATTTAAACCAATAAAGTCTCTTGTAGTTGTTAATTTTTCGCCTTTAGTAGGCATTGTTGTTAAAGTCTTTAAGCCAAATACATTTTGGTATATACTTAAATCGTTTGCTGCGTAGTTAAGTACAATATTTGGGCATTGATTTAAAATTTCTTTTATTACTCTTTTTAATTCAGTTATTTGAGAAACAGTATAACCTTCATAATGTCTCTGTGAATTAACATAAAATCCAAGATCTTTAACTCCGGCTGTAACTGAAGGGGAACTGTTTATACTTTCTATGGTTCCTTTTTTATCTCCATTAGTGAGCTTGTAAGGAGGAGTTGTTGAAAATTGTCTTTTTCCAGTAGCGTGATAAACATCTTTACCACCATTGCGTTCGGTAAGCATACCTAAACTGCATATTTCAATACCAACTGAAGTTGCGTTTGCTGTTGCTCCAGCATGTCCTGCAACTCTATCTAGAGGTGTTTGGTTAAATGATTTTCCACCTCTTTCAACAATATAGTGAATACTTAACTTTGGTACTTTACTATTAAGTACATCAATTACTTGTTCAATACCCCCATGCCCATCGGTATCATGAAGAATAATTTGTTTAACATCGTTTAAAGTACGTTTACGTCCTGAAGGGGCAAAAGATAGTAAAGGTGCAGGGAGTGATGATGTTCCTGTTGGTGGAAGTGCAGATGCTAATGAATTTTTATATGAATTGTTAATTAAAGTAGCTAAATCTAAATCTTTAAATTCAATAGAATTTGGTCCTTCTCCTAATACAATATTTAAAGCATCAATTTTAGTTGTCCAATCATTATTACTAAGAGTATGAGATATACCTGTTACTGTTTGAGCTAATTTAACACCAGCACCACCACCTTTATATCCCTTAGGTAATACATCGGGGGTTATAGTAAATAAATTTCCTATTACTAATCCACCAATACCATCCATTTCAAATGAGAATTTAAATGGAATTATATTTCTATTAGCACCTGGGGATTTTGTAATAGACTGAAAATATACAATTAAATCTCTTAAATTACTTTTACATCTATTAAATAATGTAGAAATATCTGTTGATGATCCTGGTGCTGTTTCTGTTTGTTGTAGGGTTGCAAACATGAATATTATACCTCCTAAATTACTAGCTAATGCAGTATCCAATTTCCCCTTATGTAAAGCTGCATTACTTGCTATACCAAAATCCTTTTTTGGTATTATTCTATCAATTAAACTTCTGTTAAAATCAATCATAGTATTATTTTGCATACCTAATTGACCACCTTGAGCTTGTGAACCAATGGCAATAATAGATGATTGTTCTGGAAATATTTGTGATTGTAAGCTATAATTTCTAACTACTGATTTTAAGTTACCTACTTGTAATTCAAATAATGTTGGGTTTTTAGCTTTAGTAAAGTTTATATCGATTACTCTAGCTTTATTATCTACAGGGTCAACATGTATTTCAAAGCTATTAACATTACCAATAGCTGGTTGTATTGCTGCAATTACATTTTTTACATATTTGTATAGATTAATCTCATTTTTTTCTTTGTTATCTGATGATTCAAGGTTTGAATCGTAAGCTAATTGATAGAGAAAATTTAAATTTACATATATATTTCCTATTATACCTAATTCATCATATCCGTTTGCGTCACCAAAGAAAAAGGATTGTTTTAAATCTTTTAACTGAGTTAGGGTAGCTTTTGCATTATCTATAGAAGTAACAGCTACTATTGTTGTAGGTGGTGGAGTACCTGTAGGAGGCTTTATTTTTATTCTAGTTTGATAACCAGTAGCACCATCAAAATCGACGTTTAAAAAAACAGAAACCCCAGTACCTGTTGGATCAAGAATTAATTGTAAATGATCCCGTACTGACTTCCAAAAACTTTGCTCTGTTTCTCCCATCATACCACCAATATCTGGGGATACCCCTGATCCAGCACTAGATGAGGCTACTCTTCTACTTAAATAATAAGGAATATCTTGAGTACCCATTGCAGTATTAACCTGTTGATATTCAACAAGGGTGGTTATTTGCTGGATAGCAAGTGTGAATGCTAATAGATTTGCTTGCAATTTAGTTGTGTTACCTTTACTAGCTATATAATCATTTGCTGCTTTTGTAATAGCAGCTGCTTTTGTTCCTGGTGTGCTAGCTGCTACGGTTGCACCTACAGCAGTTAATATTCCTGCTTTTGTTGTTTCATACCATATAGGACTCTTAATAACGCATACTGTTGGATCAACAGACACTTGTACAGGATGAGCTACACATAATAAATCTTCTGCAGTGCCTGTATATCCTTCTGTTTGAGTAGATAATTCCATTAATAAATTACCGTTCTCATCTTTTGGTATAACATACTTATTAATTACATCAAAAGCAGCTTCTAAAGTAATGTAGATTTGATTCTGAGTAGTTCCTGCTAAAGGAGACCAACCTGTTGTTTTAAGATAAGGTGCACGAATGAAGCTGTATTTATCTTTAAAAATAGAGGTTGGTGACAATGTTACGGTTGCTGTGGTAGTAGTAGGAGCTCCACCACCAGGAGGAGTAACGGTGGTGGTAGATGCCTCTTTTAATCTGTAATAAGTTTCAGCCCAAACACCAGCTAATATATTTTTTTCGTAATGCTCTTTTAATACGTTTGATTTGGCAGTTCCTAGGATTGTAAATTCTGAATCTAAAAATCCGGTATTAGTAGTGGAGGAATTAAGTTTAGTTAAGTCAGGTAATACATAGTTTACCTTTAATGATTCAATAATTTCACCTGTTGATATAATTGTTGTTTGGCAATCATAACCACCATCTGGTCTAGCTGACCATTGGTAGTTCTTGACATATCCAAACATAGCGTCGTAGTTACCTCCAGATAATTTAGTTTTCTCATATAAGTCTTTGAATATTTTTGTTCTACTAGTAGTGCCTAGATTTAGGATGTCATAGAAGTCTGGTGGTGTCGTTACTAATTTTCCACTACTATTTAGATAAGGTGCCCAACCCCATTCTACAAGTACTGTATATCCAGGACGCATATAAAGTAATTCTAATTCTTCAAGTTGATGAATATCCCAACATTGAAAACTAACTACTGCTTCTCTTAACGAACCATATGCTGATTTGGATTTAATATTCATATCAGTAATACCAGGCATTGGGCGAAGACCTAATCTATGATTTTGTGTACCTAATGCCGTTTTGTAGGCGTATGCATTATCTACACCACCTACTCCTGATTTAGGAGTGAAATTATCGGTGGTTTTCCCAGCTGCTTTGATAAAAGTATGACTTAAAGTACCACCTAGCAAAACGTTATTTTTAGCTAAATCAGAACTACCTACTGAAGTAGCACTACCTCCAACGTTAACACTAGATGTCATTCTAATCCATGAATTACGAGAATTCAAGTATTGAATAACTTCCGGAGTACGGCTTATCATAGCATTTTGTCTACCTGTTAGAGAAGCCTTTATATCATCTTGGAATGTATTTCTAAATATGGACATAACATTTATCTTGCTTTATTGAATTGATTATATAGGTTTAAAACACTATTTATATCGGTTGGTATTCTTAATTGTGTACCTGGTTCTGGGTATAAGGCTCCCTTAGTTATATTGTTGTTTGCAGCAGCAATTACCCACCATAAGGTAGCGTCAAGGTAATAAGAATAGGCTAAACTATCAAGTCTATCTCCAACAGTTGTAATAACATATTCATCTGTTTCTGACAATGGAATATCAGGGTAAAATTTACCTTTATAGTATGGACGATTTGTATTTGCCGTTTTTAATATGTCTGTACTGCTATAACGTTCCATTTATTTAGTTTTTTCTGAATTTAGCTAATACCTTAGGGGGTTGAATAAATCCAGTTCTAGTAGATTGGTTTGTATTTACTGGGTTTGGTAAGTAACCAAAGAAACCATTATCAAGAACAGTTTCACTGCTTTGTCGATATTCAGGTAATTTTTTATGAACTATTGTTAAGCTAAAACTAGCATCAATATACATTGATAATAAAGCATCATCTGCTATATCCCAAGAAGCATCATCAGGAATACTATAACTTACATTATTCAAAGTAGCATATTCACCAACTAAATAATTACCCATATTTATTTTAATTAAAACACCACCTAATAATAAATTATTTTTATAAGAACCAGCAGTTACTGATGCTAATTGACCTAATGCTCTATGTTTTTCAAATAGTTGAATTTTATTAAAGCAAGGAATTTTTAAATCAAAATTTACTGTACGTTTAAATTTACTGTAAATATAGAAACTTTCCGCTCGACCTGCATAATTAACATCATTCCAAGTAGCATCAAAATTGTCTTTATAACCACTCATATAAGCATTGAATGCAAATGTTTCTTCATTACTTGCTGAGTTAGAATCAAATGGGTTAATAGCTCTAAATATTACAGTCATAATACCAGCATCATTCCTAGAAAAGACATTGGTATTATTATATTGTAGTACAGAACCTGAAAAGTCAGGTACTACAGAACCAGTTCCATAATATTTAAAATCAGGTGAATCTCTAGTTATAAAAGAATCTTTGGTTGAGATTGTATTGGTTGGAGTGATAGGATTTGTCTCTGAATAAGTACCAAATGAAGGGATTGGTTGAGTTACATTTGTTGTTGCATTTACTGCATTTGCTAATTGAGCATATGTATCAAAAATTCCTTGTCTTAAAGCAGTTTGAATAGAGGCTGGTCCTGGTCCTGAAGAACCTGGTATTGAACTAGTATAAGCATTAATGGATTTAGCAGCATTGTTAACAGATAATTTTGCTTTTTCTCCTAATGCGTTTGTGTAAACCACAGAAGTAGGAGTAGGAGTACGTCTTGAGTTACCAGCAAAAGCAGAGGCATTATTTAATGATTCTTCAATTTTTGATTTATCTTCAGTAAAGCTATATCTTTGAATTACAGTAGTTCCTATACCATATACGGATCCAGGACCTGATGGGTAAGAAGCAATTGTTTGCTTAGAAATATCTAATTTTTGCTTTTTAAACTTAGTAGGAACATAAGAAAGTTTACCTGCTCCTGATTGTGAGTTTAGAGGATTATTATTTAGTGAACGAATATTGCTTCTATTTGATCTATTTAGTTGTCTAGCTGTTTGAAAATTAAATTGCTTTTTATTATTTCTATTAGCTTGTCTATTTGCTTTTCTAGCTGCATTAAGATTAAAATTAGGATTTGCCTCATATTGTTGATCTCCTAAATCAAATTTATCAGTTAACTCTACTAATCTATTAAATATACTATTAGGACTTTCATTATTAGAAGTAACTACATTTTGATATTTAGTTTGTTCATCTTGTATAGGCAATAAACCATGTCTGCTAAAGTGAGTACCAAATGCATTTGCAGGTACTTGAGCTAAAGTATTAATACCTAAATTATATACACGAGTAGGTCCTAAAAGACCACCAGTAACTGAACTTAATGCTTGAGCAGGGCTAGCACTAAAAAGGGCCTTAAGAAGACCTTTAGCAACAGCCGCTCCTCCTCTTTTAATTTCTAATTTTGGATTTGATAATTGTAAACCTACTTGCTTAGCAATGAATATAGGTCCTTTAGGTACATCTGTAAGGAAAGCCCCTATACGAAAAATATCATTAATAGATGCTTGAACAGACCCTACAGCTCCTCCTCTAATAAAATCATCTGTATTTAATGCTTGATTGACAAATCGTCCTACTTTGCTATCATTTAATTTAACAGATAAATTTGGAACTAAAGGAACTTTATTTACACCTATAAGGCGAAGAACATCACCAACCACATTACTAGCACCAAGAGATAAATTAGTATTACCATCAGGATCTGCTGTTATATAAGGTTGGCCACTGCTTCCAGCATTAGTACGATCATTGCCATACTTAAGTGACTTTAAGTTTGTTTTTAGGTCTATTAGAGGCATTCCTATTAATTATGATATGTAACGGCCATTTTTAGGACCTTTGTCTTTGTAACCTTGCTTAATTGATGATTTATATATTTGTGATACTACAGATCCTACTTGACCCGCTCTAGTATTTTTAGGTGCATTTGTATCCAACTCATCTAATTGAGATTCTGTTGGTAAATACGGTTTATATTGTGTTTTATTAAAACTTACAATTTTAACTTTTGCTGGGATAGTATCTACACCATATGTGTTTTGTAGTACACTAAGTTTTGGATCTAGTGGGTTTAAGGTTGGTGCAGTAATATTTGGATTTTCAAATCCCCAAGAAGGTGTTTTAGGGGTAGGATTGAATCCGTTACCTTCTAAACTTAATTTACTGTCCTTTAATTTGTTTTCTAGTGACATTTTTTAATGATTTAATTATTTCGTATAAATATTTAATGGTTATGCTAGTCTATATGCATTTTTGTATTGATTGGTACCTGTTTCTGCTTGTCTTCCAACTACTTCACCTAATTTTTCTGCGCCTACTTGAAGTGACATTGCTGGTGCCGGCTTGATAGCTAACGCGTTTACTGCATTTCTTAATTCATTGATTGCGGCCATTAATCCAGCATTATCACCACCACCTTTATTGGCATTAGATGCAGAAATACCTTCATTTTTACTAATATTAGGTGAAACAGCAATACCATCACCTGCTGCTGTTACAGCAGTTGCACCAAATTTATCTGTAATGGTGAATGGACCCTTACCTGGAGGGGCAATACCATCTTCTACATCTTGAGATTTACTAGCTAGATAAGCAATACCTGCTGCAGCAGCAGTACCAGCTAAAATCATACCAAGACCGGGTACTCCTCCTACTGATTTAAATGCAGCACCTATGATGTCCACAATAGCGCCTGATTTAGATACTTTTGCTAATCTCTTCATGGTAACAACCATTTTTGCTAGGTTTACCATCATTACTCCACCTAATATAGCTGCTAAGCTAGTAGAATTACTAAGTAAATCAGTAAACATTCCTAATATAGTACCTAAAGGACCTGCAGCAATATTACCTAATATCTCCTGCATTCTTTCCATTGCAGTATTAAACTTAGTTTGAATATCTACTTTTTCAGCTTCTTTTGCAAGATAAGCATCTAAAGACATTCCTGATTTTTCAAAATCCTCTAGTTGTTGAGCATTAAGTTCTTCAGCTGCTTTACCATATTTGTTAATGGCTTCTTGTTGCATTAACATTTCAGCCATTTGATCACTACTCATACCAAAAGCTTCAGCTAATGATCTTTGAGCGATGACATTCATACTACTAAATTCTTCTAATGAACCTGCTTGGGAAGCTACTTCTTGCATTAATGTAGCTTGATCACCTGTTAAGGCAGCAGCTCTTGCTCTTTCAAGATTTAACTGCTTACCAGTTATTAATTCTGCTTTAAGTTCATTTTCTATTGATGATTCCCATTCTAGAAGAGCATCACCTGTTTTATTTACTTGTTCTAGGGTTAAACCAAATTTCTTAGCTTGTATTACTGCTTCAGCTAATGCTTTAGGATTACCTTGGAATTTAACTAATATACCAGAGCTTAATTTAGATATACTTTGTAATAATTGCTTATCACTAATATGAATTTTATTAGCTTGTTGAGAAGCAAAACCAGCAGCGCGAACATCTTTTAAGTAATCTTCAGTTGACACTCCAGCTGCTGCTGAGAAACTAGCTAACTTACCTGCTTCATCTGCTGATAATCCTACTAATTCTGTTAATTTAGAGAATTGTTGTCTTTCCTCATTACCAAAATCAACTGCAATTCCTAATTGTTCAGTTAAGTCAGCTTGTGCTTTTGATAATCGTGCTACTGTGGTAAAACCATCATTAGCTGATTTGGCAAAAGACTCCATACCATCTCTTAACTCCTTTGCTGATTCGTAACTAACGCCTAGTGATTTATTAAGATTTGTTACTTGAGTGTCTACGGCAAGGACAGCTTTGACTATACCCGAAGACATTATTTTTTCAAAAGAAAAAGCTGACTTAATTTGGTCTGCTAAGGCTTTAGATGCTCCTTTTTGAGCCTCAACTTGTTGTTGGATAGAATTAAGAAGAGTTTGTTCTTTTTCTATTATTTGAGTAGCAAGATTATTTTGTAAAATTGCTTTTCTTATTTTTTCTTCGGCTAATCTATTGCCTGAAGCTTGAACTCGTGTTAAGTCATTTTGTAATTTGATGCCATTAAGAGAAAGTTTATTACTTTCCTTTTGCATCTTTGACATTTGAGATGCTAACTTTTTAGTAACATCTTCACCATCAGCAAAAGCATCAACTAAATTTCTAGTCTCAGTTACTGAATCTGATAGTTTATTTAATAAGCCTTTTTCTAGGTTACGAGCAATGTTTTGCAGTTGACCTTCCAGTGTTTCTAAGTCATCACTAAATTTTTCGAGTATTAATGGATCAACAGGCATAATTTATTACGGATGTGTTATATATAAATATTAAAAGCGCCTATTTCTTAGGCGCCTTTACTATATATGTTGGTGTGGGTTGTTTTGGAGCTATGTTTGGTCGCGATAAGTCGTTTTTATTACTTTTATTTGCTAACGTATTTTCAATTTTATCTTTTTCTTCATTCTGTTTATCGTAAAATTCTTTTACTTTATTAAATGTGAATCTACGCAACCATATAGGCATATGGTATATTGTTTCCCAGTCATACCCACCATTTCCATGAAATACAATATCATGGATTTGTGAAAACATAATTAATCTATAATCCGAAGTCAGGCCAAAAAAAGTTAAGATTAATAGGTACCGCTATACCCTCCCCTGTATAGTTTTCATCTTCTGGTTTGAAGATTAAATTAACGTCTGGGGTGACTTTGCCATAATATTCGCGTAATGCTCTAGCATCTGGTGCTAGTAAATGATTATCAACGAAATCACGAATTGATTTTTGTTCACGATCACCATTCACAGATGTAATCATATATTTTAAACGAGTCGTAATATCTGTTGAAGAATCTGGGTTGATTTTCTTCATACCATTAACTTCAGCTTCGATTTTTTTCTCATCACTGTGTGTTAACAGTCTGAATGTTAGTACATTTTCGATTTTTGGTGTTGTAAATGTAAATTCATTTATACCACGGGTAAATAACGATTCATCAACTACTTTATCTTCTAATGTAGATAGATCTACTGTAGCTTCTTTACCATTATAGGTAAAAGTATAATCTTTACCATAACCTAATACGCGAGCAGCAACCATAATTGCATTTTTATCACCAACTAATAATTCATTATAGTCAATTGGTGTTACAACTAGTGCTTGTAATAATTTATCAATAACGGTACCTTGACGGATGTAGTTGGTATTCGTAAGGATATCTTCTTCTTTTGCTGTCATGTATTTCATCTCAACTTCACCTTTAGATAGTAGAGATGTTTCAGGATACAATAAGCCTTTTGAAGGTAACGAAACGATTTCTGTTGGAATTTTTAATTCAGCCATAAACTTATTTTATTTATTATATATATAAATATACGAAGAAAAAAGGCATTTACCAAGTAAGTATTAAATAAACTTCTTTATAAACTCTGAGTATGTTTTAGTTGGGGTAAATGTTTGGGTGTATTTTTTAGCGCCCTCTCCCTGTACTGGAAATGTTCCCCTTAATGATGTTACTCTTTGTGTTGTTACTGGGTATACTGTTGGGTCTTTTTCTTGCTTATACGGAATACCGCCATTAACTCCTGGTTTTTCAATGTCAAGGTTAGTAGCGTCAAATATTGAATAGTTGATGTTGGTGGAAATATCAATATTACTATTAGGACCACTTAAATTTAATAAATTACTTTTGCCAGGTAAATCTTTAACGTACTGTAAATATGTTTCTTGTGGAGCAAATTTTTGAAAAAAACGAGATGGAGCACCAGGATTTGCTGTACTAGTTGGGGTACCTGTACTATTAGCGTTGTAATCAGTAATAGTATCGAGCCTATTAAAACCCGATGGTGAAGGATTTTCTAAATCTAGTTTTGTTTTATCAAATGAATTTAATAATTCCATGGATATAAATATAAAATAAAAAAAGACGTCTGCTAAAAGCAGACGCCTTATATAAAAAGATATTGAAATATAATTAGAAGTTCAATACGCAATAATCCATAGCTATCACTACTGATAAGCTAATAGCAGCGTCTGAGCTCCAATCGTAATCACCGAAAGTTGCATTTTTAACGTAAGCACCGTTGATAATCCACTCACCTACTACATCACCTACTGGACCTAAGATGTCTAATGTGATACTCTTTTTGTAGAAATCTGAGTAACCATCACGACCAGTTACTGATTCGTGTGCTAAACGAGCCCATTCCATTACTGATTGAGCACCAGATGGGGTTACAGGATCGTATAATTCTAAAGTCATATCATTCCAACGAACTTTACCTTTAACTTTACGGTAAACGTTGATATGATCTAAAATAATTTCACCAGCTTCAAATCCGGGAGCAGTTGCTTTTTTAATCAAGTACGCAGGAATACCATCGATGTACATGATAAAACGATTCTGAACTTTAGGTTCAAACGCTGTGAACATTATTTCGTTTGGTGATAATACAGCCATTTTATGTTGTGTTTATATTGCTATTAATAAATATTAAGCAACTACATCCCTTATCCAGGGAATGTAGCGCCAGTTGGTAATACGTTGAAATTTAATATGATAAATTCAGCTGTCTTAGTTGGTTGAATATAAATCTGACCTACTAATTGGTTTCTATCGATTACATCAGGTGTGTTATTTGAATCATCCATCACTACTTGGTAAGCATACAAACCTTGTCTTTGTACAATACTATCTAAGTAAGGGTTTACTTGAGATAAGAATCTATTACGAGTTATTGTTGTATTTTGTTCGAATACTAAGTTGTTTCCAACTTGACCGATGAAATCTTTTAATGTAATTAATAAACGACGAACATTTACTCTATCTAAAGCTGTAGCTTTCTTCTGTAATGTCTTTTGACCAAATACTACAACACCATTTCCTGGGAATGTAGCTAATGGGTTAACATTACCTTCATATAATGCATCACGATCTGCTTGAGATAATTTTCTTTCAGCTTTTAATGCGCTAACACCACCTCTGTTTAAACCAGCTGGTGCGAACCATTCAGCACCTACTTGGTCGTTGAATGCTAAAACACCACCCATTATAGTTGAAGCTGGAGCCCATACTGCTTTGCCTAGTTTAGTTGAGAATAATTGAACCCAAGGCCAATAAGTAGCAGCGTAGTTACTAGACTGACCAGAAGCAACTGCAGTAGCACCTGTTACAGTTGAACCATATACTTTACAATCCATCATTGCAATAGCATCACCTCTACCTTCACAAGTAGAAATCATTGTTGCAGCAGCACTGTTATCTAAAGTAATACCTGGTGCTATTAATACATTGAATTGGTATTCGTCTTTATTATTTAATAAATTGAAAGCTACTTGGTAATCAGCTGGAGCAAATCCTTGAATGTTTGTTGTTGTAATTGTTTCATTCATAAATTGAGTAGTTGCTGTTGCAGCTAAACCACCTTGAAAAGCACCACCAATTGAACCACTACCTACTATTGGTAAACTACCACTATAAGATCCTGTTTTAAAATTACCATTATTATCAATTGAATCTATGTTTGGAGTGGTTACTGATTTTATACGAACATATGAAGAAGCATTAGCATAAGAGCCAGTGTAATCAATGTATGGAGTACCATCACCATCCACTCTGTAAACTGGTTTAGTATCACCAATAACACGAGAGATATAGTTAGGTAAAGCTGGGTCTAATGATAAGTTAGGAAAGGTTTCTAAATAGTTAGTTTGAGCAGTATTGTCATTACCAGCACGTATTGCTAAGTTAAATGTACCACTTCCTGTGTTTAAACTAATAATTTCGTAGCGAACGTTAGTTGCAGTACCTAATGCTAAAGCACCATTTGTAATACTACCGGAGTTGTTCATTTGATCACCCCAAGCTAATGTTTCAAGAGTAAATGAAGTGCCAAGAGATGCAGAGCTAGCAACACTTGCACTTGCATATGTGCTAACACCAGATGTACCACTGATAACTCTAGTTACTAATAATGTTTGACCACCATTATTAAAGAAATCGTAAGCAGCTAATGATGTTAAATATTCGTAGTAGTAACTACCACTTTTGAATGTTTCTCCGAATTTTTGTGCAAATTCACTATATGAAGTAACATAGGTAGGAACAAATGGTTGACCCAACACAGTTGGACCAACTAAAGCAGTTGCTGTACCTTGGATACCTCTTTGAACTAACGATTGGTCAGATTCATTTTGGAATACGCCAGGAGATAAAATTTTTTCGCCCATTTTTTATAATTGTTTTTGAAAATTTAATAGGATTGACCTAATAATAAATATCCAAAAACAATTATAAACCGCAGGTTATTGTTGATCCGATGTTATTTCTCCTGTTTCCAGATCTATATTGCCTTGTCCGTACTTTTCTTGTAGAGATTTAACTAGTTCCGTTTCTTTCTGTTCAATTGATGATAGATCAGATATTAAACCTTCTTTAGCTTTTTGTAACCTCTCAATGCCTTGTTGAAATGCAATTAGCTGTGCTTCAGACGCACCAACCTCAAATATAGTTTGATTATATTTAGACTGTAGATCTTTTATTTGCTGTAATTCTTCAGCCGTTAATTTTAAACTCATAACTACTTTTTTTTTATTTTGCTTTTTTAGCTGTTGTTTTTGCTACTGGTTTCTTTGCTGATGGGTTAGCAACTGGTGATTTTGGTGCTTTAGTAGCTTTTACTTTAGCGATTACTTCCTTAATTTCTTCGAGTGGTTTTTCGATAGCGTCAGGAATGTTGTTGTTGTTTGCATCTTTTACCTTACCGGTTTTCATAGCAACGAATACCGCTACGGCAACGATGATTAAGATTACTAATACTGTCATAATAAATTTTATTTGTTTGATATAAATATATACAAAAGGATTAAGACAACCAAACTTGTTTTATATAGAAGAATCTACTCTATATAAGCGTCCCGTTGCGTCAGCTGATTGTAATTCTTCTGCTTTAGCTTGTGCTTCTGATTCATCGTTATATTGATAAATAGGGTCAGTTGGGTTTATTTTTTCTACCCATATTTGGTCATTTCCTGGAATGAACTGCATAGTGATTTTAAACATGATTGTTGTTTTTATTTATATATAAATATGAAAAAATTATTTAATTTTATTATCTATTAAAAATTGGTGTAAATTTATTGCATATTGTTTATTATGTTGAGGTCCGGAATGAGCCCCATCTGCTCCGTAATCTATAAAATTTCTGTAATCACCATCAAATCTGTTAAGCTCATTAATTCCAGCAAATAAATGTGCTCCATTCCACACCCATTTACAATTTTTTGTTTCTAAAAAATATTTTATTAATAAATGATTTTTATACCAATTTATATAATTAGATTCATTATTAGCTGTTGCCATTAAACCATTATAAATTTCTTTGCCCTCTTCTGTTTCTATTAAATGTCCCCAAGGATTATAAGCAAATGGTTCTATATTTCCATCTTCAGTATAATATTCTCTTCGATCCTGGTCTGGATACATGATTAATACTAAATCAGGTTTAACTATGTCAAAGTATGTTAACAAACATCGAGTAACATAATCATTACTTCTACCACCATAACCAAAATTTAAATCTACTCCATTAATTAGTTTACACAGTTGATGTGACCAAGTTTCATCATCATTCAACCCAACACCTTCAGTGTGAGAACAACCTATAGACATTACTTTAAAACCATGTTTATTAGGTTCATCGCCTCTAAATCCTAATGAATTATATGTGTAGATACATTTACCTGAATTATCCGATCCTGAAGTAGTGTATGATTTGTTTTTGCGGTTGTTAATACTCCACTTATATGTTGATACCTCAAATGTTTCTGGGGTCCAGTATTTTAGTGAGATCATATTAAACTTTTAGATTTTTTAAATACCTCGTATTTTTTATATAGTTGATTAAATTTTTCTCTAAATTCTTCACTATTTACTAAGTTGCATTTAATATCTACAGATGAATTAATTTCAACTAATTTAAATTCTCTATTTAATTTATTAGATACCCACTCTTCTAATTCATACAGTTTGTTAAAATCAAACCAAATTATGTTAGGATTATTTCTATGATACCATTCCTTTGGTTTATATATTTGTACTAACCAGCTTAAACTTCTATCTTTAGAATCTATTTCATGTCGTTTACAAAAATCATTTGCTAATCTTATTATATTATCAATATCTAGTAAATCGTAATCGTTTTCATTAAAAAATAAAATCTCTTTATAATTTAATTTTATTAATTTATGATACAGATCAATATCACCCCATTCTAAAAACATCTTTAACATCATTCTCCATAAGGATATAAACGAAGAAATTTTATCACGTTTGATAGCAATAACAGGATATTCATACCCAAATTTTTCTTGTAGATTAAAAATATCTTCATGAAAGCGTTCACCTTTTCCTATTTTAGCATCATATAAACGTGGACGACCATATGAGCTAATATATTCTGCTGGGATATTATTTACCTGACATGTGTGTAAAAATGAAGTTGTTGCACATCGAGGTATTTGTACAATAATAAATTTATTATCTACTAGCAAAGCATAACTATTTTAAATTATTATAAATGTTTTGTTCTTATTAATTCTATAATTTTTTCAACAATTACTTTAATTTCTTGTTTTTCTGTACTAGAAATAGGGGTAGCATCTGGTCTTTTTATTTGATTATCATTCATAATTTAGCTTATTTTTTTAAGTTCAACATCTATTTTAGAGTAATCTACTTTATAGAATCCACTTTCATCTAAGGATACTACATCTTCGAATGGAGTATTTAATAAATCTTGTGCTATAACACCTTCATATAATCCTTCTGTTTCAATATAATTAAATTGATAAATGTTAATTCCGTTTGGTGATGTACCTACCAATACAATATTTTCTTTTAATCTTCTGTCTGAGAAGCAAGCAACTCCCTGTCCGTAAGTGAAAGAACAGTTTGGGCAGTTAAAATCATATTTACCACATCCAAAACAATAATAGTTATTACAAAATACATATTGTCCACAACCTTCAATACATTGGGCGTTGTGTTGTACTAGATAAATATTTTCATCTAATTTAATCATAAATTCTTTAAATTCACCACCAAGAGATATTTTGTAAGTTGGTATGTTTTTAATATCATAATGAATAGAAGTAACTGTTAAGGGTTTAGTTGTATTATTTAGTGTATCAAATACAAATATAGCATCTCCAACTTCTATAAATCCAGATGTTTGAGAAACGTACTGGGCATTAGATGAACCTACTTTTTGCATTAGATATAAATTACCTATACCATCATACCAATTATATTGATTATCATCACTATCAACAGCAGATATATTAACAAATATACAATTTAAACTGTTTCTTGTTATAACACTTATAGGAGAACTACCGGTTGTATATGTTTCTAATGTGCTAACAGGAGAAGATTTAAATTGTTTTATCGCCTGATTGAAACTTATGCCAAGTATTTCTTCATTGATTATTAATTCAGATGCAATTTTATCTGTTCCATCTGGCATTAGTATACTATCAGTAGCATCAAAGTGAAATAATCTGTCATTTAATAGGAAATGCTTAGGTAACCATTTAGTTGCAAAAAGTGGATCTAATCTTTTACCAGGTAATACTTCACTTTCATATTGTAGTAATGAATTTTGTGTTGATACAGCATTCATAGCTTTATATGTAATAACATTCATTACATCTAAATTTGGGCCATATACTAAATCCATACTTCTAATAAAAGAAGTTCGGTTATCAACTGTACCTAATACTTCATTGTATTCATATTTTTGAATAAACTCATTTTCGGTAATATTTGCTTTTAAAGCATCTAATTCTTCAGCAGTATCTAATCTGTAAAGTTTTGGATAGTCACCTTTTGCGTATCCTGGGGTTCTAGGCTTAATAAGGTAATTAGGTACTATTCCATCTATTGATGGTTCAAATTCAGTAATAGTATCAATATTATTTTCGCCATCTATATTAAAAGTTACTGGGGAAGCAAACGATTCATCTTTTATTAGGTTATGAAATTCAAACATATCTCGTGCATATAAATCATCTACTAATGCACTAACATCATATGCAACTCTTATAATAAAAACATCATCAGCATCATTAATATTAGGTATAGTTAAACTACCTTCAACAGCAATTACTAATTCATATTGGTAATTATAATAACCTGCAAAAGATTCAAACACTACACCCATACTACCAGCTTTATCAATCACTATAAGCTTTGTAATACCATTAGTTTGTAAAAAATTATTAAATTCTACATGATTGAAAAAAGGAGCGAAATTTGGCATAAAATCAACAACAGGTTGAGCAACAGGATCAGTAGGATAGTCAAAAGGAATCAAGTGCCCAGCATTGGTATTGATTTCTGTTGGTGTCCAACTACCATCACCTTTTCTAATTAAATCTGTCGCTAAAAGTACGCTTCTCATAATCTGTTATTGTATTATATAATATAAATATAATCTATATTATTTTGTATTTATTGTTTTTAATTTTATTTTCTCTAAATTCTTTTTCTACAGCATCCCATTTTTTAAGAGGACATGTGTCGTTTAATTTTTGAGTATATACTTTCTTTTGAATAGGACATAAACATTTTTTACAATATTCATCACCGGTTACAGGTCTGCTTTTACCATAATGTTCGCAACCTAAACATATCTCATATCGCTTCTCTGCTAATTCTTTTTGTTCTGAGGTGGGGTTAAGCGATACAGCCCATGCATTTATTATTTCACTTATTTTGTTCATAATATCTATAAATATTAATTTTTTAAACCATATTTAATCCATTTATACCATATCCGTTCATGGATATAATATTGAATTGGCTTATATATTAATTCAGCCGCGCTAAAAACAGCACCAATTTTAACACTACCAGTAACAGCCCACATAATACCAAACCCAATCAGTGTACTAACAACGCGATAACTAATGGTTTTTGCTATATGTCTTTTTTGTTGTACTATCATAATTTACCCTCAGCCTTCATTTGTTTACGTATTTTAGTCGCTGATATTTCAGCCACTTCAGGTGGAGGTATGTGTTCTATAATATCGTATCCAACACCGCGTCCAAATTCAACGCTGCATATATCTGGTATAATAATTGCTTTTAAAGTGCCTGCTTCTACTTCAGCTTGCATTTCATCAAAGATATTACTCATTACTTGGAATGGGCTGAATGGGTTCTTTTCATTAACCTCTCCATCTCTAATACCAACACACACTTTACCACCTTCATTAATTACTTGTCTAAATAATTCTTTATGTCCAGTGTGGAGTGGTTGCCAACGTCCAATGAATAATGACCATTGACTGTCTTTACGCTCCATTGAGCTTTTAACATGTACTTTCTTATCCCACATATTCTTTAATTTGTTTGATACAATCTTCTTCCTCCATCCACTCTGTGTTTAGGTATAGAGCTTCATCATCCGCGGGGTATTCAAAATCAGCTACATGAAATTGTTCTCTGCCTCTATCTATTTCATAGGTTAAATAAATCCATTTAACTCCAGGCACTAAATTATTCAAGTAATTTCTTGTTTCTTGGTATGGATATACCAGAGATAAAACTACGTTTTCACCATTGTAGTGTAAGTATGTAGCAATATCACTAGCTCTATTTAAATTATTAATTCTACCTTGCCTGCTATAATCTTTGTTTTGAAACATGGTTCTTAGATGGTCTCCATCTATATAATAGTCTGCTTCTAGCCTTTGAGCTAATGTTGTTTTACCTGAGTGTGGTTGTCCGAATAGTACTGTTATCATTTAAAATACATTTCATTATTAATTACTAATATGTCCATATCCGTATCATAGAATGTTTGTAGTGCATCTTCAGGATACAATACTATAGTTTTGTCTTTAACATTAAATGATGTATTTAGTAATATAGGAAATCCACTTTGCTTCTCAAAACTTTTTAATAATTTGTACATATTACCTTCTCTTACAGATTGGATACGTGCCGTTCCGTCTACATGAGTTACAGCTTTTAATATATCTCTATATTCTTCTTTAACTTCAACCACTTGATTCATAAAAGGAACGTTATCAGCTGATTTAAAGTATTTAGTTTGGTCTCTATAAATTACCATTGGGGCAAAAGGCCTGAACATTTCGCGTTTTTTAATTAGCTTATTAATACGTTCCTGCATATGAGGTAATGTAGGATTAGCTAATATACTTCTATGCCCTAATGCCCTAGCACCAAATTCAATTCGCCCTTCATACCAACCTACAACTTTACCATCATTTAATTCTTTAGCAATAACATCAAAATCTAATGGTACTGATTTACACATAATAAAATCATAGCTGGGACCTAAAAATGGGTCTGGGTGGATTTTTATTTGTAAGTAATTTAAACAAGCACCTATGCATGAACCAGCATCAGATGGTGCGGTTGGTATCCATAATTTTTTATAGGTAGTATTTTTTGTTATCTTACCATTTGCTGTTCCATTATAAGCACACCCACCACTTAAACATAGATTATCACCGCTATATTTGTTTAAAATATAAAACAACATACTTTCGTATTTGTGTTGTAAAGCAGCAGCTATATCTTTATGACGTTGTGTTATGGGTTCATCCGGTAGTCTATTATCACCTAATAATTCTATTAAATGATGATTAAACATTACTTTATTACTTTTATCCCAAGAGAAATACTTCATATTAATTTGTATTCCGTCTTTATGACAAGCAATTTTATTAAAATCACCAGCATATTTTTTTGGATTACCATACGAGGCTAAACCCATAACTTTATATTCACCTTCGTTTGGTTTAAATCCTAAATAAGCAGTTATTGCTGAGTATAATAGTCCTAATGAATGTGGATATTTAGTAGATTCAATTTGAGTAATTGTGTTATTTTTTGCTTTGGCTATGCATATTGTTTCTTCCTCTCCAACACCATCAACGCTAACTAATGTAGCACGACTAAAAGGAGATGTATAATAGGAATAAGCCATATGAGACATATGGTGAGTAGAATAAAAAATATTTCTACAAATTTTATTTAATTTAAAAAACAACTTGACATTAGTCCACAGTATGCGAGGAACTGATTTGATGTTATGTTTTAATGCTCGTTTAAGTTTTAATTTAGGATTTTCGTAATAACATATCAAGTCAATCTTATCCGTATAATTTTCTAAAATATAATTTATAGAATTTATAGGAAAAGATGAATCATGTTTAATACCAGTGAATTTTTCTTCTTCACAAGCAAATACTAATTTACCTTTTTGAAATAGACAAGCGGACGAATCGTGATAATACGCCGATATACCCAATATGTTCATAACTAGTGATTATATATAAATGGATCGCGTTTTTTTAATTCTTCAATTTTCTTTTTAAAACGTTTTTGACGTTTACGTTCATCCAGTTTATCTTTAAACCACTTGATTATTTTTTTCATAGCCTTTATTTAATTAAATATATGTTATTTTTATACTAATTCCAAATATTCCTTAATTTCATTTTTTAAGAAATAAGGACTCATTGGAAATTGAATGCTGATACCATGACTGCCAAAGCGAGTGTCATGATAGTCATGGGCATTAAATACAGATGCTGGGGATGTAAAGTTGTAGATTTTGTCTTCAACATTATCATATACACATAATGTTTTAGTATCAGACATAACTAAATGTAATTTATATGCTGATTTTACTTTGTCGTGATAGTAATCACCTTGCTTTAGATAAGAATCATAATCAAAATCTAGTCCGTTAAATTCACTATTAACATTTTTAATATTGTCAACTATAGTAAAACCTTCAGAATCTTTTAATAGTTGATGAATTGATTCTTCTAAACTTTCTTTATAATTAGGAATTAATGAATCCCAAGGAGCACAAGCAAAAGGAGCCATGTCTTGGTGTAACAATACGTTGCTACTATTTTCATCTTCAAATCTTATATTAAACGGTGCTACAGTAGAACAAAATGAAGAAATGTATTCTGTAGTTAAAGGTAACGCGTCTTTTTGTTTTTGTTGAAATTCATCTTCTGCCCAATCGCTACCATTATATCCGATAAATACTTTAGCACCTTCATTATCTTGTTTTTCTTTATATGCTGCTAATTCCTGTTTAGCTACGTTTAGTTTATCATTGTCGATAAAATCAGCTAATGAAATAAATGGAACTTTGTTATTGTCTTTAATTAAACCAACCATAATATATTATTTTAGTCGGCAATAAATATATTTATAATTGAAATAAGTTACATAATGAATAATAAATGGAATCAATTCAAGGTTACGGAATCCAAAAAATTTGGTTTTGAAGTACCGCTATTTACACCATCAATTTTTAGAGAATTTAGAGGTGAAATATTCACAACGTATCATAGTGAAGAACATCCAGTAATGAATCATATACATTACAATAAGGAAGAACTGTCAATCCATGGTAGATTTTCTCGTTCATACAAAGGTGTATTAAGAGGTTTACATTATGATAATAAAACATGGAAGTTAGTACAAGCATTGGTGGGTGAAATATATTTAGTAGTATTAGATGCAAGATCAACATCGCCTACATATGGTGATTGGGAATCATATCTTATTACTGAAAGAACAAGAGAACAAGTATTAGTTCCACCTGGATTTGCTAACGGGCATTATGCATTAACTGATTGTATATTTCATTATAATATGTTCTATAAAGATGGTTATGTTGATTCAGTTGATCATGGTGTTATTAAATGGAATGATCCTGAATTTCAGATAGAATGGCCTACAGATAATCCTATTTTACAAAGTAAAGATAAATAAATGTATACAAAGCAAGATTTAATCAACTATGAAAGAATGATTGCTGATCATTGGGAAGCGGGTAGAATTAAGGGGCCTGTACATCTTAGTGGTGGTAATGAAGATCAATTAATTAAAATCTTTAAGAAGGTAAAAAAAGGTGATTGGGTATTTTCAACTTGGCGTTCTCATTACCACGCATTGTTGAGTGGAATTAATCCAACGTGGTTAGAAGAGGAAATTTTAGCAGGACGCTCAATTACAATTATAAATAAAGAACATAATTTTTATTCATCAGCAATTGTTGGTGCTATAATACCAATAGCTGTAGGGGTTGCTATGAAGCTTAAAACTGAGGGGAGTAAAAATAAAGTGTGGTGTTTTATAGGTGACATGGCGTTTGAAACTGGTGGGTTTTATGAAATGCATAAGTATGTTACTAATCATAAATTACCGGTTCAATTTGTAGTGGAAGATAATGGTGTTTCTACTAATACTCCTACAATTGAGACTTGGAAAGTTAAAAAACCAATACCAAAAAATGTTATTTATTATCAATACGAAAAACAGTGGCCGCACTACGGAACAGGAAAATGGGTAGTGTTTTAATTACAGGTATTACAGGAATGGTTGGATCACACCTTGCTGATTTTCTAATAGAAAATACAGATTGGAAGATTTATGGTTTTTGTCGATGGAATGACAATTTAGAAAATATTGAGCATTTATCTGATAGGATAAATAAGAAAGACAGAATTGAATTAATATATGGTGATCTAAATGATATGGTCTCTGTTATTAGAGTAGTTGAATTATCAAATCCTGATTATGTTTTTCATTTGGCTGCTCAATCATATCCTCAAACTAGCTTTATTTCTCCTATTGAAACACTTCAAACTAACATTATAGGTACTACTAATTTACTCGAAGCACTAAAACATAAAGATGCTAAAATTCATGTTTGTTCATCAAGTGAAATATTTGGTAAAGTACCTAAAGATAAATTACCAATTAATGAAGAATGTAGTATCCACCCAGCATCACCATATGCAATATCTAAAGTAGGTACTGATTTAATTGGTCGTTACTATGCTGAGGCTCATGATATGAAAATAATGATTACTCGTATGTTTACTCATACTGGTCCTAGACGTGGTGATGTTTTTCATGAATCTACATTTGCTAAACAAATAGCAATGATTGAAGCTGGATTACAAGAACCAAAAATATATGTTGGTAATCTACAATCATTAAGAACATACGCTGATGTGAGAGATGCTGTTAAAGCATACTATATGTTATTAACAGTTAATCCAACCTCAGGTGAATGTTATAATATTGGGGGTGAATACACATGTACTGTAGAAGAAACATTGTATCATTTAGTTAGATTATCATCACTAAACAATATAGAAATAATTAAAGATAAAGATAGACTTAGACCAATAGATGCTGATTTGCAGATACCAGATACTTCTAAATTTAGAGCCCATACAGGTTGGAAGCCAGAAATATCATATGAAACTACAATGTTAGATTTATTAAACTATTGGAGAGATAAAATAAAGACAGGAAGAAAATTTTTAAATAGATAATATGAGTTCACCAGAATATACTCCCTATAAAGACGCATTAACTAATTCAATGACGTTTTTAGGTCAACAAGATGATACTATTTTTATAGGTCAACAAGTATTGTGGCCGGGTAATCCCATGAGTACTACCTTAGGTAATGTTCCCAAACATAAAATGGTTGAAGTACCTGTTATGGAAGAATCACAAATGGGAATAAGTTTAGGATTAGCGATGGCAGGTTCGTTTGTAATTACATTTTATCCTCGTTGGGATTTTTTAATTTGTGCAACTAACCAATTAGTAAACCATGTTGATAAATTAAACATAATGAGTAGAGGTTCTTGGGATGTTAATATGATTATTCGTCTAGGTAAAGGTTCAGACAAACCATTAGACCCAGGCCACCAACATAGAGGAAACTATCTTGAAGAGTTTAAAACATTATGTCCTCATATTCGTTTTCACAATTTAAAAGGTTGGGAAAACATAGAAGAAACTTACAAAAATGCCTATGCTAATGGAGGTGTAAATGTTATCGTTGAGTATCCTGAGAGGTATTATTCCAACTAACTTCCCATACTTGCATATCTGCTGCTAGGCAATCAATCTTATAATCTTTTCTGCCACCTGCTACTTCTTGTATTTTATTTTTAGCAGTGTTGCGAATACCATTTAAACCATGTGTTAGTTCTAAACTATTACCATCTGATATACCTTTACGAACATTTGATTCGTTATGCCAAATATGTAGGTTCATTTGAGCTAATACAATAATTGCTCTAACTGTTTCAGCATTAATAACTTCTTTTTGTTCATCTAATGCTAATTGAATATCGTGAGTTATATCTTGAATTTCTTTAGCATATTCATCCTTATGTTCAGGAATAAATACTTCTTTTAGTTGTACTATAGCTAAACGATCAATTAATTCACTTAATGTTGGTAGATATTTTCTTTGTTTCATATTTTATTTTCTATAAATTTGTAAAAGTGTTCTGAGAATGTTTGGTGCCATTTTTGGCCTGGGTGTTCGTTGTCTTGGGCTTGTTTATCATTTTTGTAGCAATCAATAGGATCAAAAAATCTATCATAATTTATTGTATAATTTAAATTTGTTTTTAATTCACTAAATACATCATAATAATAACCAGCTATAGTGTGGTATGTTTTTATTCCGTATAATCGTGATATTGTCTCTACAAAAGTATAAGCTTCCCAAAATTCCATTAAATCTTGGTTATCATTTCGTAACTGTAGGAATAATAAGTCCTCTTCATTGTTTTTCCAAACAGGATCTTTATCATGTGCTTTTCTAAACCCACCTATTTTTCGGTATTGCCCTGTGTCTGTTAAATAATCTCTTCTTGAAAATCCAGGCCACATTATTAATATTAGGTTAGGAATAAATTGAGATGAAACGAATTTAAATAATGTTTTTGAAATAAACGACGTTGACACTCCATACATTCCATAATTAAATAACGTCCCTTTATTAATTTTATCATGGACTAAAGTAGGCCATATAAACTCATTTTCGACTCCTATCCCCATTGTCCATGAACATCCTAATGTTAATATGTTATAGTCTGAATAGTTAGTAGGTGATTGTGAACGATACCCATGTTCGTTCATTTCATATTTAATATTATTGCTGTTATCACTGGCCATAGTATATAATTCTTTATTTATATACTTGTGATTTAGTATAATATTACTACTTAATATGTTATCTACAACGTTCATATAAAGTATCAAAAGCGGTTTCTGTTATCATTTTATTATTATGGATTTTTAATAAATGATTATGATTATGTATTAATATTTCTTCCATACTCCAATACCAGTTATGAATTTCTTCTTTAGACATTGAGCATAATTTTTTAATTTGTTCATATGCTGCAAATAGTCTTTTATCATTATCTTCTATATCATCATACGATTCATCTATAAATCCTTCAAATGTTTTAAATCCTAAATTTCTTAATAGATTTAATGATCCTTTTGTAGCAACAAAGATAAATGGTTGGAAATTGATAATTGGTTTAAATATTTTTTCTGTTAAGGATAATGTTTCACTTTCATCATAAAAAAATGATTCAAAACATATATCAAAATATGAATTAATATGAGCCGCATATTCTTTATCAGTCCAGGCATTAACATCATTAAAACTAAGATTTTGCTCACTTTGTAAGTTATAAGGACCTTTATCCATAATATTAATAACATGTTCTTTATTTTTCAAATCCATGTTTCTAACAGCATATTTAAAATTATTTGTTTTAGAAAAATTTTCACCGCTAAATGACCAATCTCCTAGATTAATAAGATTATCATCAATTAAAGAAATTAAAATTTTTAACCTGTGTTCCTTTGGGTTTTTAATTTTCATTAAAAAGTGATTCTTTCTTAAAGTATTTTTTGTTTCTAAAAATTTAGAAAGAGTTAATATTTTATCTTCACCTCTATTTAAAATATCCATATAATAATGTGAACTATGTTCTAAACAAAAAGGAACATTAAGAACATTATACCGTCTTTCATTAATAGGAAACCAACTTTCATATAATTCTTTAGCATTAAAGCTATTAACCATTATATAAATTGAATCTTTATCGATTTCTGAATCTTTTAAGCATTGGTGAAGCATTTGGTGATATCCATATGAAATGAAAGGTTCCATAGAATAGTCAATTAGGATTATTCCATTCCTATTTTTAATTTCTGTTAATGCTCGTTTAGATATAAACTTCCAAAAATAGTCTCCAGATATTTTAGTACCATCATTTCCATGATTAACTATTCCACAAAAATTTTGGAATATTGGGTTTGGTTTTATTGGGTATATAAATTTCTTTTGTTGGTGTAATGCAAAATATAAGGATTCATATTCATAGTTAATTTTATTTTGGTATACATCAGCTTCAATAATAAAGCCAGTCATTGTATTTTGGTTATATCCAAAAGAGTTATCAAACATCTTTTGAAACCAATCCATATTATTTTCTAAAAAGGTACTATATACTACTTTATCATTATATTGTGATAAAATGTAGTTTATCATTCCTAATTGAGGATTTAATGCATTGGGTAATGCAAAATTAGGAAATATATAATCGTAAACGAGTGTTAATTTTTTCACTATATAATAGGTCTATTTAATTTTCGTAATATGGTTTCATACACTGCTTTTTGGCCTTCCCAAGAAGTATGTAATGATTTTAAATCGTCAGGATATGTTTGCGACAGTTTACCCCAATCTACATCCACTAAATTTTCATTAGGAATATATTGATTAAATTCAGTATCATTAGTTAATACAAAGTGTTTTATTCCTCTGTTTTTTAATAACACATGAGATTTAATAATAACAGCCATATCATATTGTCTTTGAATTCTACCATCAAAAAATTCTAAGTAATATTGCTTTAATAATCTCATTCTTTCAGGGCGTTCATTTTTAAACTTTTTGAAGTATGTAGATTCATTAACATTGTTATGTTTATCTAAAATATTTTCAACATAGTCAATAACACCATACCAATTTTCTGTTAACATTTCCCCTCTATATCTAGGATCATCTTTCATAGGATTTTCTAATAAATAAGGATAAGTACCTTCTCCATATGGTGGATATTGGTGGTAATTAACATTTAAATTATTAGCTTCTCTATCTTCTCTTGCATCTTCAGGAAACCACTCAGTACGGTGATAACATGTATTACCAACAATAAGTAATTCAATATCTGGTATATTATCAACAGCGTGTTTTACCTGTAGAGATATAGACAAATTTGTACTGGATCCTTTAGCTAAATTAATTAAATTAAGACCTAATTTTTTAGCAAGTAAAGAACCATAAGGTTCATTATATAAATCGTGACACCCAATCCCAATACTAAATGAATCTCCGCATATTACTAGATTTTTCATATTATGTTTCGTTTAATAAATTATTTTCATTTATGTATCTTACTAATTCTTTAGCCCACAATTCATGAGATTCTGGGGATGGGTGCCATCCATGTAATACAGGATTGGCGTTTGATTTTTTTATAAAGCTATTAAATGTATTGTTCGGTTTATCTTTTTTATAAAATCGGATTGGATCTACGGTATTCCACAAATCTGAATAAGTAAACTGATAATACTCTCTATTAAAGTTTTCATTAGTTGACACATGGTAAGGTCCTCCTCCTGAATGGAGATTTTCTAATTCTTTTTTTACGTCTAAATCACTCCATTCAGTAATATTTTTATTTGGAGTTTGGTAAAATGAATTAAAACACATCCATTTAATATTATGAGCCTTACAGAAATTTTGAAATTGTAACACATTCATAACATATCTAGGCATATACTCTTCAGGATTCCATAAATATTCAACGTATATTTTCCAAAAATCCTTTTGTGCTTTGTTATCAAAATGCTGAACATTAGGCCATAACCTAAACCTAATATGATACTTTGTTTCCATGTCTTTATAATAAAATATATTTCTTTCTGGGGAAGACCATCCAATTATTACAAATAAATTATTAGTAGATTTTCCTTTTGCTAAGTATTCTTTAGATATATGAACCATAGTTCTATTAAGTATAGTTCCATTATCATCAGCGGGCCATGCTAAGTTTGTTACTTCAGCATTCATCAATTTAGCTAAATGAGTTGGGAATATTCTTGGTATTCTATAAGCATCATTTTCTTCATAATAATCAAAAGTTCCAGGATATGTATTTTCTGGGAATTTAGCTGCTAATTCAGGACCTACAATCTCACATCCAAATACCCAAGAGTCTCCATCACATATTATTTCTAATTTTTTACCCATTATATTAATTTTTTAACTAGTTTGGTTATTATTTTTTCTTCCTCGATTTGTTCTATAATATACTCAGCAAAGTCTTTATGACCTTTATAAGACCAATGCCCATCATTAATTTTACCATTAGTTGCTTTAAAAATTGTTTCATATTTTAAATTGTCCGGTTGAATTGCTTCTATAATATCCCATACAAAACATTTTTTAACTCCTTTATTTTTTATTAGTTTTTCTAAAAAATTAAATCGTTTATTTTGTCTTTCTTGTATTAATTTATTATCCATAGTTACAGCAATATATTCAATTGCTTTCATTTCAAACTTATTATATCTTTTTTTCATATTATTATTATTACTATACCAGTTCAACATATGTTTTGAATTTGGTGCAATTGTCAATAATACATTATCAATTTCATTTGGAATATCAAACCTATGTACAAAACTTTTTTGAATAATTACAACATCATTATGTTGTATATTATTAAATACTTCTATTATGGAATCAATTATTTTATCATTGGAATATAAACCCATACCTTTATTTACTAATTCTAAATTTAAGTTTTTAGTGAGTATTTCAGGCCATATTAAATGTTCGCTAGCTAATTTGTACTTTAGAGGATATTCCTCATTAGCAAGACATCCATTACCAGCTGTAAAAGAATCACCAAATACCCACAACTTACTCATATTATATTATTTTATTTTTATATTTAGTTAAAACACTAACACTATCTTGTTTATTTAAAATATTATCATACCATTCTTTAGAAAAATCACGGATATCTTCCCAATTATGGATACTGTGTAATCCACAGTCTTCTACTTCTTTTCTAACAACATAATAAGGAACAGCTCTATATCCTTGAGGATGGATACCCTGAGTAATTAGGTATTTGTAAAGTATAGTTCCAGGCCCATACCAATATGCTGATTCTTGTATGTATTTTCCTTTGGATTGTAATTCACCATTATTTTTTATAATGTCGTTATACCATCTATAGCAATTTGATATCATATCCATAGTAGGTGAGTTAGAATAAAAGAAAACATCATCAAAACAAGGATAATTAAATTCACTTGGGAATCTAGGTATAATAGGCATTGTAGAATAACCAGTTAAATGCTGTACTGGATGGATATTAAATTTATTTAGTGGGAAGTTTAAATTACAAACACCTTCTTGTGGGTAATTTATATCAGTTCTTGCTCTTATTACCAAGTCATATCTAAAATCATTTTCAACTTCATGTTTTCTCTTTAACCATACACTTTTCATAAAACTATATAGTAAAGTTGCCCATAAAGTGGTGTAATCTTCGCTTTTATATTCTTCTAATTCTATAGCTACAGGGTTAAAAGCAGCTATTAGATCTTCTTTTTCAGTTGATGGTACCTTTTCATTTATTCGTTTAACCCATACAATATCATTTTTACGTCTATATTGATTAGTATCCCATGTATGAATAAAATAATCTACTTGTATTCCTCTATCTTTAAAATCAAAGTAATTCAATATATTATCCTTAGCTACACGCCAAGTTCTAGATTGACCACTTAAACAAACTGCTATTTTTTTAATTTCTCCAAACATAATTAATCTCTAGTTACTGTAGGGGCAAAATCGGTTACTTTATTATTTAATTGAAACATTCTAACAATATATGCCATTACTTCTTCTATTTTTATCCTATCATGGAATGCACTTTGTTCAATATAAGGCATATGGTCATACATAGATGATAATAAATCAAATGTTTGTGAGTCTGAAAGGTAAAATATATCACCAATGATATTAAAAGGATATTGGTTTATTGCTCTACTGTGTACAGAATATATTGTTTTTGGTTTTGGGGTTTCAAAATCTCTAGTGAATATCATTTTATTATTTTCGTCAAAATTTAAATCAAATCTTGATCTAATACAAAGATCATATTCAAATTTATTTTCTAATTCATATTCTCTTTTTAAATGAGCACATTTCATAATACTATATAATTGACTACCAGCCCAACTTATATGACCTTTCATAGGATGTTTATGAATTGTTTGAGATGATGCTACATCATCCATTATTTTTTCTCTATTCTTACTCACTTCCCAATTTTCTACTATTGTTTTTTTAGGTTTTAATATGTTTAATACTTCTTCTATTTCTGCTTTATCAATATTAGTATAACTATTATAAAATGGTTTAAGTATTTCTCCTAGTTTTATTAGATCAGGTTCATCCCAATTTACATCCCATTTAAAATGTGGGGTTGTGTTGAAATCCCAAGTATGTATAAAATAATCTACTTCAAATACTTCATCAACATAAGGGCTATATTGGGTATTACCATTTATTATTATTTGTTCTTGAAATCTTTCAAATAACAAATGCCATGATTCATAACAATTTCTCCATGTTCTTAATTGACCACTTAAACAAAACGCTATTCTCATTTTAAAACATTGTATTATTTTCTATGTAAAAATTGGCATAACATCCATTAAAACATAAATTCCATATTTTATAATCTGTTTTTTGATCAAAATTTAGAAAAAAATAAATATTATCCTTATGTGGAGTTTTATCATTTAAAATAGGAAATCCAAAATATTCTCCAGTATATTTAGTTCTATAATTTTTCTTTAGATCTTTTATGTCATCTAAACTGATATTTTTATCTAGGCAAAAGAACAAATCATGCTCATACTCTCCTACATTTTTATGATCTTCATTTTCAGTAACCATATTTCCACATCCTAACCACATATATGATTCTTTATAAGAACATTTATCTAATCCATTATAATCTATTTCACCAATCAAAACATCGTTAACGTAAAACCACATTTTTTGTTGTTTATGACTACATTTTATTATATACTCATTAAATTGGTGTTTTTCCTCTGGGAGTAAGCAGTAATTGAGTCTTTTTTGTATTGGGGTTGGATTATTATATTCAATATCTCCACTAGGTCCTTTAATAGGGTTTAGTTGCCAAAACCAATATGTAAAAGTAATATGCATGTTAGATTCATCATCCTTATAAGTACTAAGCCCAGCATGTTTACCATTTCTAGAAAGCATAAAAGGATGAGCTTTTTTTTCTATTCTATCTACTAATATTTTTGATTTTATATATATTGTAAAATCATTTTCCATAAAAGAACCCCAATCAGCAGATATATCTCCATATTTAGTAGCGGGAGACATTATATATATGTTAGATCTATTCGTTATTATACTCATAATTGAATTGTTTTACAGAAGTTATAAAATTCTTCTAATTCAGGAAATGTTTTTACAAAATTAGTTCCTCTTCTTAAATCATGATTTGAAAAATATTGATAAAAGTTGTATCTATTTCTCATTTGTTCAGCTGTATCCTGAGGTGATAGCATCCAATCATAGATTCTTTTAATTTTTTGTACTTCAATATCACTGTATCCTATATTTCTAGAATCAAATGATGGGATTGATTGATAAGAAATTAATTTTACTTGATCCAAAATATTTTGAGAAAATTGATGTGGCAAAACTTTTACTGTTTGATGGGTTGGATATCTTAAATATGATGTATCTAAAAATGTTGCTGAATTCCAATACCTGTCTGTATTACCATATATTCTTTTAAGATCATATACTTCAGATATTAGTTTAGAATAATTAAATACACTTAAAGCATTATATGTAGCCATAAATGTTATGATAACTCTAGGACATTCTTCTAATATTTTGTTTACGTTATTCCAAAATCTATTAAATTCTAAACCTGTTCTAATATATTCAGCTTGTTCTCCCCAAGTATCAGCAGAAGTAAATATAATTAGTTCTTTTACTTTATTACCATCTTCAATTTTTTTAATTTTTTCAATTAATCTATCTATTAATTTATCAGGTACCCCTAAATTAGAGTTAATTGCTAATTTTAATTCTTTATTTGGATTTGGTTCATTGATGATATAATCTAATACATCCCAAGTATCTTTATTTAATAAAGGTTCACCACCTGTAATTCTAAATGTGTGTAAATCTCTATATAATTCAGGCCACCATTTCCAAAAAGCATCTACATATGGGTTAGGGTCACTATGTTTAATAGGCATTTTATTTTCTCTAACCATCCAACTAATATCGTTAAAATTATCTGTTGTTGGATAACCACCATGCTTTTCTATTTCTTCTACCCACTTAGAACTAAAAGCAGGACCACAATATGAACATTTAAAGTTACAAGCATTGCTAAATGCTACTTCAACATATTTTGGATTGTAATCAGCTCTCCAATCAGAATTAATAATTTCATCTTTAAAAGGGTATGACCAACTTTCTCCTGATTTGAATACTCTATCACTAAATCTATCAGAACTATCTTCCACATTCCAACAATAATCACATTCTGTTGGTCTTTGTCCTTCTAACATTTCTTTTCTCTTTAATTTCTTAAATCGAGTATTGTGTAGTGATGAAGGATTGCGAACAATTTCTTGTTCTGATATTTTATGTGTTGCTGGATGGTGACAAGAGTGATTATGTCCTGTTTGGAGTTGTAGGGTTACTTGTGTCCATTTTGCTAAACACATTCCTTTACCAACACTATCTAGTTCATCCTTTACCCTTACATAAAACGGGTTTTCAAAAGCATTTTTATCTGACATTATTATAGTATTACATTTAACATAAAGCAGTTATCTGCTATTTCTTCTTTACTAACCAGAGTATACTTTAAGGTATTCATCCCATCAGTTTTATGGTTTATCTTACCTTGTTGCATACCCATAATATAGCGGTATTCATTTTTAGCTGTTGTTTCACCTTTAGCCCACTTACCATCCACAAATCCCTCATCAACGTGATCCAAACATTCCATTCTTCCTGGTGTTCTGTGTGGAGCAATTGTATATGGTACTTTAATATTCTCTTCCAGTTTTTCACAATTAACTACCAAACCATTATTATTATTTCCCGTTTGATCTTTTAATAGTTTATCATGACTAAAATCATAGTCAAGTACTAAACTATCTATCGTATTGTTAAATGAAGATAATATTTCTTCTTTGCTTAAACACCTATCCCACACCATTAGTTTAGCCATGTCTCCTTTAAAGTACTTAGATGGACTATCATCATTAGATGATGGGGACATGCCTAGATAGTAATCAACATTGTTGTATTTTTTTAATCCACCTTCATATGAAGCAGGGGAGTCGGTTCCAGTACCAGATGATACTTCAGATTCAATCCCGTTTATGTAAACATGTATTTGTTTATTATAAACATCAACAGAATAAGTAACCCAAGTCCATTGATTTTCGTATCGTTTCATCCATTGGTAGATAGGTTTATTCCACATATCCCAAAGCATTACTGTGTATGCTCGTGAATTGTTATATGATATACCACAATCATATCCGGGTCTTCTAAATATCGGATATTCAACAAATTGTTTATCTTCAGCCCCTATCAAGTAAATAGGCATTTTTTCTTGTTGGTGGTAGGATCTAACTAATACAGACACAGTATGGTCTTTATGAGTAAGGTGGTTTAATGTAGGGCTTGATGGGATTTTTACATAAGAATCATCACCATTAAACCTTAAAAAGGGTTTTGTTTGGTTATAATTCATGTAATTTACATCAGCATATCCTTCTAATACACATCTCCAAAATAAATCATCATCCTCCATTCCCCAATCCCAATATCCATTAGAGTAACCATTTGTTCTTTCTACTTGTTCTTTACTGAATATAACAGCACCACCAAAGTAGTCAGCATATTTTAAATGGTAATCTGTTTTTGAAATATAAACAGCAATATGTCTAGGGTCATTTTCTGGGAATGAGTAATCACAATGTTCATCTTCAGGAATCATATCAATATCATGCCACACAATATAATCACAGCCATCTTTAAAGGCTTGTTCTGCAGCTACGTTTTTCATAGCACCTCTATTAAACAGTTTATCATCTACCTGATGGCCAAAATACATTTTATATTCTATGCCTTTATCTTGTAGGAATTTTCCTACGCGGGGTATAAATTCTTTTAAATGTGCTTCTCTATTTCTATAGGGCACGCATACTCCTAGTTTCATATTCCTACATTAACGTGTGTAATATTTTTATCTTTAATAACGCCGTATTCAATAAATTCTAAGGTTGATAATCCATCTCTGTTTATTAATGATATATGATTTGACACTTCATTTTGAAATCTTAATTGATTCCAACGAGTTGATTTATCTTTCCATTTATTTCCTAAAAAACCATTTTCTTCATGTTTTAATGATTGAAATAAAGAATTTTTTCTATATGGTATTTTAACTTCTTTATAATCATCAAATTCATAATCAACTATCTCACAATTAATAATTTCACCTCTATTATCATTTCCAGATAAATCAGTTAATTTATATTCATATATATAATTTGCATCATAATATAACTTTAAATCATCTGATGATTTGTATTTTTTTAGGTCTTGATTGTTATTTGAAATTTCTAGTATTTCACTATCTGTTAATATTTTATTATAATATGCAAATGAATCTATATAACCTTTAAAAAAATTTGGTATTATTTCTCTATCTGGTTTGCCTACACCTAAATAAAAGAATGGTTCTTTTTGGTATTTGTATAATTTTTTGTAGTTTGGTGTTTGTCCTATAAAAATTCCATCTTGATAAACTCTAAATATATTATCTAATACATCTAAAGTTATAGTTAAATTAGTTTTATAGTTGGTTTTGATATTAGAATTTACATACAATGCATTTAATTCACTATCAAAGGCACAAAAATTATATCTTGAAAAAGAACTATAACAAACAGCAAAATCATATCCAGGAATACTAAAAGATGTGAATTCATCAGATTCCTTTAAATGATTTAGCTCTAAATTATCAGGGTGAAAAGATATAAAAAAAGTAGCATTAGATCTAAAATCTATATTGTTTTTTACTTTAACATATGCATTTACCCCATTAAACTTTAATGCTTTTCCTTTTCTTCCTAAATTTTTTATTTTTAATGTGTCTAGTTGTACAAACTTTTCTTCACATCTTAATAATAAATCATTATCTTCATATCCCCAACCCCAGTATTTGTTAGAATATCCATCAATTTGTTCAAATTGTTCTGTGGGGAACATTGTAACTCCACCAAAGTAGGTATCAAATAAACTTCTTTCTTTTTCTCCTTCCTCTACTATAAAATTTGTAGCCATATGTAACGGTACCTCAGAATATGAATAGTCTACATCTATTGGTAGCATATCTATATCATGAAAAACAACATAATTACATTCAAATTTTTTAGCATACTTAAATCCAATATTAAGTAACATACCTCTATTAAAAAGTTTAGCATTATCTTGATCAACTATGATTAATTCAAAGTCTATATTTTTAGATTCAAGATACTTTGTAATAGATTCTTTAAACGTAATTAGTTGTTCATATCTATTTCTATAAGGTACTATTACACCTAATTTATTCACTATCTTTTTTCTTTACAGAGGATTCATGCCATTCAGCTAAGTAGTATTGAATTCTATCACTCCATTCATCCTTATTAATTTCTTCAAACCAAATAGTGAGTGCATCTAATGTAGTAGCAATTTTTTCTAATGCTTTAACTTTACGTTGTTCAAGAACTAATTGTTCTTTTTCTTTTTCTTCTTTTGTCATATTGATAATATTATTTTAAATAATTTATTCCATTGATTATATCCCCAAAAACCAGCATGTTCAATCATAAACCTACTATCAGTAATATCAATTTCAAAGTTATTACTTCGTAATGATTGATACATTTTTTTATATTCATCTGAGTATGAGTATAATTGTTTTATGTCTGCTACTGCTTTTATTCTTTCTATACATGTGCTGTCCCACTTAAAATGATGGACTTGAACATTATATTCATCAACAGGAGCAATTAATGGATGATTCCACCCTTGCCATTTCCATGTTGTATGTCCATCTATTTTTGCATAGTGTTGTCCTGGTGTTAGTTCTATATGCCCTTTTAATATACAAATTTTATTTGGACAAGCACCACTTAATGGGTATCTAAAAAATCCAGCTAAAGGAAATTGTTCAAATATATCTTCATCATTATCAATTTTAGGGAAAGTTCCATTTTCTCCTATTCTGTCAATAAACCCACCTCTAACTAATTCCCATCCATTTTCATTACAATCACTTACTATTTCATACAAATCTTTTGAATACTTATGAAATTCATCGTCATCGGCTACAACCCACCAATCATTAGGATGTAACATTTTAGTTTTGTTGTATAATGTAGTAACCATTTCCCAATTATATTTCTCTGCTACTACTCTATCTATAATACGAACGTTTGGAAATTGTTTTGTAATAGCTAATACATCATCATATGTACTAAATCCATCCCATTCATACACTACTACATAAATTTCGTCAACTCTATCTTTATAGTAGTTTAGCATGTGCCAAAGTGTATTGGTGCGAGAACCTGTTACTGTAACTAATCTTATCATTTCCTATTAACTATTGTTATACCACTTGATGACGGTTTATCACTCAATATACGAAAATTAAATAAATTTACCAAATTCCATTCAGGATTTTGTTGAAGTTCTTTAATTAAATGGGAAGGACCATCAAAACGATGGTGATCTTTTTTAGCATCTTCTGAAATGATTAATGATTCTTCATATTCACCATCAGTATCATGTATTAATATGATACCTTTAGGTGACATTATTTTAGAATATAATTCAAAATCTAATTTAACACCTTCATATGAATGATCACCATCAATAAACAAAACATCTATTTTAATGTCTTGAATAACAAAAAAATCGTAATATGCTTTTTCTGAGGTTGATTTAATAAAGCGTGGTTGGAATGACTTTCTATAAAATGAATCTTTATTTTCTAAATCATTAGGTCCCCCAATTCCATTACAAGCATCCACAACGTAGGTAGCACCTATATCTCCCCAATTGTAGTCAGAATTACCCTCAAATATACCTTGCTGGTGTAAATCATATCTAGCTTGTGTCATTAAGCGAGGAATAAATCCACCTCCTGATCCTATACAAACACAATTTTTGGCTCTCATTTGTTGAATAATAGAATAAACTATTAATCCATCTCCTAAATGAAGATCAGTTGCACCATGTGTCCATCTATAAGGTACTGGGGAATCTAGATTATTTGTTAGGTGAGTTTTTATGTAGTTTTGATTAAACATAGCCTGCTTCTAATAAATTTAATACATTTATACTTAAATGAGGGAAATATTTAAAAAATACCTCTAATACATTTTGCTTGCATTCAACATAATATCCATTACTATCATCAAATGCTCTTCGTTTATCAGGACCAAAATGAGCTGCATATTCATATTCATTTTTTTTAGGATATAAACCTAATCCGTTTTCTATCCATTGGTCTTTCCAACATACTAATGTTTCATTAAATAAAAATTTATGGTTTAAATTATGTTGCTTTACTAATTGCCATAATAATTTTTGTTCGCAAAAAACCATATTAAGGCCGTTAATAACGCCTCCTTTTTCTGTCATAGTAGTCATCCAATCTAGAGCCGTTTGAGCGTATTCCGCCCTTAATTTCTCATTATTAATATATAAAAATGCAACGTTAATAGCTTTATCATCCCAATCATATTCGGGTAGAGCCATGTATTTTCTAATCTTATATGGTTCTATATAATGGTGAGAGGTTACTTCCATAAAGTTACCAACAATATCTTGCTGCCAATAATCTTCAGGAATAAATTTTTGTTTAATAAATAAATCTAAGTCTATTATAACAAAGGGAGCTGTAAGTTCATTTATAACCTTTAATTTTGATGAAGCCCAAAATGCATTTTCATTAAATGTATATAGCTTTTTATTTAATATTTCTGTATTAACATTATCCCACAGATCAATAATACCTATATTTCTAATGATGGCTTCACTGTGATTATCACAATATAAATTAGTGGTGTGATGAGGATAAAAATGCTTCCATGTTAGGATGGAAGTATACAAAAATGCTTTTTCTAGATTAGAATAGAACTGAATGTGTTCAGCACACCATATAACATTCATAACTTATTTTGCAATAAATATTATGAGAATACCGCATAAATTGTGGTATAACTAGCCGCGTCGGTAGTATTGAAGTTATATGAATAAACAATTGGAGATGCAGCAGTACCAAAAGGTTGGTTATCACCAGTTGTGGTACCACCTGTTAAAATTGGTGTTACGCCACCGGATGTGGTAGCCCACCTTCTAAAATAATAAGGATAAATTGATGTTGCTACAATAGTAATGTAAGCATATGTTTTAGAAACTACAAAGTGATTAGCCCCAGCACCATCGCCACTTACACTAAAAGGATAAGTAATACTTACTGTTCCTTGTGATGTATTACTACTATAAACAATAACTTGAAATAAACTAGTACTTTGGAGCATTGTACCCATGCTTGCAGCTCCAGTATCATATCTAGGGAATGTTTTACCCCCAACAGTACGCAAAGATTTTGGTGAAGCACCAACGTATGTAGCAGCCGTGTTAAGAGAAACGTTAGTAGCGCCTTGTGTACTTATACCCATTATTCGTCTATTATGTTTTCGTCACCAAATATTTTACCAAATTCTTTTTTAACTAAATCATAAGCAAAAGAATAAACGTTTTCTTTATTTACATTTATTTTTTGTTTAGTTATAGTTTGTGTTCCTGTTTGAATTGTTGTTTTAGTTTCTTCCTCTCTTGTTTTTTCTATAATTTCTCCGTTATCATCAAAATCATAGTATTTACTTACTTTACTTTTAACAACATCTTCATATATAGGTATTTCAATTTCAACAGGATCTACCATAGGAAACTCAAAATAGGTTGGATATTCTATTTCTTCTCCATTATACACTATACTTACTCCTACAATTTGAGAAGGATGAGGATTTACTTCTCCAAAATATACAGGAAATGTATCTTTTGCAACCTGTCTACTAGGATACATAGCTACAGTAGTATGCAGTAAACCATAGAACATATCTACTCTGTACATTTCAATCCTAGCATACGCTTCTGTTAACAACCCCTGATTAGTCTCAATGGGTTGTTTAATTACAAATCCCATAACTTATTTATTTAATAATTGATTTACTAATTCTTTTAATTCTTCAATTTGCAATTGTTGTTCTTTAAATCCTTCAATTAACAAAGCGTTTAGCTTTTCGTATTTAACAGCCTTATATCCATTATCACGAGTAGTAACGGTACCTGGTAATTCAAGTGCTTCAATTTCTTGAGCTATAACTCCTGTATCGGCTCCTGTATGAGAATGTATATCATTAAATCCTTCCTTCCAATTAAAAGTAACCCCTTTAATTGCCATTAATTTTTCAATTGGATTTTTTATTACAGTAATATCTTCTTTTAATCTTTTATCTGAAGAATAAAAGGCAGTGACATCATTAGTAGCTCTAATTTCGCCAGCAGTAGCTGATGCTGCTGTACCCACTCCTAAAGAGTTGAATTGTACATTAGCTCCGGTACCAACAGCTTGACCAATTGAAATTGTTACTGCTCCGGTTGCACCACTTACTCCTACACCTGTACCAGCTACTGCTGAAGTTACACCTGTATTTGTAATTGTTACTGCACCTGTTGCACCTGATACTGAAATACCTGTACTTGCTACGTTTGAAGTTACACCTGTATTTGCAATAGTTACTGCACCGCTACCATTATAAGATGTACCACTTAACCCAGTTCCAATTGTTAAGGTTGCTAAGTTAGAACCTAAAGCGATACCAGAAATAGTAGAGTTTGTTAATTTAGCATTAGAAATTGAACCTGCTAACATTGCATCTGTTACACCACTAGTTGCTATTGATAATGTTCTAGTTGTACTTATATCACCACCACCACTCAAGCCACTTCCTGCAGTGATAGTAACTGCTGTGTGATCAATGTGTCTGTTTGCTACATAGTTTGTAGTTGCATTGTGATCAATTTGGGCTGAACTTGAAACTACACCTTCAGTATTTAATTCTTTTTTAACACCATCTAAGAAGTGTACAGATCCAGTATCTAAAGTTAATGTTCTTGTTGCAGCAATTGTTCCACCACCACTTAAACCACTACCAGCAGAAACTGATACGGTTGTGTGATCAATATGTTGGTTTGCAACATAGTTTGTAGTTGCATTATGATCTACTTGTGCAGATCCACTAAAGGCACCTGCAATTGTTTGTGCTTGTGTTAATGTTCCTCCTAATGATAAACTTGTACCATTAATTGTAACACTACTATTTGTTAATTTTGTATTTGCTATTGAAGCATCTACTATATTAGATCCACCTAGAGAACCAGTAAGTGATGTTGCTGTTAAAGGTCCGTTAACATTTAATGATCCAGTTATACTAACACTACCAGTAAACTGATGAGTATTAGCAGATATTGTTCCAAACTTAGTAGATCCAGTAACAAAATTAACAGATGATGTTATTGTCTGCACTACTAATGTTTGTGCAGTTATAGTACCAATAGCTGTAATATTACTAGTTACACTTATTGAACCGGTAACTTGTAAATTATTATTAATTGTTTGTATTCCTGTAAAAGTATTAGAGCCTGTTGTTGCAAAAGTACCATTTAATATATTTTGAGAAGAAGTATATGATAGTATTGAGGCACTAAATCCATTTAATGATGCAGTATAAGATAATAATGATGAGGTTTGAGCATTTAAACTAGCAACGCTTGCATTTAATGAGGCTGTTGCAGTATTAATTGAACTAATATTAGCATCAGTAGATGAGGTATAGTTTTGGAATGAAGCAGTAGATGCAAAAGTACTACTATCTAATCCATTTAATAAATTAGCATTATCAGCAAAAGATGCACTTGGAGCAAATGATGCAAATGATGCTGTTCCAAATAATGATCCTGTAATTCCATTACTTACACCCAATGATCCCGTTACTTTTACTGCTCTAGTACCAGCACCCGGGTAAAGATTAATATCAAAAAGACTAGTATATATTACTGTATCTCCTATTCCTCCAAATCCTGTATTTTGATTTTCTGTAAAAATACGATTTGCAGAATTTCCAGTAGTAGGATAAATTTCATTTACATATAAATTAGTTACAGGAGTTAAATGTGAAGCAGTTAATGATTGAGAAGATGAAACTGCTATTGAAGCACTATCAGCATAAGATGCGGTTGTAGCGTAAGATGCTGAAACTGCTACTGAGGATGACATAGCGTATGAAGCACTATCAGCATAAGATGCGGTTGTAGCGTAAGATGCTGAAACTGCTACTGAGGATGACATAGCGTATGAAGCACTATCAGCATAAGATGCTGAAACTGCTGCTGAGGATGATAGGGCGTATGAAGCACTTATGGCATATGATGATGAAACTGCTGCTGAGGATGATAGGGCGTATGAAGCACTTATGGCATATGATGATGAAACTGCTGCTGAGGATGATAGGGCGTATGAAGCACTTTCAGCATAAGAAGCTGAAGTTGCAAATGATGATGACATAGCATACGAGGCACTTACGGCATTTAAAATATATGATGCTGTTAAGGCAAGAGAAGCAGTTGATGCGAATGAAGCTGTAGCTGCAGATATTGAAGATGTTTGATTAGTTAAAATTACATTAGAGCCGTTTACTGCTAATGATCCTGATACTGAGACGCTTCCTGTAAAGTCATGAGTATTTGAAACTATTGTTCCAAACTTAGTAGATCCAGTAACAAAATTAACAGATGAAGTAATAGTTTGTACTACTAACTTTTGAGCAGTTATTGTATCTGTTACAACTATACTACCACTTATATTAATAGAACCAGTTACGTTTTGACTACCAATAAAAGAGTTTGAACCAGTTGTTGCTAAAGTATTATTTATAGCCTTTTGAGATGACGTATATGATAAAAAACTACTTGATAATGCACTTATGGATCCGCTTAAAGAAGCAGTTGCCGTGTTTAATTGTGCATCCGTTGCAAATGCTGCATCTAGAGATGAGCTAAATGCTTCTAAATTGCTTATACGAGTATTGGTTGAACCTGTATAATTTAAAAAAGACGATGATAATGTATAATCAGGAGCAAATGATGCAGTTTCTGCAAAAGATGCTGTTAAAGAACTAACGCTACCACTAATGAATACCGAATTACCAGAGTACGGAAGTATATTATCTACATAGATAGTGCTCATATTTGCTAAATTGTTTGTATATTACTGTAATAAATATTAAAAATATTGATATTATTTTTAGGATATTTTATATTTGTGATTTGTTTTGTTATTTTATTTATTTTTATGCAAATGATATTTTATTCCATGCACTGCCAGAGAAGAAATACAAATTAGAAGCGGAAACTGCTAATTGTCCATCAGAACCTGATGGTAGTGGGTGTTGTTGTCCTAGCTGTAATACGTTATTAATCGTAGTAGAACCTGCAAGGTAGTTTTTATCAGAAATACCTGTTTGGTAAATACCGTATTTGTTAGTAATTCGAGAACCTACATCTGTAGTTCCAGTAATATCATCTATTAATAAACCAATATAATTTGTTACAGTACCAGTAAATGATGGTAAAGCAAATGATTGAAGTGGAGCATAAGCTCTAAACCCAGATATTGTTGTTACGCTACCAGAACCAGCAAGGTTAGATATGGCTGCATATGAGGATACTTTACCAGAAACATTTCCACCTCCACTTTTAGAAAACTGACCAAAAAATGCACTTACAAATGAATTATCCTGTGGTGTGAATGTTCCTGTAGTTGCTGAATGTCCTAATGAACCATATATACCAGTATTAGCATATTGATTTGTTTCACTGCCTGTTACTGTAGAATTAAGGCCTCCTATTAAAGAATATTTTGTTAAATTTAATGTATTGCTACTATTGTAGGTGGATATATCTCCATTTACCTGGAATCGGTGTGTAGGCGAAGTATCATTTACACCTATTCCATTGTTGTTTTGATACATTATGCTGCTACTTAATGTATTACCTCCGGTAAATTTAGGAATGTAATTTGCAGCTCCTATTATGTTGTTTGAGTATGAAGATGTTGATGCAAATGAAGAACTTACACTACCAGTAATAGGACCTATAGTTAATAAACTAGACCCAGACATAATAGTAACACTTCCGGATATTGAGACAGGACTCATTAACAATCCATTATGATTATCAGGAATTGAAATACTTCCTGTTATTGTCGTGGGGTGGATATAAGGAAAAGTGCTTGTTGTTCCTCCTCCTCCTCCTGCATTTAATGCAAACGAAGCTGTTAGAGCATATGATGATGAAACTGCATTATTAACAAAAGATGCTGTTTGAGCATTTGCTACAAATGAAGCAGTTGATGCAAATGATGCACTTAATGCATTATTAATAGATCCACTCCAATAAGATGCTGTTTGAGAAAATGAAGCAGTTCCTAATAATGAGCCTGTTATGCCATTTGTAACATTTAGTGTACCTGATATTGCTGCTGAGCCTGTAAATATAATAGTATCAACATTGGCTGAAAGTAAAGTGCCAGTAGATCCACTTATTCCTAAAGATCCTGTTAGAGTAATTCCATTAGATACATTTAGGGAATTCAGACTAGCATCCGAGCCAGAAACGATGACTTTTTTCCAATTGGGCATTGTATATATTTTGCTACTGTGGTTAGATACATACACTTATGCCGTGTATATGCCTACTTCCTTATTATGGCCTACAGTATGTTTAGTATAAATATACTAAAATTATTTCTTAGATGGTAAAGGTGGTGTATCATCAGCAATGATTTGCTTTAATATATCCTCTTTTTGTTGCTGTTCTTGTTGAATAAGACGTTGAATTTCAATTAATTCGTTTTCAATCTTAAGTTGAAGATCTGCTAGAAATTTAGCATCAGTGCCTTTTATAGTTACTAAGTCAAGAGATTGTCTAATGAAATTTAATTCATTTGGAGTAAAATCTAAGGAAAATAAATCCATTGTTATTTAGTTTGTTGTAAATATTGATTCTGTAGTTTAACAACAGTATTATACGCAAACTCTATGTGTTCTCCAAGGAAAGATGATTTTCTTATAATATCAAGCAAAAAAGCCAACTCCTGGACACTTAATTGATTAATGTCTGGAGTTGGCTGGTTATTTTGTGTTGGAATATTATTTACAACTAATTGATTTGATGTAAAAGCCATAACTAGTTTTAGTTTTTTTTATGAATAGATATATATGTCACCATTTGAGCTATTAATAAACATATTACCATATCCATTTGTAGCACCACCCCAAGTTGGATCTGCTGATGGGGCACCAGCTGCTGTTTTAGCAGTTACTACAAATTGATCTACTGTTAAGGCAGTTGATGTTCCTATAACATCATAAGCTACTGCAAAACGACCATAATCACCAGTTGAAGCAGCCTCTAAATAAAAAGCAGAGCCAGAACCAGCAGCATTATATTGAGTAATCCATCCTGAATCTGCTAATGTTGATGAACCACTATTAATTAATATAAATTTATCTTTAATAGTTAAGTTATCAGTATTAGTAAAAGAAGCAGTACCTGCTACTGTTAAGTCACCACTTATCGTTAAATTACTATTAAATATTGAGTTACCTGTTACGTTAATACCACCCGCAGCAACTGACACACCACCAGAGGCACCAGATCCAATTTGTACTTGAGTACCAGTATCTGTAATATTACTATTAGCTAATCCAGTACCAGTCCATTTAGTAAGAACATTAGATGATAAGGCAGCAGCACCCGAGATAGCAGTTGTTACAGCAGTAGAACCATTATAAGATCCTCCTGTTAAACCTGTACCAAAGGATAAAGCATTATTAACTTGAGCTGCAGTTGATGCAAATGAAGCTGTTGCAACAGACATTGAAGATGTCTGATTAGTTAATATTACATTAGAATTATTAACTGATAATGAACCGGATATTGAAAAACTACCAGTTATTGTCTGATTACCTATAAAATTATTCGAACCTGTAGTTGCAAAGGTACCATTTAATATATTTTGAGATGCAGTATAGTTATTTAATGAAGCAGTAGCACTAAATAGTGATGAAGTTGCTGATTCTAAACTTCCTAATCTTAAAGCAAAAGATGCTGTTGTTGTGTTAATTGAACTTGTAAATGATTGAAAAGAGCCAGTAGATGTAAAAGCACTTGAATCTAATCCATCCAACAAGTCAGCATTAGCCGCATATGAGGCACTAGTTGCTACGAATGATCCAGTTCCTTGATAGGTAAATGTACCAGTTGATACATCATATCCAACAATATTAGGTTGAGTTGCATTAGCAAGTTGTGATTTAAGTGCTCCATTAAAAGATCCACTAAATGAACCTGATAAAAAAGTAGATGATGGTGTAATAGATATTTGTTGGGTGCTTCCAACATTCAATTGATTAAGTTCGGCATTACTACCAGAGACTATGACTTTTTTCCAAGTTGCCATTATATTATTGTTTGTTTTATGGTTATATTAATAAATATTAAATTCTTCAAGGCCAATATACATTGATGAAGAAGTAAACCAAATGCTTCCTGCAGTTGTTGTTCCTGTAGGATCTAATGATTGGGTTGCAAATTGTACTATACTTTGGCTTACTGTTAATACTGGTTGTTGGGTTGTAAAGTTTTTAATTATAAATAAGTCACTAGATACTGTAGTATTACTATTACTAGCTATGTTAAAGTATGTAGAACTGCCTGATTTTATTAAGAATAAACTGTTAATGTTAACATCAACACCGGCAAAAATACTACCTGTTGTAATTGCGGCTAGGTTTAATCCATTGACATAAGATGCAGTTGTAGCAAAAGATGCTGTAGCAACAGACATTGAAGATGTCTGATTGGATAAAATTACATTAGAGCCGCTAACGGATAAGGATCCACTAATGGAAACACTACCTGTGAATTCATGAGTATTTGAAGATAAGGTTCCAAACTTAGTAGAACCAGTAATAAAGCTTGTTGAAGAAGTAATATATTGAGCAACAATAGTTTGGGCAGTTAATGTACCTCTTACTAAGAAATTATCAGCAGATGAGGCTGTTGCAGCATAAGATGAACTAATAGCTGTACCTGATCCTGGGGTAAAAGATGCGGTTAAAGCATATGAGGAAGAAACAGCAACTAATGAATAGGAAGATGTTGTTGATATATTAGAATAACTAGCAGATCCAGCAGTTATGGCGAATCCCGCAGTATTAGCGTAAGAGGCAGAAATTGAAGAAGATGGTGATGACCCTATTTCTACTACATTACCATCACTTTTTTTCATGAAGGCTTTACCATCAGCGGTATTAAGCGCTAATTCACCTAAATCTAATGAAGCTGGACTAGGGATAGTCCCTGCAACGTTACTACGTTTTAATTTAATGTTAACTGCCATATCTATGGATCCTATTTAATTGGTATATACCAGGATTCTACGACTTATATAAGCCGCATATAAATATGACTTAGAACGACCCCCCGTCTACTGGGTTGCCTTCTAGTGAACCTGATTGTACAATATAAACTGATCCTGAAGATACAACAGATCCACTTATTCTGAATTCAGTAAAGCTAGCTGTTTTAAAGCTATCAGCGGCGAGTTCTAGCACACCACTTCCACTATTGTAACGTAAAGGTAATAATATTTGATCTAATGTTATTAAAGCCATTGTTATTAAAATTTACCTAGTTTTGTTGAAATTTACCTATCATTGTAACTTGTTTACCTATTAAGTTATATCCTAATGTAGATGGATTTATTACTAAATAAATATTACCACTGTCTTCATAAAAGTTAGAAATATCGTTTAATGATATTAATAAAGGACCAGCATAAAATGAAAAACTTAATAGAGTTGTTCCAGCAATGTTTGATCCTGCTGGTGGTTGTACTACTGAAGCATTAGGGTATGTTACTGTAGTGCCCGATCCATTTACAATGACTGAGGTCATAGCATTGTTTAGGTTTAAATATGTTGTTATAGCATCATTTAATGCATTGTTATTAATATTAGTAACGTTAGAGCCACCACCCACAAATGATGTTTGGCCACCACCTTGTGATGCTGCTATTTGTGAAGCTGCATTAAAGTTTTCTGTTGGGTTATCAACAACTTCTAAACCAAATATAATTTGAGCTGGTGAGTAATGCATACTTGTATCAGCTAAATGTTTATTAACACTATCAGCTATTAGATAACCATTTACCTTTAAAGTAACAGTAGTTACTGCTGCTTTATCCTCACCACTATTAATAATGTTTGTGGTAGAGAAGCTATCTAGCATTGTTCTAAAATGCCATCTATTTTCTTGTCCCCAATATGAATCAGAAGCAAATTCTATCGCTTCAATAATTTTATTGTTTTGTTCTACGTAGTTTGTAAATATAGAAACTGAATAATTAATAGTTACATAGTCAGGTACAACAGAAACATAATATTGTTTTGATGGTATTCTATTATTTAAAATAGAAAATTTATCATATTGATTTCTTTGATTATATCTAGTTTCAAATACCTGAAATAATGATGCTAAATTACCATCTATTTTGTTACCTAATGTTCTATTTTTTTCAACGCTATCTCTCTTATACATGATAACAGGTAATACTAATTTACCATTAGTATCTCTATAATACCCATCTTGTTGTACTGATTTCCAACGTTCAGGTGAGGCATATCTAACAGGAACATCTATTCTCTGTCCATCCTGCATTACTGTAGGTTTGATAACATTATCAAAATAGTGTTTGATAGCATGATCAATATCTTCTAAACCAATAGAAATATCCTTTACCTTATCCGTTTTGCGAGTAGTTTGTAATGCTCTATTCTCGTGTCTTTGAGCAATAGAATCACTAGTTGGTTTACCTTGTGAAGCAAGATAAGCATTGCTTAGAGCTTCCTGAGTAATTTTAGAACTGTTTTTAGGTATTGGTTTTCTATCTCTCATTTATTATTTTTAATAAGATCCCACTTTAACAATTGTATCATAACGAGGAATAAACTGTAATAATCCCGGTACTCTGTTTTTAGTTACAGCATCAATACCAATTTCTTTAATTGATGATTTAGCATCGCCTCTACCAATATACTTTAATTTTAATAAAGAATACTCGTGTTGATCAGTTGCTTTTCTATTTAAAAAATCACTTTGTTCAATAGTAACAACTACAACATTTTCTAATGCTCTAATCTCATTATAAATTTCTACCTTATTTTGGTCGGCAGATGTTTTTACAAGGATATCACATTTAAAAATAGTTATGCCTTCGTTTAATAATATTTTACCTAATAATCCCATTATGAGCTATATTTTACTAAGTTTAATTTACTTGTTCTTGTTAAATATCCAGTTATAACATAGTTTACAATGTAAAATGGTGATCCATCTATTTGAAATCCTAAAGCTTGATCTGGTTGTAATACTCTATTTACTCCATTTACTTCAAAATGTCTTCCTACCTCTACAAATATGTCCCCAACTTCTGGTGTTATATCAAGAGTAACAAGATCTATATGTTTAACAAACAAAGTACATGTTTGATTTTCATCAACACCATATTCAGTATCTGTAAAAGTAATATCACTTCTTTCAACATTACAATTTAAAGTATATGGAGGATAATACCACTTTTCTGTTGACTCACCATAAAGATTTGATTTAGTGTTATACAAATCAATCTTATAATATTGAACCTTTGAAAATGTTGGTATATCATCTCCTGGGGCTGGATCATCTTTTCCTCGAACTCCACCACCAATTGGGTCTGGGAGACCACCAGATGGAACTTCTGCTCCAGTACCTGCACCACCTTCAGGTGGTTCAGGGTCTCCAAGATTTGGATCAGATGGTTGTTCGTCTACTGGTTTTAGATCTCCAATCCCATCAAAGTATTGTAATATAGGATAAAATGATAATCTCATTACAATATATAGATTGGTAAAGGTACTTGTTGTAATGTATCACGTAGATATTGTGATTCTAGTTGTTTTCTTTCTAGTTGATTTCTACGAGATGTTTCATTCAACATTTCCTTTAGTTCGGTAATTAGACTTTCTTTTTCTGTTCTAGCAGTTGTTAACATTTCACCACCTTTAGCATATGGTTGACCCTGAACTCCATAGTCAAGTCTTGCAGTTGTTTCACCTTCTATTTCTTTACATAATGCTGCTGCATATCTAAAGATCCATAATCTACCAACAGTATTAATGTTCGTATAGATTGGATTTCTATAAGGAACATTCATTATATCAGTAACAATGTTAGGTCTGTTATCTCTAACAATTTCATTCTTCTGACTTATAGTAACATATTCAAAAAATAATTTTCTATCTCCATGAGGAACAGGAAATATTCTTAATTGGTTGTTTATTAAATCAAATGAATAAGCTGATTTTCTAATTTGATCATTCAATTCAATTGCTTGAAGCTTCATAGCATCAAATGAAATAGGCATTAATAAGAAGTTAATACCAGGAGAAAATTGACCAAATCCAAATGTTTCAAGTAATGATTGAATACCAGTACCTGTACCAGCATACGGATCAAAGTAACGAGCAATTGCTGGTTCTTCTTCAAAGAATACTCTTTTAATTTCAATACGATCTCCACTACCACTTAAAGAAGCAGAATCAGCAGCCCAAGCGTTTAAATCATAATCTTGCACCCCAGATTGACAATGTAATATTCCTTTTTTAACATTATATTTACCACCAACTCCAGCCTCAGCACCATAACCATCAGAAATAACTGATGTTATAGTAGTAAGGTTATTACTTATTATTTTATCATTTAATGATGGGTTTAGGTTAGATTGAATGTATGTTGTTGGAATAGATCCAGTACCAAATACATTTGATCCACTTTGCATTAAAGGAGTAGTAGGGAAATAATAAACGAATGTATTACCTTCTGTTATTTCATAATTTGAACCTGATGTTATATTGGAAAATATAGAGGTGCTATTTACTTTATAATTAACTATATTATAGTTAAGAGATAATGATGAAGTAAACAACAATGTTGTGGGTGTTGATCCTGTTGTTACTGCTACTGATGTGCCAAAGGTACCTAAAGAAACATTTGTTATCTTATTTGCAATATTTTGTGCTGTAAGTGCTGATGTGCTACCTGTAGGTACATAGAAAATAGTTGCAGTATCAGTTTCAGCTGATGCTGTTACTTTAAATTCTATTTTAACTGTATTACTACCTGTAATTGAGAAAATGCTATTAGCAGCTGTAAAAGAACTAAAATCAAAAGAACCACTTGCAGGATTATAATAAGGAGTTGAAATAGTAGGACCACCAATTCTATTAAATTGATTATTAATATATTGATTTAAATTTAAAGTAGAACCATACAATGAACTAGAGTATGGTGATGAAAAACCAAATGATTTAATATAATCAAAATCAGGAGCAATATAGTCAGATACAGATGATGATATACAATAAATTTCACCATCTACAACTGATTGAGAGTAGGCGATATCATATTCAATTTCTTTAAATGTTGCTTTTCTAGTTGAAGACCATCTTACAGGAGAACCAATTTCAGTACTAAGAACAAATGTATTAGTATTATTCATAAAAGGTAATGTATCACCACCTTCCATATTAATATAGTTATCTCTAATTTTGTATTGGTAAACCATGTTACCATAAGTGGTAACTGCTTCTTCAAAAGTAGCAAGTACAGTCATGTCACTGACTGCTTTTATGGGTGTTAATTTTAATCCACCAACACCTAAATGAATAGCAACAAATCCACATACACGTCTAGCATCTCTTACAAATTCTGTATCGTTATCATAGTACCCAAACGGGGTATTACCAGCAATAATTGGTAGAAATCTTCTAGAATCGCCGTTGTATACGTCGTATAGATTTTTAATGTTTTGGGCAATTTTCGCCATATTATAAGTTCCTTATTGTTTGAGTAGTATTTAACACGTATAAATATTGGTTAGTTACTACTTTCCATATTCAAATTCGAGTATCTTACCTACTAAATCAGAGCGGTGGTTCTCTTTCAGCTTAATCCACTTGATTTCCTCAAGTTTTTTGGATAATTCGATAACGTAACTTAAGCCGTTGATTTCGCCTGTTAATGATTTGATATCGGTCTGTTCGTTGTCGCCGTTAATAACAATTTTACCTGTTTTGCCTAGGCGTGTCAATATAGCTAGCATCTCACCTTTGGTTAGGTTTTGTGCTTCCTCGACTATCAGAATATCGTCAATAGTTTTACCACGGATGAACTGGACTGGTAATGCTTTAACTTTATTATCTTCAATTAGTTTAGTTACTTCCTTTTTATCTGAACAACATTTGTTTAGGTTTTCAATAAGTGCTTCCATATATGGATCAAATTTACCATTGATATCTCCAGGCAAAAATCCTAATGATTTACCAACTTCCACAGCAGCACGTGTATTGTAAATACACTCGATTTGTTTTTTCTTAAGAAAATCTAAGGCTGCTTGAGCACATACTAATGATTTACCACTACCAGCTCTACCCGTTATAACCACTATTTGGTTTTCAATTATTAATCTTTTTGCCTCTTTTTGCTCTTCGTTTAACTGTAAAGCGTTTATAGACTTAATTTCAGTTTTTCTTTCGCGATTAGGTTCACGCATGTATAACGATTTGGTTATCAATACATATGCAAAAAGAGACCCGAGCTTGCGCTCGAGTCTCAATTTAAGCCTTACGGGGCTATACTATATTAGTCTAAAATTAAACTGTTTCTAAACCACTAACAAACACCTTACCATAATAATCAGGACGGATCATTTTCTTCGCGTAACGAGTCATAAGACCTTTACGTGGAGTAAATGTAGCCGGATCGTATAATAATGGAGTCATGATCAATGGAACATATGGAGCAAATACAGCACCACACTCTAAGAATTGAGCACCTTTGTAACCCATTAAGATTACGTTCTCAGTCATGTAAGGGTTTTTGTAAACCTTGTAACGACTGTTTAAAGAACCAACCTTTTGGATACCAAAGTTAAATTCCATTTTCTCACCATCACCATCTGCAGCGAATCCAGGGATAGATTCTAAGATAGTTGCAACTGTAGGAGAAGTAACTAAGAAATTAGCACCACCTCTTAAAGTTAACTGATGAATTGTGTTAGATACTTTTTGTAATTTTGTACCTAAAGTTTGGAACCAACCACCTTGTGTGTTATAAAAACCACCAGTAGTTGCTGAGTTTTGGGTTACAACACCCGCAGCGCTTATAGATTGGTTGTTAACTGCAGACCATCTTTCAGTTGTGTAAGCGTTTTGGATTAACATATCTAAGATCTCAAGATCAATTTCCATAGAAATGTACTGAGATAAGATACCAGTTAATTCAGCTTCAGCATCTACGCTATGATAAGCGTTAAGATCTTGAGCGAATTCCGGAGTCCATTGTGCTTTCAATTTACGAGTCTTAGCAACGATTGCTTCAGATTTTAACTGAACGTTAATTTCTGGGATAGCGATTGTTGTACCACTGTTTGTTTTAGTTGCACCATCTTCAAAATCACCACGAGTTTCTGATGTAGGTTGAACAGAGTAGAATAAAATAACATTACCTAAAGTAGAAGCGTTTGGTAATAAAGAAGCTGTAACAACGAAAGAAGCAGTATTGCTAGATACTGTAGTAAATTGTTGGATGATATCTGTAGCACCGATTGAACCTGTAGTGAATACAAATGATCTAACAGCGTTTAAATCAGCGTTAGTTGGTAATGGAACTAATACTTTCTTGAAAGAACCAGTTACAATGTAATCTGAGTTAAAGTTAACATCAGCAAAAGATACTGAAGAACTTACAGCACCTATAGAAGCTGAGTATTGGTTGATTGAATAACCAAAACGACCAGCACCATATAATGATTGAGAAGTAGGAACTGTTACGTTGTTTGTTGTAGAAGCACCATATAAAGAGCTACCAGCAGTGAAAGGAGATTCATTAGTACCGTATTTGAAATCAAGATAGAATACAAGACCTGAAGGTAAGTTCATAGGTTGTACGCTAACGAATTCTTTAGCAGCGATTTCACCGAATACACGGCGAACCAATGGTAAAGCAACACCATTCCAGCTTTCACCAGAATATGCACCAGCACCAGATGCTTGTCCACCTGTTTGAGAAGCTTCAGTTACTAACTGCTTAGCTTGGTTTTCCAATAGCATAGCCATTGTGTTCTTGTCTGTAGTGGATTTGATACCTTCTAAAAGGCCTGATTTTTCCCACTTACTAGACAATTTTTTTGAATCTTCCATTACAGTTTTGTATTGGTTTGAAGATTCTAATAATTGTTGTACGTTCATTTTTAAATGAATTAAATTTTTAAAAAATATTTGTTTATTTAATACCTGCTAACATTTGCCATCTAGAAACAGTTTCGTCAACTTGTACGATTTGTTTTTGAGGTGCATTACCAGCAGCTTTTGAAGCGAATCCTAATGATTCTTTGATTGTGCTTTTCTTTGCAGATTTTGCAATCGCATCATTCATTGATTCAAAAATAGTTTTTGCTTCTTTTGCAGTAGTTGCTTTATCGAATTGAGCAATTACTTTTAATTTTTGTGATTCAGTTAAGTTTTTAGCTTTAAATACTTTGTTAACATAAAGTAACTTAGCGTTTAACAAATTAACTTCGTTTAACTCGTTACGTAAAGTATTGATTGTATCAATAGCTTCTTTCATGTCTTCTTTGTCTTCTTCTTTCTTAGCGTCTTTTTTCTTAGCTTCGTACATCTCATTTGAGTCGTCGTCTACTTCGTCTAAACCGTCTAATTCAGCTAATAATTCTTCTAAATCGATTTCTTCGTCGATAGCGATTTCTTCTTCATCACCTTCTTCACCGCCCATGTTCATTGCCATTTCTTCGCCAGCTTCTTCACCTGCTTCGTCTTCTGGAGTTTCTAACTCTTCAGCTTCTAATTCAGCAGAGATGATGTCTTTGATAATGTCTTTTAGTTCATCAACAGTTAAGTCAGTGATTTTGTCGCCTTCAGATTCTTCTTCTTCTTCAGACTCTTCGTCTTCAGTTTCTTCTTCATCTTCAGTTTCGTTAATTTCATCTTCTTCTTTTGCTTCGTCAAGTTCTTTTTCATCACTTAATTCAGCTAAGATTTCAGATAGGTCGAAATCTTCTTCTAATTCTTCGTCGTTTTCAGAAATAGAAAGTGTTTCTTCCATTTTGTCGTCTTCTTCTTTCACTTCGTCCAATTCTTCATTGTCCATTTCTTGTAACTTTGCAGCTAACATAGATTGAAGTTTTGGAGCTAAAGCTTCTTCAAGAGCGACTTTTGCGTTTGCTAACGCTGCTTCGCGAACGGCTTTAGCGTCGGCGATAGCTTCTTTGAATAAGTCTTTGTTACTCATTTTGTTTGTTCTCCTTAAATTTGATTACGGAAATAAGATTATTAGAAATCTTAATGTGGGGTTTAGTAATACCCGAGTTGCAAAAAGATGGGCAACCCATTCTAGGTTACCCATAAATATATGTAGATATTAAAAGCCGCGATCTGCTAACAGAGAGGACAAACTCCTGTTACGTTGCAAATAATTTCTGTAATTAAACCATTTACTTTACTATAGTCTTTACCAGCTTGTGCTTTTTTATTTTCAGCTAATGACATATAAGCGCCTGGAGTTGATGGTACTGATACTAAATCCCAACATAATAATTCAAAATCGTCTTGTACTTCAACAGTTTCACCTATTTGGCGTACTGAACCCATACCACGAGATGAAATACCCAATGGAATACCTGCTGATATAATTTCTTGTGCAATTTTACCTGCTGGTGTATTTAATAATTCTAATTCACCCATTAAATCATTACCATCCCACCAAACTTTTTTAATGTTGTGTGATACGTTATTTAAGTTAACGATTGTAGATTCTGGGTGGTCTAATTCACCTAATGCAGTGTTGGTTTTGATTGGTCCTTCCATGTATTTTTCAACTTCACGTTGCAATACTTCTTTAGGATAAACACGACCATTACCATTTTTAACTTCAGATTCTTGTAATTTACCTTTAACACGCATTCTTCCACCAGGTACATTTTTACCTTCTGACAGTGTTAGTTTAGCTATGTGAAATGGTGTATGGTCTATTAATAATGTTTTCATATTAGTTGTTTTCGTCTTCTGCTGAAAGTGGGTTAATTAAATTATCACGTCCATCAAAATATTCACTTATTGTTTCACGAACAATTTCTTGCATTGATTTTTTCATTTTTTCAAATGAAGCGCCCATATCAACACCTGGTCTCATTGTTGGTTTTGGTGCTTCTAAACCATCAATATCAATTCCTCTAAAGAACATTCCTGTACTGTATATTGCTTTAACTTTACCTTGACTTTCTTCGAACTTTGCTATTTTAATTTCTTCACCATCATATGTTTTAACAACATCACCTTTTTGAAATTCAATTCCATCAGCGTTTGTTGCTTTAATGATGTAACCTTTGCTATCCTTTACTATTTTATATTTTCCAGGATCAGCAGGTAAGTCAGCAAATGGCATTGCTTCGTCTACGCCTTCTTTAAGCTTTTTTTTTTCGTCCTTTTTAGGCATTTTAACCTTCTGCATGCCATTTACTAAATCTACTAATTGAGCAGATTCTTTTTTAGCTTTTTTAGCAGGAACTTCTTTCTCACCTTTTACTTTCTTAGGATGAGCTTCAACACCTGATAATTTTAGTTTAGTATAGTAGATAGGATCTTTAGCAATATTTTTATAAGCAATTTCTTTAGCTTTATCTAATTCCATATCACTATCGCACTCTAATTCTGTTCTGATGCCTAGTCTTAATTCAGTTGGGTTAGCTTGTTGTTTGCTATATTCAACTTTTTCTTCTTTCTTTTTAGCTTCATTTAATTCTTCGCCTAAATCGTATTGAGATTTAACTTCTTCTTCACCAGCTTTTTCATCTTCCATTTTCTTGATCATTGCATCAATTTCCTTTTCATCACCTTCACCTTTACCTTCCCAAAATTCACCGTCGTTATAACCACCAGCCATATCGAAATCATCTCTTGGTTCTTCGTAATCAGCATCAGTATCTGGTTCGTAATCATCATTTGATGGTTCATCTTCAATTTGCTTTAATAAAGTATTAAATTCATCTTCTGATCCTGTTTCTTTTGCAAATTTTTCTTTATCTTTAGTCATTGCTGATTCTGTAGAATCATCCATAAACTTTCTAGCAGCATCTTCTGGTTTCATATCACCATATTGACTTATAAGGTAACTTGGAGACATATATGTTTTAAAACCTAATGCATCCTGGAATGCATCTAGCCATTGGTCATTACCAGCATTAGATTCAACAATAATACTTTTATTTTTAAGAATTCTAACCGCATCACCAAATGATGTTACGTTAGTTACATATTGAGGCATAGTCATGCGTAAATTTCTCATGAAATTTTGTTGTGACATTCTACCTTCTTTTAAATCACGATATTGATTTGCTATACTTTTCATTTATATTATATTTTATCTACCTTGACCTTTATATGCTTTTGGACGTGGTGTATGTTTGTTATATGATTTTTTTGCTGATCCGTTTTTGCGTTTGCCAAATAATAACTTATTGCTATTGCCTACTACTTTTGCCATTATTGATTCAGATTTTTTATTTTATTGTTTAATTGATTTATCATTTCTGAAATAGTAGCAACATTCTTTTGAGTTGCTTTCCAATAATTAATACCACCATCCTCACTTAATTCTTGCTTCATACGAGACGTATATTCAACAATACGATCAATTTCTTGTAATTTGCGTTTTACTTCACGAATAGCTTTATGTAATTGCTCAGATTTAGTTCTGTGTTTTACGTCTTTTTTAAATTTGCCGTATGTTACTTCGTTAAGTAGTTCTTGTTCGATTATATTCAATAATGTTTCATTCATAGCTGATTTTTTACCTTTCCACAATTCTTTATAATCAAATACTTTAGATTTTTTAGGCATACCAGAAGCTTTTGTCCAACCGGATCTTATCGCTTGTGCTGTTGCAGCATTTGTTTTTTGTCCTTTTTTAGCAAATGCATTTGGAGATAAATAACCACCAGCATCACCAGAAACAGACATTTCATCTAATTCTTGTTGTACTAGTGATTTGATGTATTCTGTTAATTCCATTTCTTTATTTTCTTTTTTTACTAAATCTATTTTATTTGTAAAAATACCTGTTCCAAATTTAGCAATACTTGATTTCATTACTTGATACAACATATCAACTCCTTTAATGATTGGTTGTAACCATCCTAAATAAGATTTAAAATCTGTTAATTTAGAAATAATAGTTTTTAAACCATTTTCAGATAGATATGAAGCTATAAAGTTTTTAATAGCATCTGGGGCAAGTCCTGCCATTTTATCTACTACATATTCTGCAATAGCTCCAATTCCAGTAGCTGCTAAAAATTTTTGCCAACCTGTAAGACTAGTAATTTTAGTTACTACTCCATTAATAGAGGCAACTAAATTGCTTAATCCTAATTTATTTAAAAGAGCTATTAAACGTTTTAAAGTATCTCGTTTGAAATTATACCAAACGTCATCTGAAAAACGTTGTAATACTGTTGGATTGGATATTACATTTCCTATAATAGCAGCTGCATCTTTCCAATCACTAATAGTACTAACTATTTTATTATATTTTTCCTGAGCATATGCTTTCACACTATCCAAGAATGCTTCTTGTAATAGTTGTTCTTGTAAAAGTTTATTTTCTATGCTCGCGTCCATTATTGAAATCTCTGATCTATAATAGATTTAAGTTTACTTTTATTAACACCCGATGCTTTAGGATTAATACTATTAAGTATAAAAGCAATAGTTTCTGTTACTTCTTGACCACTATTAACTGTCTTTAATTTATTCATTAAAGAAGTATTAGATTGAATCATTTTTGTTAAACTAGTAACATCAGCTGTTTGTTTAGGGGCTGTATTTGGGGCTGTAGGTGCAATTTCTTTTATTGCCATTACTTTTTTTACAGCATTTTCATCATCTGATTCAAACTTATAAGCTTTATACTTACTTTCTGGGGTCCATAAAAATCCTACTTTTTGTGAAGCCATATCGTCTCCGAATGATGCAGCACCTTTTGGACGCGACAAATCATATACTGTAAAAACTCCTGGAGAACTTCCTGGTTTAGTAGCAAATTTAGTTTTGTCCATCAATAAGTCTACCTGTGCATCAGATAGATCTACTATACCTTCATTTAGCTGTGATTCATTGATGATACCAGCTAGTTCTTGTAATCTATTCATTATTTTACTGTTTTTAATTCTTCAATTAATTGATGATATTGTAATAACGAAATAATATTTTCGTCTTTTACGTTTTGAGTCTTATCTAAAGGCGCTAATAATGTAACTACTTCAGATAATTTAATTTGTGTTGTTTTATCTGTTACAGTAGGGATAATTTGATTAATTTCTTCAGCAATAGCTATAAAATTTTTATTAACAAAATCACGTAATTTAGTTGTATTAGTGATGTTATTGATAAATTCTTTCAATACATTTTTCTGAGTGTCAGACAAGGTAGAATATTTACTATTAAATTTCTCTAACAACATGCGATAAGCAAGTATACGAGTACCTTTATCCATATTACCATATTCTTCCATTACACGATCTTTAACACTTTCTTTATCAATCTCTTTACGAGTAATATGTTCAAGTAATGTAATTTTATTATCGATAATTTGCTGTGGGGCAGTAAATTCTGGGGAGTTATGTGATTCAATTAAATTAAATGCTGCTGCATATTGCTTGTAATGGCTAATTTTTGCTTTAAAGAATTCTTCTAAATCATAAGATTCACGAATTTCTTTAATGATATTATATTTTTCTTTACGTAAATTCGTTTTATTTAAACGAGAAGAAGCCTCAAGTGTCGAGTTAATAAACGTCTCGGCTTTAGCTTCACTTAAATTTTTCGGCGTAATTAACGCTTGATACAATTTATATTCTTTAGCTAACTCTGATTTATTAAAATATTTTCTAACTAATCCGATAGCAGCTGAATCTTTATTAGATACAGTATCCGATGCAATTTGGCGTACCAATAGCTCGAACAATATTCCTGTATTCTTAAATTTGCTGTGTTTTATTTTCATAATGAATAGTGTGCACTACCTATAAATATGTGATTATTGTATGTCCTTGATATTTTTCTCGTCTAATAACGATGGTTCCTGATCAGGTCCCATTGCAAGTTCCTTGCGAGCTATGTTTAATCCCTCAAATAATCCTTTGTATTTTTTAAGTTCAAACATTGCTTTAGGAGTACCGCTTCCTTCATCAGGTATATTTGCGGTATATAGTGTACCGTTTTCACCAGCTCCTAATCTATCTTTACCTAATGGATCGTTTTGTGTATTGATCATAGATGCTTTTTCTTTAGGACGACCAACTGGGCGTTTCTCATCATAGCCTGGAGGTATTGCTCCATCTACATTCATTCCTGATCTACCTTTACCATACATTGATGCTAAATCGTGTGGTGTACCAAATGACTTACCAGTTTTAGCTGGATCATTACCTTCGTTCTCTACTTGAGCTAATCTAAAGGCACGTTTTTTATCTTCAATTACTAAATCGCGCATTTCATCGTATTGATCTTCGCTGAATTGGAATATGTAATCATAAATCCAGTCTGAAGGTAGTAGGTTTGTATCTTGGATTGATTTAGCTAATTCAACTTTTTCCTTCCACAATGCTACTTTTTCTTGTTCGTAGATTACTGATGGAGTGGTTAATGATAATTCAAAGTTTGATAATGTTTCACCATCATATCCTTGAACGTATAAATGCACTAATGCCATTTTATACAATTCAGATAATATAATACGTTGAATACGTTCAACTGTACGAGCGAAGCGAATATCTTCAGCAGCTAATGTAGCTTTACCTGTTAGATCTTTTTCAAATCCGAAGAATGCTTTAGGTACCTTAAGCGCTGCTAACATTTCATCACGTAAGAAATTCACATCATCAATTGCGTTATATTCCAAACCTTTGATTGTGTCAATCTTAGTTGCTGTATCATTACCACGAGTCGGAAGATAAAAATCTTCCATCATGTTTTGTAAATTATATCTTAAGTTGTAATCGCCTGTTTGATGATCAAACATAGGTGTTTTTTTCATCTTTTGCATAATCTTCTGCATGTAGTTATCTACTTCAGCAGGAGGAATATTACCAACGTTTACAGTGAATACGCGTTTTTCCGGGGCGCGTGTGATGCGGTGCAATAACATTGCATCCTTCATCAGCACATACTGTTTGTAAGTTTTACGAGCAGGTTCAATAAACGAGCGTCCATAAGGTAAGTAGTTAGCGTCAGTTAATAGCCTAAAATGCGCTATTTCATAGTTTTCAAATTTGATCTTACCATCTCTGTCTTTAACACGGCTACTCATACCACCAGCAGCTATTACCGTTGGGTCGATCCTGAAGCATACGTAAGATGGGTTTTCAGGATCTTGTCCTTCTTCACGAACCATATCGTAAACTGAAAGTGGTGTTACATTGTAAATACCAAATTTTTCAGCTACTTCCATATGTAAATAAAAATCACCATATTTACACATATTTCTAACCCACAACCATAAATTAAACTCAATGTTTAATACGTCATAGAATAAATTATAAAGAATACGTTGAACGTTTTCGTCAGCGCTTCTGATTTGTATTACTTCTCCAGCTTCATTCTTTAATGTAGATTCATCAGCAATGATATCTAATGCTGAAGCGATAATTGATTCTGTATCCATTGCTTCGTAGTCAGTATATAACTGAATACGCAATGTTTGATAGTTCATTGTTGGGTTGTACGGCATATTAGCTCCGTATCTGTGCAACTTAGTAAATCTATCTATTAATGCGTTTGTCTTTACGTTACCGTAGGCTTGGATTCTATCAACGTCTATAGTTTTTAATTGATTACCACCAACATTTCTGATGATAACATCTGTACTAAATAAACGTGTAAGCCTACCAAACAAACCTGGTTGTTGTTCTGCCATTATTTTGTTTTATTGTATCAATAAATATTTATTAACCTAACACCCATGTTATATCTTCGAACTGTCCGTGACCGTTATCAACCATAAATGGATTTTGTTGACCACCAGGCATTGAAGGGCCTGTATAGCCATATCCTGTTCTAGTGATATTTGAGACCATTGCTCTATTCAAATCTACTCCTTGTTCGTAGAATTTCATTGCAGTATCACGAGTAAATAATCCCATTCCTAACGCCATTACCAAGTCATCATTATATCCATTTTGTGCTTGTGCTTTTCCATGTTGCCAAATAAACACACGTAATTCTTCTAATAGACGTTTTGAGTGAAAGGTAAATACTTTCTCCCGAATATACGACTCCATCTTTGAGATAACAAGTGGTCTTGTTTTAGCTGATGTAGTGAATCCAGGAACGGTTTGTTCCTTATCCATTTTATCTAGCCATTTATCCATATGCATTTCACCATAAGCTCTAGGTGAATAATATAATTTAGGATATCCTTTTTCAATTATCGTATTAACGACATCCCAGCCAATATTAGCATTCTCAACCACAAGTAAAGCATTATTATACTCAGTAGCAACAGACACAAGCATATTACCAAAAGTACGAGTATCAACTTGTGATTTATATTCAGCCACTTGCTCACACGTTGTCGCATCGATGACATGGAACGCTGAATAATCCGAACCGTCTCCCCGAGCAACGTCGGCGCATACCAAATACTGCTTAGAATAATCAGGGTAAGTCCAGATCCAAAAATCACCACCCATAAAACGACGTTCAACAGGCTCTGTAATAAAAGTTTCTTCATAAAAAGATAATAGATCGGGTTCAATAACTGAATTGCCAGATCCTAGAAAGTCACAGTCATATTCTTGAGCAAACTCTCTTGGAGACATATTTGTTCGCTCTGTTGCTTCCCAATCACCAGTTCTATCAGGATGTAGATCCCATTTTAATTTAATTGCTTTAAAATCATTTTTATTAATCTCGGCTTCAGTGTACATTTTGTGAAACCAGTTACCAACACCATTAGGAGATGATAATGCAATAATTCCTCCACCAGTTGCAATAGTAGGTTTAATACTCGTATAGATTTTATCAATTCCTTCAATGAACGCGGCCTCATCTATAAGTAGTAACGAAACGGCGTAAGATCTACCTGCATCTGATGCGGCTGATGTAGCAACAATCTGAGAGTTATTGGCTAATTTTAATGATAATTTGTTATCGGATAGTGGTTTTTGATTACCTCTTAGCCAAGAAGGTAAGTTATTATACATAAATTGTACCTTATCCACCATTCCTTTAGCTGTTTCTTGCTTCGTCGCAATACACAATATAGTTTTATCTTTATTAAATATCATTGTCCATAAAGCAAAACCAGCTGATAATGTTGATATACCTAACTGTCTTGATTTATTGATAATACAAAACCTGTTACTTCTAAAATCATTCAATACATCTTCTTGGAATGGATATAGATGAAACAAAACTCTACCTTTAATTGGATGTGTAATGTAACAATATTTCCTAAAGAAGTGAACGGGATCAGTAGCACATTTGATGTATTCCTGTTTAATTATTTCCTTAATGTTCGCTTGACTCATGTATATAAATATATAAAAAAACTCCAACCTTACGGGGTTGGAGTCAGGGCTATAATACTGAGACTATAGCGGGGCATGTTTTCGCATTGGTCTAAGAATGCTTAACGGAGTGAATCCCTAAGGTAGCACTACTATTTTACTAACATCAAGTAAGCTAATCCACCAATTACTACATAGCTTCCTATGCGTTGGAATTTAGATTTTACTTTTAGTTTATTGTATTGTAATTCTAATTTTTGATATTGTCCTTCCCATCCTGTAATTTCTTTATCTTTATTCAGGATAATGTTTTTGTAGTTAAGTTCTTTATTAGCATATTTTCCAATAACACTATCTTTAACTGTTACTTTTGCTTCTAATGTAGTGATAGAACTATCTTTTAATACTATAATTTGTTTAGCACCGTCTAATTCTACTAAATCCTTAGCAGCGCTAACTAATACTGGTTGTGCTATTAATAATGGATTACTAATTGTATCTGTTGGGTAACGGTTGTTAAATGATGTTACTAATTCAGGATCAGAATAAGCATCAATACTATTTTTTTCTATTTCAATATACTCAACAATAGTTTTAACTTTTGCTTTTTGGTGATCTACTTTATATTGTAACTCAACAGCTACTAAGTCTAAAGAATCAATTTCAGCATCGTCTTTAGCAATTTCTGCTTCTAATGAATCGTTTACTTTATGTAAACTATCTACTTGAGCTAAAAATACTTTATGCTCAACGTTGTTGTTACATTTTTCAAATAATACACTGCCGATCAATATTGTTATTATAGCAAATAAAACAATCGGTAAAACTTTTTTCATATTTTTATTTTTTAATTCCCGCATAAAATTGCATTCTATTTATAGTCCATTCATCTAATGGTTCTGTTTCTACATCTTCAATATTAATAGGCTCATATTTTTTGCCTGTAGTCTTTTCTTGACGTTGTTGTAAATATTTAGAAGAACCAACGATATCATCAATACGTTTTTCTAATGATGCTTTTAAATCACGTAAACGTAATAATTCATCTGATGGTTTATCGCTAATATCACCTGCAGCTATTTTTGATTTCTTTAATTTTAAGATATTAGATTTAGTAGCAGCTAAACGATTTTCTAAATCAGAAACTTTCATAAACGCTTCATAATCTTCATCTGACATTTTAGCAGCAGATACATCTGCTTTTTCAATATCACCAATTTCGGGTTCTTCATCACCTGATGCTTTTGCTTTAGCAAACATAGCGTCTACTTCTTCATCACTTAAATCACCAGTAACAAAATCATCTTCGCCTTCGCCACCTTTTGGCTTATCAGATGCCGGACGAGTTAGACGTGGTGCTTTTTGTTCACCTGCTGGTTCAATAACACCTGAGGCTACAAGTTCCATGAAATCAGAGTTGATTGGATTTTGCTTGTCGTATCCTAACTCACCAGCTACGTCGATTTTTGCCATAGGCTCGCCTGTGGCTTTCATAGCAGTGATAATTCTATTTTTCTTACCTTTAAAATCATCGGCATTAGCATCACCAGCTAATTGGTAACGTACTGATACGTTTGCCATTTCATCTAATTCAAGTGATGAAATACCTGGTTTATTTAATTTTTGTGTTTTTTTATTTAATGTAGCAATTTTTTTATCTACAGCAATTTTTTCAGCATCTTGTGCTGGTTTATCTTCTGATGATGGTTTATTTGTACTTAATTCTGATTTCTTTTTATTAAGGGCAGATATTTGTTTTTGTACAGATGCTTTTTCAGCGTCTTGTGCTGCTTTGTCAGCAGCTTGATCTTCATTTAACGCTTCTTTAATAACGTTACGAATAATTTCTTGTAGTTCTGTTACTTTCATTTTGTTATTGTTGTGCATATAAATATTATAGATTTTGTAAAATTGTAGCGATACGTTCCTCTGTTGTGCCTTCTACCTCAATTAATTTATTTGGTCTATATTCAATTAGTGACATTTTAATAACTTCATCAATTTTACGTCTATAATGTAAATCAGTTTCACGTACACCGTTATCTTCCATACTAACGCCACGTGGTGATACATAAACAACTAAATCATAATTATTGCGTAAAAACATAGCAGCATCAACAAACGCACGCTTTGCAAATTCTTCTATTGATTTAGAACCTAATGTAAATGCACATACATCCCATATTGTTCTATCAGTAATAATATTTGGATATAATAATTCAGTAGCACGTTCAGCTAAAAATACAAATTGACCTGGTAATGTAGAATCAGTATTCAATGGAATACCTAAATCACGTAAGTATTTACTACGCTCAGTATATACACTATGATCTTTAAATGGATCAATTTCACCTAATGCTTTTGCTAATGTAGTTTTACCTACACTCATTGTACCTACTAATCCTATTCTCATTTGTTTCTTTCGTTTATTTTTTTCATTTGACGAGCAGTTTTCTTATCCTGCTTTACTTGCTTAGCATTTTGTTTAATAGCTTTTTCAGCACCGGTCTTATACTTAATCTCTACAGAAATAGGTCCTCTAGAAAATTTGTCCACATCGAAACTCCACGTTTCAATAGCATATTCATCTTCATAAATACGAGTATATTTACGTGGTGCTTCTACTGGTTCTATTGCTGCTGGTCTTCCTCTACTCATACAATAAATGTATAATTTTTACTTTGCTTAAACTCTAGCGCCTGCTGCTTTACCAGCTGCTGTTTTGTAGAACGGAACACCATTATTATCTTTTTTAATATTATCAAACTGATATTTGGTAAATTTAACTCCGAATACATAATATTCAGCTGCGCGTTTGTTGCCTTGAGGTAAATAGGCGGGGCCATCAAAATTATGCATTTTACCATCTAAGTAGTATACTATTGTTCCGTCTTGTGTTTTTAACCTTTTTGTTTCTGACATATTTTATTTTATTAAGTTTTCTGCAATATAAATTCCATGTGCTCCTGATACTGTAATACCTCTAGCTGATAGAGCATCACCAGCAAAGTGTACGTTTGGATATTCGTTTAATGATAAATCTTCGTAGTTTACTAATGGTTCAGGTGATAAGTATTTTACTTCAGGAATATACATTCCCCAATCATCACCAAAGTTAAATACACTATTCATATTATCAATAAAATTTAAAATATAATCTGCATATTCACCTAATGCATCTTTAAATTTATCTAAAACATTTCCATCACCTATACCTGCTTTAACACGTTCACCTTCAGAGGTTAATGAAGGACCTCTATGACTATATGTAATTCCATCTTTATTTACATATGATGGAGAATAATACATCCCCATTCTACGTTCTTCACCTCCAATTTCAGTAAAGTTACATTTAGCTACTACATCTCTACTCCACTTAAATGGATCTTCAATACCTTTAATTTCCATTAAGATACCAAAGTTTGTCATTTGGTTTTCGAATTCTTTTCCTTTTTTAGCATGACCATTATAACTTACATCACCGTATGTTTCTTCTACAGCAACATAAGCAGCATTATTATTAGTACAGAACGATCTTAAAGATACATTATCAAATTTCTGGTATAATTTAAAGTCGTACGATACATCGATTAGTTTTTGAAAATATTTTTGTGGTGCTTCAAATCGAACACCAATTTGTACTGATTTAGGTTCATTAGGTAATTTATAGTCATCTGCTAATTTTTGAGCAAAATCAATACCTGATTTACCTACTGCAAATATTAATTCATCATATTTTACTGAGTGGGTGTCTGTAGGGCCTGATATGCCAAGTGGGTTAAATAATATATTATTATTATTAAAATCAATATTAGATACTACTGTATTCCACCAAAAATTAACTCCTTTATCTAACAAATATTGATACCATGTTTTAGCAATTTCATGTAAGAAATTAGATCCAATATGCCATACAGGAAACATTCTTAAACCAAAGTATGGTTTAATGAATTCAGGTTCTTCCTGTGGATCAGACATGAATATTTTTTCTGGTTTAGGGTGAAAACGAGTAAAGTTATCTACTACTTGCTTCATTAATTCCATTGCTTTCTCTTCACCGCAATACTTAGCTAATTGACCACCAATTGCAGTGTGGTATGTTAATTTACCATCACTCCATCCACCTGCACCAAGCATACCAGTCATTACCTCTTCAGGTAAGCGGTTAATTGGATCGTTTCCTTTATCTAGGATGGTGATTAATTCACCAGGATATCCGTTATCTACTAATTTAGTAGCAGCATTAATACCTGCTACTCCTGCTCCAATGATTACTATTTTCTTATTCATAAATTAAATTAAACATGTAAATATAATAAAAAATTTTGCCTTTTCAAAATAGAAGGTGGCACACCTTTTGGGTGCGCCACAGCTGCATAAATATTGTTCGATGCGACAGGCTATGAATCTGTCTGTATGTTAGTTAAAGAAAGTTTTGATATTTGCTAACTTAATCATTCTTTTTATTTCGTTCATTTCTTGATCTTCACTATTACCTGCTACTAAAGCATCGTAATCAGCCATTGTTAATGTTTTACCGGTTTCGCTTGCAGCGATTGCTTTTTCAGCTACGTTATGTAAATCCATATCGGTTTTAGCGTCTTCGCGAGCGTATTCTAATAGACGGATAAATAAAGGTACGTCTAGTGTTATTTTGTCTGATGGGTTAAATTGTTCCATATTTTACATTATATCGTTATAGTTCAATATTAAATTATTGGCTTTAGATCCTGCTTTATCCATTCTTCCTTTAGGTGATATTCTTATTATAATACCTCTACCTGTTAATCCACTTGTTTGAGTTGCTTTTGAAGCATTACGTTCAAATTCTACTATAGGATAATCTTCAGGACTTAAATCTTCAATTGATGTAATAATTTTAGTAGCAGTTACATTTATAGTATTTCCAGCCAGTGCAAAATCAGATTCAGTAAAGGTTCGCTGTACAACAATAGCATTATCAGCTCCAAAAATAATTTTATTTATATTTTCTGCTTGAGTTAGTTGAGGTACATCTGTTACAAATATTCTACCATAAGGTGAACTTGTTCTAGGATTGTACATCTGAAGTACTCTAGGGTTTTCAGGGTCTGTTTTTAATTGAAGATTTGGTATTTCATCTTTACTAGCTTTAGTAAGTACGGCTGTATAAAGATCTTTAAGATCTCCCATAGCACTAGCCCAACGGAAGGGACCATCTTCTTTTAAAGAAATTGGATATGTTTCATTTCCTGCTATTAATAAAGCATCTGCTTTCCATCCTTTTTTCTCACCTTCTTTACCAACATGTTTAGCTTCAGTTATATTATCGTATTTTAAAGTTTTACCACCACCGTTGATAATAACAGTAACAGAACCATCACTTTCTTGAATAAGATTATTTATTACATCTACAAAAAACCTTTCATTACCTACTCCAGCACCACCTATTTTAGAAGACGTCTCAGATTTAACTATAATTTCTATACCTTCTGGTGAAATAAATCCACCTGCTGATGAACCAGAAATAGTTCTATCTTGTTTATATCCTAAATCTTGTAATTTCTTAAAAACTTCATTTCTAGGTATATCAGATAAAATTATTATTCTTTTAGAGGTCTGTTTTTGAATATTGTCTTTAGTTAAGTTAAATAATTCAATTAACTTATCAGCTTCTTCTTTAGCTGCTCCTGTTAAGGATTCATATGGTTGTCTCACTTCATCTAAATTAAAACCAAGTATTTCATTTAATATAGACAGTTTAATAGGATCGTTTATATCAACAATCCCATCATGGCATCTAAATGACCATTCACGTAATATTTTATCTATAACTGTCATTATGCTGCTGGGGTTTCTTCAGGAGTTTCTTCTTCCGCTGGAGTTTCAGCTGGTAATTCACCTGCTGGTGCAGCTGATGCGGCGCTAAATGCTTCAGCACCTGCATCTGCAACTGGAGCTTCAGCTCCGCCTGCTACTTTTTCATCAATAGCATAGTTCAATTCTAATAAATCAGCTATCGCTTGTTGAGCTCTTTCTAATTCACCTAAATTTTGAACGTTATATTTTTTACCAGATACTTTAATTGTGTATTTACCTTTGCCGTTGTATATAATTCCGAAATCTTGTGCATTAATTAGTTTAGCTGAGAATGTTGTTGGTTTAGGAGCTACAACAATAACGTCTGTGATAAAACGACCAAAAGATGGAGACATTAAATCTTCCATTATTTTCTTTAAGCCGGGAAAACGATATACTAGATACATCGCTTTAGTAGCTTTTTGTTGTCTAGCTTCTTCTTCTTGAAGTGCTTTACGAACAGCTACTTTAATATATTTTTCTAGTATTATTTGTTTATCCATTGTTTATTTCTTGGCCTAATGTAGCTTCTTCTTCAACTAAGTATTGAGCAACACTATTCATATAATCAGATGCTAAAGTTACGTATGCTGAAACCCAACCTGGTAATTGTTGATTTGGTTTGACATTTTTGTAAATAGTTATACTATTTTTTATCATACTTCTTAACTCACCCATAGCCATAGTAGCTTCATGGTCTGGAGTCGGAGGCCAATTTAGATGAGTTTCATCTACATTTTTAGATATTGCTTTACGACGAGTAGCTAAGTATTTATCTGTTTTATCTACTTTACCATCGTTGTTGATGTCATCATCTTCTTTACCTACTGGATCAAGAGCTTCATTTAATATGTCGAGTAATTTGATCATTGTTATTTATATTAATCTCCTGTGTATCTTCCGAATGCTGTATCATATCCACCACCAGGTCCGTATCTGTCATCAAAAGCTCTTTGTTGAGCTGCTCTTTCTTCTGGTGTCCTTGTATCAGGTTGTGGTTTAGAAGGTTCCATTGGTTTTAATGTAGCCGGGACTCCGTCAATTACAATTTTTTCTGGTTCACCAACGTAATCCATAATTTTTAAAGATTGGCTACCATCAGCAGGAATAAATCTTCCTAACCCAGATACTACCTTTCCTATTTTGATACCATCAACAGTTACCTCTTTACCTGCTTCAACAGCAGCTCTAGCAGCTTTTAAAATAGCATTAACATCAGTACTTGAGAAAGATGCTTCGTCTAATTTTTTAGCTTTTTTTTTTGAATCGTCAGCCTTAGGCTCTTCTTTCTTTTCAGCTTTTTTAGGCTCTGCTTTTTTATCGTCTTTCTTAGCAGGAGCTTTCTTAGCGTCTTTCTTAGGAGCTTTTTCGATTAAACCAACCATTTCTTTGATCTTTTCAGTCTCAGATGAAACTTTAGTTTCAACTTCAGAAATTTGTTTGTCTAACATTTCAGCTAATTTAGCGTGAGCAGTTTTAATTTTTTCTAATTCAGTAACGAATTTTTGCATATGTGCATATTCAGCTACGAATTGTTGTTCACCGCCTTCAGCGATTTGCAATTGACCTAAAGATTCTTTCATGTTCTTTAAGCTAGCTAATTCTTTCTTAAGGTGTACTAGTTTTCCACCGCTTTTTGGTAAGCCACCCTCTTTTTCCATTGCTTCGGCAATTACTTGTTGGATAACGTTACGTACTTCTTTAATATTCATTGTTTGTGTGTTTATATGTATAAATATATTAAAATTTAAATTACCATTTTTTACATGACCAATAATTGGCTTTCCAACGTGGTCCCGGGTTATCACAGTTATGTCTTGCTCTGTATGCTGCGCGACGTTTTGGGTTTTTAGCTTTAATTACCATTCGTTTACCTTTGGCTGATTTACCACCAAATCCGAAGTTAACTTTAACTACTTTGCCCTTATTGTTCTTAACAAATACCTTAAATTTCTTTATGTCGCCCTGCATTATTTTGCCTAATTGCACTTTGCGACCACGGTATTCAGCTTCGGTTAAGCAGTCACATCCTTCAGCTAATACTTGTTTATATTCTTTTATAAAGACAATAAATTCTTTAAGGTCTTGTTCATTTTCAACGTCATATTCGTCTATACTATCATTGTAAGCGTAGCTATTATCATAGTCGCATTTATGGCAAAGGTATGGATTTTCTCCACCATTTGATAATTTCCATTTCCATCCACACTTTTTACACTCTACATTATCGATATCATCTTCACCAATGAAGAATGCTTCTTCAATAGTTTCTTTAATTAATTGTCTTAATTCTGATATTTTCATTAGTTTACTTATTAAGTTTTACTTTTGCTTTTTTAGTATTAGGTACAAATTGCTTATCAGATGCTGCTTTTTTCTTTGATGTAGCAGCGCGTTCAGCTTTAGTTAAACGGTTTGCTTTAGCACGAGGTAAACAACGAGTTGTTTTATTACCTTTTTTCATTGTACCGCAAGGACCAGTTATGTTGCCTGCTGTATCAATACGAACCCAATCTTCTTTTTTAAACCAATCACGAAGTGATTCATCTAAATTAATTAATTTATCTGAGTTTAATATTTTAACTTTTATATTTTTATTAGCTGCTAAACTAGCATATAGTCTAGTTCTTCCACCAACTACATATAGAGTTCCATTTATATCAATTAATACAGGAGGTTCATAATTTCCTGTTGTTACTTGATCATATAAACTACCAATATCATATCCTCTTTGTCTATTACTATCATTTGAATCTCTTTTAGTCATTAAATCTATATATCCTTGTCTTGGATTCTGAGATTTACTGATTTTGATTATATCTGTTATAAGAGATTCTTCACCAGATTTATTATTAAAATTTTTAAGTTTTGTTACTTGAGATGGAGAAATATTAGTTGCAGGTGTTTTTTCAATAATAGGTATTAATTTATTAACAGATTCTTCATCATATTTAAATCCAGCATTTTTTACTATTTTAGATATATTTAGATCTTTTTGACCTACTAATTCCCATGCTTCATCCTCACTTCCTTCTTCCATCAATCCTTTACACACCTTAACAGCACGACCAGAAAGATAAGCTGAAGGTTTTTCACCAGCAGCTCTACGGCGATTATAGTAAGCTCTGCCTTTAGGGCAAAGTTTCTTTTCAGCTATTATATCTTGTAGTATTTCTGTTAACTTTATCATAATAATAAATATTAAATCAGTTTTGGTTTGTATTCAAAATATATAGGTTCAAATTCTTCAGGTTCAAAAATTTCATAATTAAATGCTACAAAATCATTTGCATAATATTTGTTACATATTTCAATAGTTTCAACATCATAATAGCTTTGCCAAACTCCTTGTATTAAATTATTAGTAGCATGGTGAGTATTTTTTTCTAATTCATCTATTATTTTTTTATATTCATTATCTATTTCAATCTTATATTCTTCTGTTAAATCTAAAAAAAAGAATAATTCATGTGCAACTAATTCTTCTAATTTAAATATTTTATAATCTATTGAGTTTTCATAAAATTGTAAAAAGTGGGTTTGATTATATAAATGACTATCATTTCCCTTATATCCATCTTCATATATTTCTTTAACCCACTTTTTAAAAAAAGGATGATGTACAGTATGTTTAAAGTCTTTCCAAAGTTGGATTCTATTTATGTGATAAAATTGTGTTATTAATCTTTTATATGGATTTCTAACTACTGTTATGTGTATTTGAGGTTTGCGTATAAAAAATAATTCATCTGATTCTCTTCCTAAAACAAATTTAAATATTTTTCTTAAGCCAGTAGAACCATTTTTAAGAATATCAACACAAACAAAATCATAATCTGAATAATATATCATAAATTTTATTTATTATAATCCCAATTAGTATCAGATGGACGCCATTTACTATAGTCTTCTGATTTCCAAATTTTAGTGGAATATTTAAAATATGGTTTTTCAGTTATATCATTAGTTCTACTTGGTTGGTACCATTTAGTTCTATTGTTTGGTTGAGCGCATATTTGTCCATTATCTAATTTTGATACATTGTAACACTTATGTTCATTTGGTGTTTCACTCCAACCACAATCTATTTCATTTGGGTCAGAATGTGCTGTATCAATTGTAAATAAATATTCACCTTCCATAACGGATTGGTCTTTCATTGTAGTATACGTTTTAACACCTCTTAACACTCTCTTTTCAATCACTGATATATTATACGATAAACAATCCCAAAGCTGTAGGAAATCTAATGGAAACACTTTATCTGTTGATTTTAGTGGTCTCCAACGAAACGCGTGAATAGGTAATTTATCATACACAGCACCAAAGGTATCAATGTATGTTTCGAATAACAATACACGGTTGGGGATAGATTTTACACTAACCCAATGTCCTTTTTCCCACTCACCATCTCCTAATAGTTTACCTTTTTCGTCTTTTTGAAAATCATACAAAAAACGCTTATCAATATAAACCTCAATTGGTGGTATATTTGCTACTAAATAACTCATTTTTTGTCTCTAATTAGTAATTCACCTAATACCTCTAAACGACCAACTTCACGTTGGAATTCTATTTGAGTCATATTCAATGATATACTTTTTAGTGTTTTTTCAAATTCTTTTATAGCTGCTTCTTTATCAAATTTACCTTCAGTTGCTTTTTTATAATACGGAGCCTTAACTTTAAAATGATGCCATGTTAATAAGGATAATCCACCTTTTTCTTCAGCGGTAGCAGCAATTTTAGCAGCACCTTTACCACGAACAGTAGCAAAATTTTCAAATGTTTCTTTAACCTCAGTTAATATAGATATTAAATTAATCATATGCCTCCAATGCGTTTATCAGTTAGGTATTTAATTTCAGTACGTAATGAAGCCACTTCAGCTACTAAATCTAGTATCTGTTGGCGCATTTCGTCTTTTTCTTGGGATGATTTTTCTAGTAATGCTTCTAATTTAGTAATACGATCTTTGCAGTCATGACGAATAAATTCATCATCGCGTTCTTTGCGTATTGCACGCTTTTCGTAATATCTAAAGGCTGATGTACCACTCAAAACTGTAATTGCTGTGATAAGTACCGACCAAACGTTGTCCATTAAAAGAAATTTATAGTGAATTATACCTATAAATATTACGTATCAAGTTGATCCTTGATTTCTTGTATGTGTTCCTGTATCTCCTTGGTGATTTTTTCTTTGTCTATACCTTTACCTGTCCATTTTTCAACGTCTCCCGCTTCTGTTACAAAACTTTCATTGTTTTCATATAATGCTAATTCTAATAATGCATCTTCTAGATCCTTAACGTATGTTCGTGCACCGCGGTGAATAATGTTTTTAGCATATTCTTCAAATTTACCTAAACGCTTTAATTCAGATTCCATTTCAATAACACAATCAAAACACATTTTGTGTATAGGCCACATTTTCTTATTCAACATAGTAGGCTTCATAGCCTTGCTACATTTAGGACAAGCTAAAGGTAAATTGATAACTTTTTTAATTTCATCAAAACGAGTCACAGTTTGTTTAATACCATTTTTAAGAGTCCAGTTTTTACCACCTTCTTCCCAAACATCACCTTCTTTACGTTCTGCTTGAGCTTTACTATATCCAATTTGAGTAGTGGTTTTAGCGTTATAATCTTTAGTGATAATGTTACGCATACGTTGAACGTCGCGTTGATTAAACTCGCGTTGTAGTTTTGATTCTTCCATTATAACCCTAATTTTTTAAGTTCCTTTATTGTGTTGGCTGCTGAGGTGTGTAAGATACCAATACCACCTTTAGCATTCCATTCATTAATTGTGTTTGGTAAATCGTCAATTAATATTCTATTTTTATCTGAGAATAATTGCTTATTAGCTCTACCATAGAAATATGCTTTCTTATACCCGCCTTGTAAGTTCATTGTTAACCAAGCTTCCTTACCTACTTTAGATGATGGGTCCTGAGATGGGGATGATAGAATGTTTGGTTTATATTTCTTAATATAATTCCATAATTCTTTTCCATCAGGCATCCAAGGTAAAGTAGCCCAAAATTCAGCACCAGCATCACTTATTGGTTGCCAAAATGAATTGTCACCCTTAGGAAATTGTTTAGTAGAGGTACCAGTTAAATCGTAGTAACCTTTCTCAAAATCAACAAGGACACCGTCCATGTCACAGTAAATAATATACATAACTATTGATAAATTTCTTCGTGTTGTTTGCCAAAATCTCTTAATAAAACCCCAGCCATAGCGTTTGCTTCGTTTTCAATCTCACTTCCCGTTTTACCGCTTTCGTAATTAATACGTCCGTCTTCGTCTTGCTTACGGTGTACTAATTCGTGTGCTAGTGTTCTCAATATGTCAGCCATATTTCTATTAGCGCAGTAAACCCATATTTTATTATCATTTGGACTAAAATAACCAAAACTCCTCATTTCCTTCGCTTTATTTGTATCGTATGATAGCGATAAGTTACGGGGAGGACTTTGAATTCCCAAGTTTTTTATAGCATACTTTACAAATTCACCAATAGTCGCTGTTTCGCTTTCGTTTAGCTTACCTTCTTTTAATGGGAATGGTTTAGGTCCTTCTAGATCTAATACAGCCATTAATACTTTAGGATCTTCACCGTGTATTAAATGACTACCGTATACTAAATAATATTTGTCTTTATCGTAATTCAATATCATTGCTGGACCAGCACCTTTATCTTCATCACGATGATCTTTATTTTCTAATTTAGATTTAATGTCATCTGTTAATATAACCATATTACCTGTAGTAAAAGCATATCTTATATCTGGGATAGGAAAATTAAAATCCTGTGCTGCTTGCTCTATTTCTGTTTCTTTACTTAAAACATAATTAGCAAATGTATCGTCTTGATTTATAGATTTATATTCTGCTACTGGAGCTGGTTCAGCTGCAGGAGCAGCTGCTGGTTCTTCAACAGGTGGTTCTTCTTTTTTAGCTTTACTTAAAGCCATTAAGAAATCAGCTATATCAACACCATCTGGAAGGAATTGTTTGATTGCATCTTCGTTATTAGCGGCTAATGCTGCTCTTAATCCTGTTGCATTTTGGCCTTCAAACGTACCAGCATCAAATACTTTTGCATTTGGGTTTTTACCCATTTGTCTAAATCTATCAGCATCGTTTTTACCAAATGCTACTACAAAGTTAGTATCAGGATTATTTTTAATTACATCATATGTTTCTCTAACTGGATTTTCTGCTGCAACTCTTATTTCAACAGAACCATCTAGTAATGTTTTATATAGTTCCCACACAGCAACACTTTCGTCTGCAGTAATACCTTCACGTGTTTTAGGTGATATTAATACAACTACTTGATCAGCATTTTCTAATAATTTTTTAACTACAGCAAAGTGACCTTTGTGTGGTGGTTTGAAAGCACCAGGAAACAAAGCAATTGTTGTTTGTTCTGCTTCTAACAGTTGTTGTACTAAGTATTGTCCTAAGTTCATTATTTATATTTTATACGTTGAACCATTTTTTACTGTCTTTTGATTCTACAAAACCCTTTTCAATATTATCGTCTTTAGAAATATAATTTTTAAATCCATCTTTATTTGTAAAAACAGAATAATCACCTAATTCCTTTTTTAAATAATTTAACATTTCTTGTTCATTATTAAATTGTATTAATTCTCCTTTTTTTCCTCTAACCATAGGTATTAAAGCTGGTGATTCTTTCCATTGCATTATCTTTCTAAAAGATTGTATCGCTTCAGGATTTAATACATTTAATTCAGTGCCATTAGTAAAAGCATCTATTCCTTCTTGTCTAAATCTCTTAAAAGCTTCTGGTCCTATAGCATGTAAGTCGCTTTTTCTTTCTACTTTAGCATCGAGTTTTAGTTTCATTTCGTACATAAACCCTTGTTTTGCATTTGTATTATAAAACCCTGTATAACTCATAGGGCAGAATGAATCTATACAAGTTTTATCTTTGCCAAAATAAATACCAACCCCATCTTGAGATCCAGTACGACCACTATCTGCAGCTTTTTGAGCCATGAACTCTTTACCCTTATTTTGTCTATATAAAGGATCTAAATTAGCTTGATTAATATCGGCCATAGAGCCATGATACCAAATACCACCAGCCTCTCCAGCAATTTCTTTCAATATGTCTATTAACTTGATCATTTTTATTTGCTAAAAATTATTAGATGTATAAATTTTTTTACCTGAATTTTCTTTTTCGAATTGTTGCTTCAGTTTATTTTTATCTGCATATGATGGGTTAATAATCATTATTTGATCATAATCCAATCCACCTGTACCACCCGATGACACCCATACTAAGTCATTGTCTTTCATTAAGTTAGTATAAACTGATTTTTTAACTGCTGGGGTTGATGATTTATCACTTTGAATATACCCTACACTAGGTTCTAAAAGTAATGCTTTATATACTTTATACCCAAACCTATCTACTGTTAAATCAGGAAGTGGAGTACCTGTTGAGCCAGGAAGCAAATTTCCTGTTTTGTCGTCTTTATAACTACCACCTGGCATTTTTCCATGGTACCAATGTACCTGTTGTTTTATTGGTGTTAATATTAAATAATTCATGTTTTTCCAAACATCCCATTGACTTGTATCTTCTTTCCAACTAAATTCTGAGTATGTTTTTCCTCCAGGACCTTCATAACTAAATGCAGTAGCAGAACCTGCTTTACCCATTGGTGTTTTAGCCATTTTTTTAATAACATCAGTATTTCCAATATTAATGTCAAATGATTTAGCACCTGACTCTGATGTACCTCTTTGGACACCTTTTGCAGGCATCACTGCTACATCTCCATACTTAGCTTCTAATATAGATTCTTTTAATATGTCTATTAATTTTATCATTTAATAAAATTATTTATTTTAGATTTAGCATCATCCATAGATGTAAATTCTGGAATTGATTGTGTTAGTTGTTGTAGGTTAGCGTTTAAGTCTGCTATTTCTTTATCACGCTTAGCTTTCTCGTCTGGTGTGTAGACTTTACCACTACCTTTAACTGTTTTAAAGAATTTCTCTCTAGCGTAAGCAGGATCATATTCTAATTTACCATTTGGATCATTATTAATTAAAACAAAATTATTACCAAATGCTTGTCTGTATGTATCAATATTTTGATTTACACCAACCCATGTTCTTAAAACAATAGATGGTTGCAATGCACGATCGCGACTAGCATTACGTTCTAATGATGTGTAAGGTGAAACCCAAATCATGATCATCATTGTATCGTATCCTAATGCTTCTAATTCTTGTTTTTTCTTTAATAAAGGCTTGCTAGCTGCACCTGTACCATCAACAATAATGTCTTGTTTTTCTCCAGTTAATTGTGCGTATTTTTCTTTAGTTGCTTTTTGAGCTTGACCCATTAATTTAGCTGCTTGCGACAATTGATCCTGCGTGAAATCTGCGATTTTAGTGCCTAAACCTGCTGCTTTCAATAATTCTTCGTAAGTATCATCGACATTAACTACCGTTAGTTTATTCGGTATTATTTGAGCAGATGTAAACGTTTTACCAGAGCCAGCGGGACCAGCCAGGAATATAGCTTTTGGTTTGTTTTGTATTTCCTTAATTAAATCTAGTAACTTGATCATAGTTACCAATAAATATTAGTGATTATATAAACATATATCACCATCTTTGCCAACCAAAATAGCACTCATATTTTCAATCCAATCACCACTATTTAAATAACGTTTTCCATCAATTATTCTATCCTCGGGTTGGTGGATATGTCCACATATGACACCATTACATCCTTTTTTATAGGCCATAGATAATGCTGTTGTTTCAAAATCATTGATATAGTTGGTAGCTGCTTTAACACCACCTTTAATTTTCTGAGAGATTGATTGGTATGGTAGCTTTCTTAATTTACGATAGTGATTATACCATCTATTAAGTGTTAGTGCAAAGTCATATCCAATAGCTCCTATTTTAGATAACCATTTATATTTGGTTATAAAAACATCCACAACATCTCCGTGAAAAATGTAATAATTTTCATTCCTATAAACATCATTTTCCACCCAACATTGTATAGTAAGTCTATAATCTTCTTTAATTTCAATTCTACCCAGGTGCGTACCGATAAAATCTTGTATAAATTCGTCATGATTTCCTCTTATCCAGATTATTTGTGTTTTGTTAGATAATTGTAACAATTTAGAAATAACCTTTGTATGTTGTTTTTTCCATTTGGCTCCTCTATTAATAGCCCATCCATCTATAATATCACCATTTAATATTAGGAGATCAGTAGGATGTTCTTCTAAAAATTCAATAAATTCTTCTGCTTTGGAGTCTTTAGTACCTAAATGTAAATCTGATACTACAATTGCTTGATATCTCATTTTTTGAATAATTTTTTCCAAATTTGATTACGGGGATTTCCCAATTGCATTCCAATATATTTTCCTAAAACAGAACCTAATATGTAAAATATTATAATAGTAAATCTACCTTTTAATAAATCATCAATTGCATAATATGTGGATGCTAATGCAACTAAATTTATCCAAACTGAATTTAACAATAAAGCTCCTATTTTGTTTTGGTATGTATATTTTATTTCCAATACTTTGAAGATATTATACAATGTTTGAGCCAATAGTACAATTATTTCTTTATACATTAGTTCCAATAGTTATGGTGATGTTTAAAGAATTCTGGATTATTTCGATTAATATAGCTTTTAATCATAATCCAAAACATATAACCAATACCTTTCTTTTTGAAACGTCTTGCTGATGTAAATATACTTTTTGTTTTATATATTTGAAAACGATGTGGTTTTACTTTAGATGACAATGAATAATCTTCTGCAAATAATTCATCTGCTTTATATCCTCCTAATTTCCAATATTTTTGAGTATTCCAATATTGAAAACCACCTACGGCAAATGGTGTACCTAATTTTATACTTAAGTTTTGAAATATATCGAATACACGAAATACCCAATTCCATCCTTTTTCAGTTTGAAAAGGTACTGTTAATAAATCTAACTTAAAATTTAGTATATTATATAATAATTTATCATGTAGTAACATTATATCAGCATCTAAAAATAATATATAAGGGGTATCAACTAATTTCGAACCTTTAAGGCGTGCTTTAGCTGGATACCCCCCTTTAATAATTTCTATATTAAGAAAATATTTAAAATCTATTTTAGCTTTATATAACCAATGTAATGATTCTTTATCGTCAGAACTATCAGCAATGATAACTCTAGTTTTTCCTATTCCTTTTTGTTTACAAATGAATCCTAAACAATCATATATGTTTATGCCTTCGTTTTTGCAAGGAATGACTATAGTAAATTGGTTATTTTTCACACAAATAAATATCCTTAAGATATTTTAACAGACGTTGGTAATAATTCAGTCATTGGTTTGAAATCAGGATTTTCTAAAGTATATATTTCGTATATATTTTTAAACATTTTAAAATTCTTTTCAATGTCGTTTACGAACTTTAATTCCCATCCTTTACCCTGTATCTTTCCGTTCTTTCCCTCTCCACGAGTACTTGCTTTAACCCATAAAATACCTGTATGAGTTACTTTCTCATCATGTGTTTCATTCCATGCTTGAGCGTAAGCAGCTAGTTGTAAATCATAAGACGTATGTAAACTGTTCGATGTCTTGAGATCTAGCAACCATATATTATCAAACAATCTAACAACTAAATCCGCAGTACCTGCGTATTTGTGCTCGTCTGAAAATAAATGGTATTCAGTTGCAATCAATTCTGGTTTGTGTGTGTTCCAGAAATCGGCAAAACGTAAAATCATTCTCCAAACATCTAAATTATATTTAGCATTTCCGTACTCATCAATCCAAGTAATTTCTTGTCCGTTTAAAAAAGCATCTACAGCATGGTGTACTTGAGTACCTTCACCAGCTGCTTTATTAGCAATAATTTCGCTATTATGTCCTACATCTTTTAACCAAGAATGGAAAAATTGATTTTTAGGAAAATAATTTAAAACAGATGTTACGGATGGGTAATAGTTACCTTCACGTCTGTAGAATCTAGAATCTAATACATTTACTTGTTTATCCCCTTCAGCATATTCAACGATACGCTTGATTTTAGGATCTTTTATAATGTTTGAATTTTTGTCAATCATATTAATTGTAGTTTTTTTTCAAGCAAACTCTGAAATGTCAGTGGTTGTGTTTGCTCAATTGTGTTTAAAAATGCTTCAAAACCAATTTCATTAGCGTCTTTACCTTCTAATTCTACCATGTATACTTCTTTACCATATGACATAAGTTTTTCTGCTTGTTTTAAAGCATCTCGTCTTGCGTCTTGGTCTAAAGCAATATAAATTCTATTAACAGAAGACATAACTAACTTTTGCATTAGTTTATCGTGCAATACCTTACCAAACAAAGGAATGACGTTTCGTTTGATAGTTAGAGCATCAAAAATACCTTCAACAAGTATAATTGGTGCATCCCAGTTTATAAATAACTCCCATCCTATAATTTCTTTAGAGGCAACAGGAGGATTTTTATATTTTTGACTAGCTTCGTCTTTGTAATCTCTAGCTATAAAATAATTAAGCTTTCCTAATTCATCAAACGATGGTATAATCACTCTACCGCCGTATTTTCCGTCCTTACAAAAGCCTATATTGTATTTTGTAATATCGTCTATGGTAATACCTCTTCTTCTTAAAAATTTAAGAGCGTGTTTTAATTCAATTTGAGCAACTCTATCAGTTACAAATTTTTCCTGATTATCAAACGCAATAAATTCTTTAGGTAGTTCAAGAGCACCTTTTTCAGTTTGCTGGTATGCTTTATTTGGTACTACTAATATGTTTAATTCTGCTATTTTAGCAGTTGGTGCTTTGATTTTCTTAAATAATGATAATAATGTTTTACCTTTAGCTCCACACACCCAACAATGCCAGAAATTTTCTTTCTTTTCTGTTGTGCGCATACTAATTTCCATCTTGTTTTTATGATGGGTACAAAATGGACATTTAAAAGCATAGTTACCTTTGCTTGTAGATTGTCCCTTGCCTAGCACCGATTCAGTTAGAAATAGCAAAGCTGTATTATCCATAACCTCAAATATACGACTCTATCTTGCCTATAACAAGTCTTTTCGATAGAATTTACCTAATATATTATCATTCATATAAATGTCGTTTTCCAACACGTTATAATCAAATAGGAATTTTGTTTCGTAGTATGTTAGTTCTTTTTTTGTTTTGCATAAACGCAATACTATACGAACCATTTCGTCTTTAGGTAATGACTTCACTTCAGTGTTAGAACCATAATATGTTTTCCAATCACTTTCCTTAATTACTGTCTTTTTAGTGGGGCGTTTACCTCTAGTAACAGGAATTTCAGCTAGTTCTTTCTTACCCAATTTTTTAGTTGTGGTATGTTGAAATGCTTTTTTACCAATATAGCTACGACCTGTTAAATTATGACATGTCATATAGACATAACCACAATAGTCATCAATATTGAAATCAGGATTGTTAATTAAATCCTCAACATATAGAGGATCAGATGTTTGTAACATAACTAAAATTTATTTTATGCGTCATACTTGACTACAAACGTCATGTCTGTATCAGGTGACATCATAATTGGTTTACCTAATTTAGCAACAGCTAATAATTGATTATCATCATCGTATAATCCTAATGTTGTAGCGTAAGTATAGAAAGTAGAAGCAGTAGCAAAATTCTTTAAGGATCCACTTTCATAACTACCTGACACTAATGTTGGGTTGTATGATAAATTGTAATCACTTTCCTTTACCAAACAACGAATTTCGTTTTCGTAGATAGTATGTTCATTTTTAAATGATGTTGTGAATGATCCTGTGTGTACTACTGCTGGCATGGGTATAAATATTTGTCTAAATTATCTTTCCATAAAAATTTAGTTACTGGTTCATTATAATTATTTTGATAGAAGTATGGTCCGTTTTTAGGGGTAAGATAAATATATTCTTTACTATGCATGGTTATGACAATATCACAAAATTCACCAGTTTGTAAAGAATCTTGTAAAAATTTTAATAATAATTGTGCTGATTTTAGGTTGGGGATAAGAGAAGGAGTTAGGCCTAACATATAATAGACTCTATAAAAATCATCATTATGTTGTGTTATGTACATATCGGGTTTAATTCCGCCACAATTGTATAAACTCCCTCCTAAAAATATAATATCTGTATCGTTTGGTATATTAATATCTTTTGGAAAGTCATTAATAGGTTTAATATCATCATCCATTACAATAAATGGAAAAATATTATTAGTAATAGCTTGTTCTAATAATTTTATATGACCTACTGTTATTCTATCTTGTCTTAAAGGTAGATCTATATTATTTGGTATTCTATCGTAATTTACACCCCAATCATTTAACATATTATCCATTTCTATCCTTCTATCAGTATAACCTTCATAGTTAAGGTAGTAAAAATAAATATCTTTAAAATTTATAACCATACAATTGTATTGTTTTGTATATTAAATAATGTATCTTTATTTTCTAATAAAGTTTTTTTATGATGATCTATATTTAAAGATGTATCTCTAGTTTCTCCTAACCCTCCTTTATCACTAATGTCAAACATAAAATTTTCACAAGGGACTGTATATGGTGGATTAAAATGAAAATAAGTGTTAATATAACTTTCATCATTTACTCCAGGTTCATATGGTATTTTTTTATCTTCTAATTGCCATTCTCTTAATGTTTTACAAAATTCAATCACACGATCTTTTTTACCTCCAAAAAAAGCACCATAATGGTAAGTATAAGGTAATTGGCTATCTTCAGGTACGTAAGCTTTAGACTGTAGGAATCTATCAAAACCTTTACCATTAGATAAAAATGATCTATTTCCAAAATGTTCACCACCTACTAAATCACCTAGAAACCAATCTTCAGTAAAATCTTTACTTATGTTTGTATCAGCGTCAAAATAATATAGATAATCACTGTCACTATTTTCTAATATAATAACATTTTTAAATTTAGAATTTGTACCTTCAACCCAATTAGAATGAGATTCAGGATAAAATCTTACATCAATTTCTTCTTGAAGATATGGATTTGGATTGGTATCTGAGTAGAAATGAAAAGTAATGTGTTTATCACCTTTATAATGGTGCATAAATTTTTTAATAAATCTAATTCCTAAAACAAAATAAGCATTAGTTGCTAGTATAACAATTCCTATATTAGACATGATTTTTTAGCTGTTTCTTGGATTTCTAAAACGTAATTATAACAATTTTTTTCTTTATTAAATTTTTCTATATCTAAATCATAAGGCAATGTATTCATATATAATGCTTTATAAAAAGTTCCTTGACTTTCACAAGTTGCACCTGCATTATGATATATAGTAGTTTCACTCCATCTACTGATAGAATCAGTAGCCCAACTAAAATCCATTTCAGGTACTACTTTAGTTTCATTTCCTTCTAACCAACCATTCCAAAGCACAGCCCACATATCAGCACACCATATTTGTAATTCATGATAGTTAGGATCAGCTGTTTTTTTAATATTATTTAATTCAGTAATTTCTTTAAATAGTTTTTCACTATCATGTTCAACAGATTCCCAGAATGTCCAATCAATATTTTTCATTATATATTGAGCACCACCTGAATTTGAATTCATTAAACGTGGTATAATTGGATGCATTTCAGTAATTTCACACATTTTATCATATACATCTTGTCCTTTAGATATGATGTAATCATAATTAATATATGAATTTGTGTTGCTTAAATACCAAATATCATCGCTTAAAAACGCATTAAAATCGGGTGGTTTAGAAAATACAATATCACAATCATGATAGAAGATCGCCTCAGATTCCAGTTCAGGATGCGCTTTAAAATGCTGCTTTAATATGTTGGGGCGCACAGATGAAATATAGTATATGGGTTGTTGTCTTGTATCTTCATAAAAGAAGAAACGAACCGAACTATAATGTGAAGCTAATTTATTCCATACTTCTATATTTTCTGGTTCTGATGTTTTATCATTAGGATTCCAAGCAACAAGAATATCTATGTTATTTGGGTTGATTCCATGTTTAATGAAATTATTAATCATTACTTCAACCTGCCATGCATAGTATAATATGCGAGGTTGAACGCAAATATAACGTAAATTTTTCATAACCTAATATAATTATCTTAATTTATAACTCCAAATTCTTTATTAAAGAGGAGTACACATATCAACATTAGTTACTTTATAATTCTTTCCTGTTATTGGTGATGTAATAATAGTATTATTACTAGATACAAAAATTGATGTTGTATCTGACCAAACTATTGTTACTGAATCTATTTTAGTAGATTGTAGTGTACCTATTGCTGTTATATCTGCACTTGCACCAAATGTAGTACCAGAAGCAATTGTAGCTATTTGCGTTGTGTTTAAATTATTTGGTATTGTTTCTCCTGTACTACAATTAGCAGAATCATAGGTATGGCTTTCTGACTTAATAACTTGGAACTCAATGGTTTCAGTTAATGTTGCTAACGCATTTGCTTCTAACCTTATATTAGCACCATTGGCCGCGTAAGTTATTATCAATTGTGTTGGCGCCTCAGTTGTTGTAGTTGTAGTTGTACTAGTAGTTGTGGTTGGTGGTGCCGTAGTAGTTGTTGTAGTAGTACTAGTAGTTGTAGTGGTTGTTGGTGGCTCCGTTGTTGTTGTAGTTGTTGTTGTTGTTGTAGTTGTTGTTGGTGCTAGTGTTGTGGTGGTTGTAGTTGTACTAGTTGTTGGTGCTAGTGTTGTGGTGGTTGTAGTTGTACTAGTTGTGGGTTGTACTAATGTTATACTTACATTTACTGCTATTTTACCTTTATTACTTGGAATGTTACCACAACTATAACTAGATTCTACAGTATAGTAAATTACATATGTTCCAACAACTGATGAATTTAAGGTAACAGTTCCATTACCATTATTAGTCCAAAATGCTAAATCAGCTGCACTGCCAGATAAAGTTAAAGTACTAGGTACTAATGTTCCTCCTCTAGGATCGTCATTATTTAATGGAAAGATAGTTTTAGGAGAATCAGTATCTAGAAAATAAGCAATATCATTTTTAGCTAAAGGTGGTAATGGAAACATTAATTGATAATCTGGATCTGTTATGATACCTAACCCGTGAGCATAAAACATATTTCCAATATGCTTTTTTGTGGATTTTGTATCATATAAATTACCAAAACCATCATCAGTTACATAGTAAGCAGATGAAGATAAAATAAAGTGATTTGGTAATACTTTATTACCATAAATGTCTTGATTAACAGCTAATACACGAATTCCTTCCATAGAGCCTGTAGGAAAGGAAGTAATTAAATTCTTACTGTCGTTGTATATGAAATAAGATGAAGTTGGTCTTTGTTGAGATGCAGATTCGTAGTTGTTAAGTGAAAGCATTAACGAACTAGTATCTAGGGAGGTAGTATATTCTTGATAAAATAACTGATTAATTTGAGAGTAAACTAATCTTTCATATTGATTTTCAGTAACAGGATCATCGTCTAAAGAAAAACTACCAGTAACATTTGTGCCTTTATAAATAGTTAAATGATCAGATGATGTAGGATAAGGGCAGTAGTCTAACAACCATTGCTTGTTAGCATTGTAAGGTACTACTGTAACGTCTGATTTGCTTAACTTTTTGAATGAAGACATGCATTAATAGTCTAGTTTGATTCTAATTAGAGCTTCTTTAGTAAAGTCCTTAGTTAATGGTTTACTTAACTTAGCTACTGCTAATAACTCATTATTATCATTATACATACCTACTGTAGTAACGTATGTTTGAGGATTATTAATTAAAGTTGTATATAATAAGTTACCATTTTCATCTATAATAGATGGGTTTGAAGTATAGTTAAATTCACTATTTTTTACTCTTGTAAAGAAATAACGTGAAGATACTGTTTCTGATGATTTTAATTGAAAGCTACCTGTTGCAGATCCAGTAACAATAGAATTAAATAATTTTAAATGATTGTTTTGTACTGATGAAGTAGCAGATGTTAACGGGGCAAATACACTAGTTAAAGATACTGTTGATGAAGCTGTTGCGTTTAATATAACTAAATCAAGATCAGGAAACATCATTCCATAGTATGAAGATGAAGCAGCGGCAGTATATGCATTACCATTACTTCCACTAATAATATAGAATACTTTATTTTCACCAATAAAGCGAGTTAAACTTGTAGTTCCACTATCATCAGTTAATGAAATAACACTACTACCGCTTTTTAAAGTTAAATTAAATGAACCAGGTAATAAAGATTCTTTATAACGAGAACGAGCAACATTAACTACAAATATATCTTTTGCTGTTGTTGTACCATTATCAAAGCTAAAGTTTTGGGTTTCAGTTCCAAAAACTAAATTTCTATATTCACCATATACTACACGAGATGGAGTATAACCCCCATTTGGTATACCTGAATTTATTAAATTAGATCCAGATCCATTTAAATTACCATATTGGATTGAAAATTGTACTGAAGAACCAGATGTTGTAGGGTCTTGGTTATATACGTCTAAATAATATTCAGTGTATCCGCTTTGAGTAAAAAAAGTAGATAAACTATTAGCATCTCCACTCCATAAACCACGTACTACGGTTTCTGAGCTGATTACTGAATCTTCGGTGTTATATCTTGAGAATGACATATGTTAAATTAGATTGTTGATACTTTTTGAATATTAAGAGGAATAGTAACTCTTGCACCACTATCTCTACCAATTACAGTAATTGTAGTTGATAATGATGTTAAAGTAGAACCAAATAATGTATTAATTGTTGTACCTGTTAATGTGAATGAAGTACCAATTTGAGTTACTGATAATACAGTTCCTGTAGTTGTGTTTAATCCTGCAGGAGGAGTTGCTGAAGTAATACCTGTACCTGTAAATGAAGATACTAAACGAGAGTCAGCAATTGTAGCTGTGTAACCATTTGCTTCAAATGTACTTGTAGAACCTAAATAATTTAAGGTTTGTGGAGTAATTGTTAATGAAGCACCCTGGCGTAATATAATTGTATTATATCCAAGGTTAATAACTGGTAATTTAGATGTACCACGAGGTAAAGTTACTAATTTGTAACGCATAATTTGTGATTCATTAGGGAAAGCTTCTAATACAGGAGTTTTTTCAATCGCTTCACCATAGAACGCAGACCCTGACGGGTGATTAGGATTATATAAAGTATAATCAATCTCATCATCAGCTAATGCGAATTGAGTAATTTGAAATGAACCATCGTTACGAGCCAATAATTCGCGGCCCTTCGTGGTTAATATTGCATCTACAGTTACTGTTGTAGGATTTAAAATTGCCATAATTCTTTATGTTGTATATACTAATAAATATGTTAAATTAAAATTTTATTATTAGGAACTATTAAGGGAAAGTTCCACCTTGAATATCGTTAATTATTGGTTGGTCTCCAAGTATTTTTTGCTTTACTTCTTTAGTTATCACATCAATATTATTCAATACGGTTTGACTGATATTTTTAGGTATTAAGAATCCATTTGATGATTTACCTTCACGTTTAATAAAGTTTAATATAACGTTAGTTTCGTCTTTTTGTCTTGATAATAATAAAAATCTTTTATAAGTACCATTATTTAAATTAGTTATTGCTGTTTGAGACAAATCATTATTAAGATGTAATGTTAATTTATTTGTAGATGGGTTTACACTAACTCTATTAATAGTATATTCTAATATACTGTTGTCAGATAAATATAAAATAACTACATCATTTTCTTTAGGGTCAAAGGTATAGTCTACATCTTTATAAAGACCATATAACCCGCTCTGAGAACCAGATGTTGGGTTAGGTGAAAATACATATCCTCTATTGTAAAAACTAGATACCTCAGAAGAAAATGTAATTGATGATGTTGCAGCTGAAGATGTATCTACAAAGGGGCAGTTGACAACTGAATATCCTGTGCTTAGTGCTAATGACCCAATAGATAAATTACCAGTATTAAGAGAAGCAGTATAATTATTAAAATCACTTATACCTAATAGTCTTAATTGGAATGTTAATTTCTGGGTATTTGTAAGAGAAACATAATTAAAATTATTAGTTCCTCTATCAATATTAAAGTTTAGATTTTGAGTAGTACTGCCCGGAATAGTATATGTACCACAAACTGGGTTAGTAGTTGTGTTTACTTCAGGACCTGCAATACCTCCATCATTATCACCACCACTATATCTTGTAACAGGATAAGTTCTAGAACAAGGAACTGATACTGTATCAAAAGGACCTAAATTTATATACGATATTGTTCCATCATTACAAGCTGTATATGTAATAACATAAAAGTTGTCTGAGGTATTTACAACTGTATAATAGTTACAGTCAGCTGTTATATTTCCAAAAAATGCTTGTTGTGATGAACTAGCTTCAAATACTCCATTTTTATACATTTCTAAACTCCAGGTAGCATGACTACCAGAAGCCATAGTAATACTCATATCCATAGAAGCATTTACTTTATATTGTCCTGTTTCTGAGGATGTATATGCTGGTGGGCTATTTAATGCTCCTGGTTTGAAATAGGTAGATGGTGTATCTATTGGATAATTAAATATATTAACAATAGCATTTGTCCCTCCAATACCAGCACTCATTGTTACTGGGTATCCCAATGGTGTACTTCCACTTACAAAATAAGATGAACTTAAATTTTGAGCAGTTGCTAAGTAAGCGGATATGTTTTTTTGGTTTTGAAACGAAATACTATTAGAACCAAGCACACTACAAGAAGGAAAATACAATAGTGGAGAATAAGTATACCCACTATCAAATATTATTTTTTCACCATCAGTAGGTTTTTGATTAGAGTATAATTGGCTATTAAATTGAGAAATACTTCCTGTATCTCCAGCTATAAAGGTATTTTGAACTTCTTCCCAATGTGTATTACGAAGATTAAGTTCAGTTAAATTACCATCAATATCTACTAAATATTTTAATATAGCATTATTACGTCTTGGTAAATATATATTTTCTGTTACCTCAGAAAATAAACCTATTTTACTTACGTTTTTATCTATTGTTGCTGTTTTACCAAATGATATATCTCCATCATTATAATTATTATATTCTAAACTAGATATTTTAATACCATCATATCTTGATAATTGATGTGTTTTTAAAGACTCATATGAATCCTGTAATTCAACTGGTGATAAAATACTTTGTGTTGTTCCAAAAATATATTCAATATTTTGTCTGTTATTTGACGTTAAACTTTTAGAAACATTGTTTAACATCACATTATAATCAGAATGATTAAATATATATAAATCACCTGAACTTAAGCTTGATGTTGGTTGTAGATAAGGATTAATATTTCCACTAGCAAAGTAATTATGAACATTAATTCCACTTCCTGTTAAATTACCATCATAATAAGCTACTTTGTTATTATAATTAATACCCTGATAGAGATCAGTATATTCTGTTTGAATAGAAGGTCCATTAATAGTTCCTTCTTCAACTTCTATTTTAGAGGTAGAAGATGGATTTGCAAAAACCCATTTATTTCTTTCTAAAATTGGAGAACTAATAGTAATACCTGTTGATAAATTAGCTCTTGCAGGAACATAATCTTTCAACATTTTAAATAATGAATTATCAAAAAACTGAATTAAGCGAATAAAACTATTATAATCAGTTGCACCAATAGATCCACTAGCTGAAGAACCAGTATATGGTACTATAGAAGCAGATAATGGAGATAAATAAGTATTTTTTTCAGTAACAAGTGTAGGATAAGAATTAGTATATTGATATCTAGGATCACCAATAAAATTATCTAAACTCCAAGTAGCGCTTGCTGAAGCAGCAATAGAAGCAGAAGTAAATATATCAATCTTATCTTGTGGTGAAAACGATATATCTACATAGTGTAAATCATTTGTTCTAAATTGAGTAGATGATGTAGGTTGTTGTTGTAAACTGATAAATGGAGATAACACACTTCCACTTACTATACTACTAGATATAATTCTAATTTTATCATTATTAAATTCATCTAATAATCCTGATTTGATATCACCACCATATTCTTTTACTTGTAATACACTACCAGTAATACCAAAAGTAGATACTAATGTTTGTAAACCATAAGCTGTACCTTTTGTTTTTAGTAACAAAGGTAAGTTATGATAAATACGTTTATAAGATTCAGCAAGTAAATCTTTACGTGGTAAAGCGTTTAAATAGGAACCAGTAGAGGTGAAATTATTGTCCCAATTAGAACTACCACTAGTACCAATTAAAAAATTAGTATTGTCTGAATTACCGTATTGATTATATAATTTAACTCCTAATGATTGTAATACGTAATATACTAAATCTTTAGAAACGCCTTTTTCTAGGTTGTTATTTGCTAGATTAATATCAGTTACTGCTTGTAAGAAAATCCAAATATTATCAAAATAATGACCAACCATATTAAGAAATGTGATATAAGGGTCATTATCATCATCATCTTTAATAAATGAAGGTAAAGTAAATATTAAATTATTTTGATTATCATCATCATAACTTTCACCGCTACCTGTAAGAGCATTATACCATGTTTGAGCAGATGATGTTGATGCTAAAACGTAAGGAATAGTAGTAGTTGTTTTTGGCCATGTATATGAACTTGATTCAAAATATAAGTATTGTTCATATCCATCAAACTGAGCTATAATGGTATTAATACTAGCTGTTGCTAAATTTGATTCAGCAATCATGCTGGGGAATATAGAAGAAGATACAGCATATTTAGCTATATTTGTTTTATAATCTTCTATTTTTTTTATTTTACCATAAAAATTAATAACCCTCTGTTTAGCAGAACTAAAAAATACAAAATTTGTAAAACCAGTGTAGTCTACATTTATATCAATATTTTGTGATGTAATTAAACTTAATAGTTGTTGATATGAAGATGTAGATACGTTTTGAACGCTATCAATTAAATTAGTATATGTTTGGTATGATGTAGCAATGTTATTTTGATTTGGAATATCAATATTAAAATTAGGACCCCTTAGTTTAGGACCAGGAGCTTGTATTATTAATGTATCTAAATTAATATCAAAAGAGTAAGGATTTGATTTTTCCTGTACTACCCACAATGTACTTTTTTCTTGAATGTCGTCTGGTAGTGGTTGGTATAATTTAAATAATATTTCATAACCACTTTCTACCTTATTTAAAGCAACGTTTACAACTACTGCTTGAATATTATTACTAAAATTTAAAAGATAATCTACAAAGTAAGAAGAATTAGTATACTCGTTTATAAGTTCTAAGGATCCACTTTCAATTTGTACATTAGTTAAAATAGTAGATCCTACCCTTAATTCAGTTCTATCTGCTGATATTTCTTTTAAGAATAACTCAGCATCAGGATTTGAAATTTTATTAGTAAATAGATTATATTGAACTTTAAATTCACCTGATGTGTATCCTAAATTTTGTAAATCCTTAACAGGATCAATTTCAATAATGGGTAATCCTTTGGTTTTTGGATTAACGTATGATGTATTTGGTGATTTAAAATCCCTATAAGTATAGTTTGTATTTAATAAATTCTCACCACCATCATAAACAAAATATTCAATATAATCATTAACTAAACCAAAATCTTTTTGGATTGTTTGAGTAGTAAGTAAATTAGTATCAGCAGTATCATAACGAGGTACCTGCTGTTCATTTAATATATTGCCTATTATTTTAATATTATCTGCCATTATTTCTTAGTCAATTCGTTTATTGTTTGTTGTGATTCAAGTACCTGTTGTCTTAATGATGTAATTTCATTTAATAATGCTTGAATATCATCTTGACTGATGCTAACACCTAAATAATCAGCTTCACGTTGTAAAATATATCTATGAGAATTAGTATCTCCTTCTTTAGGAATTTGATAAAATAAATCTTCATATAATTGAAAGAAATCATCTACTGTAAAAGTATTAGTTTCTTCTACAGTTTGATTTAGTAATTGGCTAAATTGAGTGTTAATTAATCTACCAAAACTATCTTTATTAAATACAGTTTTCTGTACTGGGATTTGAGACATTATCTTACAACTTTAAAAATGTAATCTTTATCGTTTACTATTACCTCCTTAGTTGGAAGAATAGTTTTAATAAGTAATTTATAGTAACGTTCTGGTTCTAGGCCATTCATGTATACATCAAAATAATTACTAACACTATCACAACTAATTTTAGTATATGACGTATCGTAATCTACGACCATTTCTTCAGTATCCAAATCTTTTATTGACCAATATGAAGAAGTAGGTAAAGCATATGTGTTACCATAACTTAATAGGGTTCTAAATGCAGTTGGAGCATATAAACCTCTAACAGCAACTCTGAAGCGTTGAATTGAGTCTTGTTGGTATTCTTCTTTGTTATTATTTATAACTGGTGTAAAATAACTAGATGTAACTACTGTTAATGAACCTGTGCTATATGAAAAATCATTCCATCTAACTTCCAAATATGGAGGATAAATAGTATGAGTATTTGCTGAGAAGTATTTAGTTTCAAATTTAGAAGCAGTCGTAAATTCTAAAGATGATGAATGTTTTAAAATAAAACCATTGTTAGATATTGTATTACCATACCAAGCTGCAACAGTATTAGTTACTTTTATCTCAATGTCTTTTGTTGAAATATTAGTAAATGATTGAGATGAAGCATAGTTAACATTAGTTAACCAAGTACCACCACCCACATTTGACCCAGTATAAGATCCTGTTACACCACCAGGAAAACTACCAGCAGTCCATGCTGTGCTTCCTGATTGATCTGTGTATTTCCAACTAACACCATCTGTTGTTGTAGGGACATTACCTAATCTTCCTGTACCTTGATTCCAATCAGCAGCTAATGGGAAAGAAAATAAAGTGTAATTTAAAGGAATTTCTGAAGCGTTAGCTAAATATCCTTTAAGATAAGTATCATATGTACTACCAGATACTTTATTAAGAATTACATCGTTTATTTGATCAGATGGAAATTTAATTAGGGCACGTGATACTTCACTACCCCCATCAATGGATTGAAAAGTACTAATTTCTAATATTTCATCAATACCCGTGTTTAGTGTTGGGTAAAATGAATATATAGTAGCACTTTTTTCAGGAAAAATTTTATATACCGCCATAATTAGTAATTACTACATATAAATATGGCAGTATATAATTTTGTTATGCTAATAATGCGTGATATTCTTTAAAATGTTTGATTCTATCAGCTAAACCAATAGTACCACCATTAACACGTTTAGTAATTTGTGTAACAACGGCGTCAGTTGCACCACCATCTGCTAATTTATGTAAGCCATTTTTACTAAAGAACCATGCAGCTGATAGTAAAGCGTATTTATCTGCTACGGATGTTGGGTCTTTAGTTAAATCTTCATTAATAGATTTACCAAATGCTGTGTAGTTATCTTTACCGGTTAATTGAATATAACCACGACCGCAGAATTTAGCACCTTCTCCTGATGCTTCAGGACCATTACCCATTCTATTACCATACACTTTATTGGCAATTTTTTCAGGTTGTCTAGCGTAAGCAGTAGCTGATGCTTCAGTTGGAAAATATTTTTTAAATGTACCTGTTAAACCCTTAGCACTATAGTTTAAGTTTTCTTTAGTTAAACGAAAACCACCGGATTCATGACCACATTGGGCTAAAAAGTGTGCTAAACGTAGTGGAGTATTTATTTGGAATTTTTCCATTACTCCTGGGATTTGGATAATTACTTTGTCTGGGATGTGTCCTTTTAATTTGTCTAAATTCATGCTTTATTATTTTTAATTTTTAACTTACTACTACTCTACCTTGTATATCAACGTCAGGGAATCTAATTTCAAATACAGCTGGATCTAATGAAGGATAAACATTTCCGTTTTTGGTAGCACCAGCAATATCATATCCATATTGAGAATAATTTCCTCCTTGTTTATTTATAATTTCTAATTTCACAACAGATTGTACACCTTTAACTTGTAAAAGTTTTGATTGTATATCTGATAAGGTAATTGGTTGGTTTATCTGCCATTTATCTATATTAAAATGATCTTTTAATACTGTTATACAATTAGTTATTACATCTTTATTAGAATATCCACTTAATACAATAATATCAAAATTAAGTCCGATATTAATATAATAAGCATCTTTAATATTAATAGCATCTGTAACCATTCTATACTGATTAAGATATGTTACTAAGTTTTCTTTTAAAGTTAAAGATCCTGTAGTTAATTGTTTATTACTATTATAAGATAAAATATATAAATCTAAAGCTAATGGATTTAATGGATTAGTATGAGCTACTGTTTCTTGTGGATTACTATTTAAATCCTGTGAAATATAAGCTTTGGCTACAGTACCATAATCAGCAGGCATTGACATTGCTCTTACTATATAATCATCTTTAGTTACAGCTCTTAATTGAGTTGAAAAAGAATATAAAGCATTTTGTCTAATTTCATCAACAGTATCACCATTTCTTCCACCCGAAGATGGATTTGGGTTTGATGATACTATACTCTGCAATACAGTAGCATTTAAAGCTCCACCACCCCCTGGGAATGTTACACCTGTTGTATCTATAGTAGTTAAATCATTAGCAGGTACATTTGATGTAATACTACCACCAACTAAATATTTTACTGTTAAGTCACCATTAGGTACTAAACCGTATTCTTGGGTAAAAAAAGTACCAGCTTCATTATAATTGTTTGTTAATAATGAAATACCAGGTACAATACCAGCTTGAATATTAGATGGAGTTGGAATTATTTGAGTATCGGTTTTATTTGAAGATAATCCAGCTCCAAATTCTAATTCTAAAGTATTATCTGATAAAATTCTAGAGACAAAACGTCTAGGAGTGCTTTGTAATTGTAATAAATAAGGTACTTGATCTGTATTATAAGATGGATTAGCTAATGGTTTAAAGATAGATGTTTGGGCTAAATAAGGAACTTCATAATATTGATTGTTATCACTTCCAGTAACATTTAATATTTGTAATATATTAGTATCAGTAATAACTGCAGTAGCAAATTTTTGATTTTGTCCAACATTAATTGTAGTTTCTTTTATTTCTGCTGATATAGCAGGAACTGATTTTTTAAATAAATAATATTCAGAGTTAACAAAACTAATTTCAGTACTACCTGTATCTGTAAAATCTACTTGTTGTGTTGTTAAAAATTTAGTTCCGTTTGTTGTTGAGGTAAGTGATGTATTTGTTGGAACTATAACTCCATAAGTAGTATAATTAGGTGTTGTAATACCACCATTAGTAATAGAAGGAACTAATTGATATATGTCAACAGTAGTATTTGAAGCATAAGATGCTTTAGGGCGATAACCCATTACATATGCTTGTGCATATAAATTTTCTTTTTCTTTAGCGTATAATAAGAAATTTTCTTGTACTTGAGTGTCTAAATAAAATGACATAACATCACCAACGTAAGATGCCATTTCAATGAACAAATTACCTGGTGTAGCTTCTGTAAAGTCATTATATGTGTTAGGAAAATAGGTTTTGGCATATTGTTGTAATTCTGCTTTAAAAGAGCCAAAATCTTTATTTAAGTATGATATATTTTTATCTTCGTTTGTCATTTTTATTGAATTGTTTCAAATTGGATTGTTACTTGACCTGGTGTATTAGATATTCTAATTTTATAGTATACTGTTATACTTATTTGATTATAATCAATATTTGGAATTACTTCTATTAATCCAATTTGTATTTCAGGTATGAATATACTAACAGCATCTACAATAATATTTATAATATTTTGTTGTAAGTCAGTAGTAATATTTTGAAATAATTGTTTTTTTATATCACATCCAAAAGTAGGATTCATTATTCTTTCACCTTTATTAGTAAGTAAAAGATTGATTAAATTAGATTTAATTTGATCTCTAGTAGTAAAAGTACTTGTAAAAGGTCCTTTAAAAGGTAGCGACACCCCAATAGCAATATTTCTACGTAAATCTAACGGATTTACACGTATTGTTTGAGGTAGTGGCATATCAATCTAATTGTCTTAATCCTGATCTATCCATTGATGTCATATTAGCAGCAGCATCAGCTATAAATGCAGCAAATGGATTTACTTTCTCACCAGTAGCTTCATCAACAGCATCAATTACTTTTAATTGTGTTTGGGGTTGTTGAAAACCAAAGGCTTCACCCATTTTACTACGTAATGATGCTTTAACGTCTGGATTACCAGCACCTGTCATTACATCTGCACTGGTAAAGCTCATTGTTTTACCTTCACGCAATGCTTTTTTCTCTTGTTTAGCCACGTGCTCTTCAAGAATGTATGGTAACTCTTCATGAATAGCATCAATTACAGCTTCTTTAATTAATTTTTTAAATACTTTGATGTTCATAATTATAAATATTTTATCCTTGTAAATTTCGTTGATCAATAACTACCTTCAGTTGGTCTACTAGATCGTTAGGGTCTAGTGTAAATGAAAATTCGCTTTTTAATACTTCTACACCGTCACGATTAGTTGCAACTGCGTAGCGGCGTTTATTACCTTTAACAACAAATGCCTGATTTTGTTCTTCTTTAATTTTAAATTTAAATCCTTTATAGGGAGGAAAATTATCAACATTGTTATATATAGATGATGTAAGATCAGTTAATTGTTGACTATTTAATCCATCTAAATTAATATTTTTTAGTTTTAAAATAAGTTCGTTTAATTTACCTACTTCACTCTCTAATGATACAGAAGCAATAGCTAATACTACATTTAATGCAGATATTAATTTATTTGCTTTTTCAATAGCTTTAATAATTCTAGTAATTACATTAACAGGAATACCAATACCGGGAGGTACTGAAGTAGGAATAGGGATAGCAGATAACACAGTTACAATAGCATTAAATATAGCTAAATATGTATTTATCTGGTTTAGTGTAGTTTGAAGACTTTGTAATTTACCAATACTGTTATTAATTAATGTAATAGTATTATTTCTTAAATTAGTAGCAATGCTAGTAGTTTCAGGTGTATTTGCTGTATCAATATAAGCATTTACTTGGTTTACTAATTCTTCTAATCTTGCTCTTTGAGATATAATATTAGAAAGTTGATTTGCAATCTGTAGAGCAATAATTGGAGCTAAAGTTTTAGCTGCGTTTTTTATTACCTTTTTTTGTAATTCTCTTTTTGCTTTAGCATCTCTAGCTTTATTTTCTGCTTGTTTTTTTTGTCTTTGTTCTTTTCTTTTTTTTCTATCTTCTTTTATTTTTTTATAAGGATCTAAATTAATATCAGTTATATCCTTTCTAATTTTTTTCTTTTGAAGATCAAAAGATTCTTGTTGTTTTTTATAAGCTTCATTTTCTGCTAAAACAACTTTATCATATTCTTCTTTAGTAGGAATTTGTCCTTGCTGATATAATGTTTCTAATCTTTTTAACTCATCATTATGATCAATTCCTGCTTGGTATTCTTCTTTAATTACTTGTTCAAGATTAGATGCTAATTCTCCAGCTTTATCTCTAAGTACAGCTACAACCTTTTCTTTAGCTTTATTCTTTAATTGATCACCAAAAGTTTTAATTGCTGTTGATGTAGATATTGTTTTTAAAACATCAGAAGAAACTACAGATCCTACATTTAAATCATTTGCCATTATGCTGTAAAGTTTTGTTGTGATAGTATTCCTTCTAAGTTTTTCTCAATATTATTTATTGAATTACATAAACTATTTGCTGCTGATATAATATCAGTTGCTGGTGTCCCCTCAGGACTGCCAATAGCACTTGCAATATCAGTTCCAAATTGGTGGATAGTATCCATTAAATCAAGTAACAAATCGTGTAATTTACCACCCAATACTATATTTTCAGTTGGTAATTGATTATTTAAAGTACCTAAAAAAATCCTCCCTCCATTAAGATGTACTCTATCACCAGCATTTAAGTTAATAATATTTTTAGTACTTATCTCAACATTTGTTTTAGCAAATATCATTACTTCATCCTTCTTAGAATTTAGAACAATTCTATCACTATTTAAAATAGCTTGAGCATTAAAATATTTTGATGCATCAATTGGATTTGTAAGTGGATTTAATACTCCCGTTCTGTCTGTTTGTAGAGGAAGTTGTTGGGTTGAAGTTAGATAGAGTGAAGAATTATCTTTGTTTATTTGTTCAACATAATAATTTTTTTTAGGATCAAACTTAAGTCCGTTTGTTATTATTGTAATGGGACTATCTTCATTTCCTATACTACTCCATTCATTTTTATCACTAAACAACTTAGTTGTTGAACTAAATCTTATAGATCCACCCTGTCTGCCTTGTATTATATAATCACCTTCAAAAGGAAGTAATGATCTGATATTTGAATTTTCAACAAATGTAATTCCTAAATTAGCGTTGATGTTTGCTGGTTGAGCATTTTGTTGAACACTATTCCATAAATTTATAAGAGTATAGTATGGGAAAGTAGAACCTGGTGATTGTTGAGTATCTGAAGAAGGTAAACTTAAAATATTAACTAATTCATGTAATACAGGATAGTTTGCTATTTGAGATGATATTGGTTTAGCAATACTACAATTATCTAAAAATGTATCATCCATACTTCCAACAACACCAATGGATTCATTATAATTAAGATAAAAGATAGTACCAATAGCATTAAATCCTCCTACTTTTCTAAACATAGCAGCTGTAGGAGTATTTTCAGTCGTAACAACCCCATATACTCTACCAGCAGTTGGGGGAGTAAAAGAACCAAAATTATTGTTTCCAAATCCTTTAAAAGAATTTGCTGATCCAATGGTATATTTCATACTAATTATTTATTGCAATAATAGGTGCTTGTTCTAATAATTTTTTTCCTTGTTCTTGAACTTCTTTTTGTTCAGCTAATAAAGCTTCAATCTCACTCATATCAATTAACTCGTTATTTGAATTATTATTAACAGTAGCCGCACGTTGCGCGATAGCTGCCATTTTAATTAATTGTTCATTGTTCTTTACGTTAACATCAATTAAATCTTTAACAGTAGGCATTAACATTGTTGCAGAACCCGCGTTGGCTGTCGCCATTGGTTTCATAGTATCAATGAAATCACCGATTTGTTTGTCGATATCTTTGTTATTCTTGTGTATTTGTTTGAACAGATCCGATAGAGACGTGCTACCGAATACTGTCACGTCATCAAAATTTGCCATAAATGCGTTTATCAATAAATATGAATAACTAAATCTTTATATGTCCGTGCTCGTAATATTCATTATATAGCTGAACGTATATTAATTTAAGTTTTTTAATTATTTTAGTAATCTGAGGAGTAGATACATCGGTGATTTCGCGTATGTAGATGTATAATGCTTTTTTATTGAATATTTCTAGTGTTTCACGTTTACGAAATAATTCAACAATAGCATCTGCTGTTTGAGCATCTTGTTTTTTAGGGAATAACTTGAATATGTATTTGTCTATATATCTAATATATTGATCCATGAATGTATTACCATCCAACATATTCTCAATGTTCTTATCATTTTCATATAACGACATCTGCTCTTCATCAGATTCATCTACATCAACTTTTTCTTGAAGTTTCTTGTAGTTATTTTCATTATATACAATAAGATAACGTTTGGCTATAGTACCAAAATAAGAGAATGCCTTACCCTTCTCAGGTTTATATAAGTGCAGTTTTTCTAGTAAGAATGTAATTACCTCGTGTTTAAGTTCCTCAATCGTATCCGTATCAGTATAGTAGAATTTAAACGTATGAATAATATTCTCGGCTAATTTGTAAAAGCCATATTCAATACGTTCATTGTAAATACGATTACGCTCAGCTGTATTAATAGTAATAAGATATTCAACAATAGCGTCTTCAGTATCTTGAGTAAAATAAATACGAGGTTCTTTTGGTTTACGCTTACGCGGTTTGCCTCGTTTAGTAAGTGCTAATTTATCGTCGTCAGCAAATATATCGTAATTATCGTTATATGACATAATGATTTCCTAATTTTACTCCCAATATATGGAAGGAAAATGACGTAACCAAACTAGTTTCTAGAATTATTGAAATCGCTTATGATGGTTTGTATTTCCTTTAAGTTATTAAAGAACGTACCCACTTCATCATCGGCCTCAAATGCACCTTGAATATCTAATTCTCTTAATTTAGCATCGGAATTAGCAACTATAATACTAATAGCATCTACATATTGGCGTTGTTCAATTACAGCTTTTTCAAGTGCAGCATTACGTCTAATAAGTAAAATACCACCAACAATGGCTAATTCAATAATATGTACAATTAATAATGTTAACCACATAATTATCTAGCGAATTGGTTTGCGAATTCATCAGGTTCTAAAGAAATCATTTCACGTGTTTTTTCAATTTGTTCTTTTAAGTCTTCAACAGATTCTAAAATAGTATCTTGTTGTACACCTCTGTTTACTTGAAATTGAACCTTAGTTACTAAAGCTTCTAATTGTGTCAATTTATCTAATACGTTGTTTTTGTATCTCATAATATATGTTTATATATAAATATACGTGTTTTCCCGTTCCCCAACTCCTTGCCATTTTTCCCATTTCCCCATTCCCTTTTTCCCAATCCGCGTAGGTGGAAGTTACGAAGGAGATTTTATACTTCCAAAGAAAAAGGGCATCTTTTTCAAGACGCCCAAATTTCTTTATTTTTAATTTGCGAATTACAAATTCTTAGAAGGATCAGCTGCACTGATAGTACCACTTACTTTTTGTAATTTTGCGTATAATTCTGGATTCTTTTGTTTGATTTTGTCTTGTAACTTTAAGATAGCAGCACTGCCTAGGCCTAATCCACCTACACCTGCTAAGATACCTAAGATATCCATTACTGGAGATTCTTCAAGTACTTCGTTTTCTTCTAAGTTTTTAGAAGGATCTGCTTTGCTAATTGCACCGCTGATACCTTGTAATTTCTTAAATAGTTCTGGCTTTTTAGCTTTTAAAATATCTTGTGCTTTCATAATAGCAGCACTACCTAAACCTAAACCAGCAACACCAGCTAAGATAGATAAAATTTCAACCGCAGGAGACTCTTCTAGAACCTCTTCGTTTTCATCTAATTTTTCTTTATCTTCAGATGCTTTCTTCTTTTCAGCTAAAACAGCTTGTAATTCTTGACGAACCATTTCTTTTAATTCGTCTTTAGTCATTTTTTTCTTGTTATTTTCCATTTCTTTTATGGTGTTAATTTTTGGAGATTGTTTTAAAATACCTTTAGCTACTTGTAATTGTTTTGGTTCGTCAATAGTTACTTCAAAATACCCTTTAAGTTTATCATCAACAATTTGAGTACTATCTAACCCAACACCTTGCTTTTCCATACGGTTAAGGAAAGCTGCTTTGTCTTCTAGTCTAATTTTGAATGTAGCCATTGTTTACAATAAATATACCAAACAGTAATAAGCCATCGTTCCCTATTATAGTCTTGTTACTACACTCACCACTCCTTAGATACGTATATACGCACGTTTAGCAGTAAAGAAATGCCATATCGCGTGTAATAGCATAAATCCTATAAATTGTAATGCGCTAATTCCAACGATAGACATACGATAACGATGAAGATAAATTAAGGCCATATGACCTAATAATACTATTAAGATATTAGTTAATTTCATTTGATTTGTGGTTTTAAACTATTTTTTTAATTTAATTTGTCCGAAATAAACTATCGCAATTATCGGGAACATTAACCAACCCATTAATATACCACCGATAAAGTTGAGTAGTAGGTCGGATAGTGTGAGTCGATGATTATTTTCGTGTTCGCGTATACTGACAAACCCAGCGATGAATAATCCACTGAATAACATGTATGAGAGAAATATTGACATAACCTTTTATTTTGTTTACTTAAATATCCGATGGGGACTTTGCCTGAACAACACTACCGCTTAGGATAGAGTTTCGCCACTCGTCGAGTGTTAGTCCGTATTGCGCAGCTTCCGCGGTTTGTTGACGTAACGCTGCTTCAATGAATGCTTCTTTCGTTAGTATCAACGAACTCTCAATGTACTTTTTATTCATAAAATGGTTATTGATGATAGTATATACTTTATCGACATAAAAAATTTGTTTAAAAGGTAGTTTTGCGATTTTCGCAAGTGGTTCCAAAATGGGTTAAATGGAAATGCGGGTATAAATATGGGGGATATGCGTATATACTGTCGGGGCGTAGAGATCGTGTGCGAGTTGAGAATACCCATAGCTTTTTTGTGCGCGACAACGCCCCGTCGATGGACCGCAATTATCATGGGAGCACTCCGTTATCAAACCGCTATCGGATCGCTATCATCTCGATCCTCTAGAATTCTCTTCTTCAGGCATGGTGCCCAACGGGCTATTGCCCGTCGCCCATTCCTATTTCATCCAATATGGCTTGCGCCTCGGCTTTGGTCACCCAACCATCACCATCAACATCGTATATGTTTCCTACATAGTACATGTCATTCATGTTCATTAATTCGTTTACGTTCATACTCTGGTTATTTTAATTTATTAACGTTAGTGATTACTATATCACATACTTCGTTTTTGAGATTTTCATAATCACTAGGTGATAATGTATCTTCAATACCCATTCCCTCTAATAGACTCAGTAAGTCCTGTTGTAGTTGTTCTTTTAATTCGTTTACGTTCATACTCTGGTTATTATAGTTTACCTGTTAATTTTAATTCGTTTATTTCACTATTTACTTCATCCATAGCTAGACGTCCAATCTCATCACCGATTTTATCTATCAGGTTAGTTACTACATCCACATTAACGAAATGTGAATCTTTGTCGTTTAGTAATACATTTAAGCTGTAATACACTTCATTTAACTCTTGTAATGTTAATTCCATACGTTTTAATTTTATCATGACGTGAATATACGTGTTTATTTCTGACCGCCCCACTTCATCATTGCAACTGATATTGTAGGTAAACCTAATATGAACCCGTAGAACGTCCATGCGTTGATGAGTTCAGGACCATCAATCGGACCGTCTGATCCAGCTCCAATTACTATTACTACTACCATTACTACTGCCCATACTATTAATAACGCAGCACCTGTTTTACTTACTAATTGTTTCATGTGTTTATTATTTGTGTAACGTGAATATACGAGTGGGGCTACGCCCCACCCCATTCTATTTACTTGAACCACTCAGGGAACGCTTGCTCTAACTTGGCACGATTGCTACTATCAGCTTTCAAATACGTTTCCATTAACGACTCGGCGAACGAACCTAAATTTCTCAATTCACCACTTAACCATTTTTCATAACCTGTTGTCATATCATTTAATTTTATGACGTGAATATACGAACGTTACTCTGCCGTAGCGCGTTGAGGTACTGTTTCGTTGTTAATCGCTCTAATACGTTTAACAGCATATGTGTATTCACCAATATGTAACTTCAGGCTACTCAATAACTCACGTTTAGCGTCTGCTAATTTGAAGAACGTAGTGTGGTAATTGTCAACGTGTTCTTTATGGCAGTTAATTACCACTATGTTACTGTAGCATCCATCGTGCTCGATGTGGTATGCTTTTACTTTTTTCTGTTTCATATCATTTAATTTTATACCGTAAATATACGAACCGAATTATGCCACAGCACGTTTCGGTGTATATTGAGCTTCCCAATATATGATTATTGATTTCATATACTCGTTAATCGCCTCACAATCGGCTTTAGCTTCATCACTCGCCCA